ATGATTTAAATAAATATTTAATAGAGATAGATTCTTATTCTGATTCTGATAGCAATGTTAATTTATATTTTTCAAAAGCTAAATTTAGCTCAAAAAAGAATGATAATTTTTGTTTAATAGAAATTGACTTCTATCCCCCATCCGATGAAAGATATTTAGAGTCATATGTCGAAGATATATATGGAGGAGATAACTTTGCTGATTATTGCAAAGAATTTTTTGAGATGCTTGAAGAAGAAGGTTATTATGATTAATTGTTGAATTGTAACTATTAATGTTATAATAATTTGGAGGTGAGGTAATGGGAAAAGAAAATAATTTATATACTTTGATAAAGATACCTATCAAGGATTTAATTAACAATGATTTTAATATGAACATTACCAGAGATGAAGAAATTGACAAAGAATACTTAATTAGTCAAGGTGATTCTTTGCTGCTTGACCAAATTGAGCGTATTAGAGGAAGAAAAAGTAAACATATAAATGAAATTATTATTGTTGTTGCCAAGAAAAATCCAAAACAAGAAGAGCATCTGAGATATATTTTGGATGAAGGGTTCACATATAATGGAATACATTATCTTCGTTTTGGGAAAAGCGCATCTCAAGGGAAAAATGGAGAAACAGTATTCGTATGCGATGAAATTTTTGATGAATTATATAAGATTACTCAAATGGATGTTGAAGTTGATGAATGTGTAATATCAAAATATGAAGCTCAAAGATGTTTACCGTTCAGCTCTTGCACCCTTATTCATAATTATATGCCGAATATTGTTATTATTGGAGAATATGAAAAAGTATTAGAGAATCAGCTTATCAAATACGTTGTTGAACGAAGAAGAGAATTTGTAGATAAAAATACTGGTAAAAAGAAAACTTATAATGCTAGAGAAATTGAAGAAGGCTATAAAGATTTAAAAATCTCTCCTTTCGATGGTTGTGGATGTCATGAACATGAGTTTATGAAAAATATTAGCACACAACTAGGACTAGATTATGATGTTGTTGGTGTGCAGGTACGCTTCCCTTTTGTAAAAGGATATTCTGTATATGTACCATTTAGAGAAATATTAAAAGAATGGGGATATGAATATATTACCGATATTTATGGAAATAAGCATCATATAGATGATATTGATTGCATTTGGAACACTTCTATGTTCAAAGGACATAAGATATTTAAAAATAAATATGGTTCAAATGCTTGGATTGAATATATGAATACTATTAATAAATATCAGTTTAAGCTTGGAATTAGTAAATACAGCCATCATATTAAAAACCTAAATAAATACACTCGTATGAATTTCCAATATTTACAATGTTTAGATTTATGGAATCCGAAATATATTGATTGCTTTGAGAATAAAGATATGCTAAATTATGACATTCTTGATGAAAATAATGATGGTAAGATTATTCAATTAGCTAAATATACGACATCATTATTCGAAAGAATTATTAAGGGAGATAAATTTTATACATATAAATTTATGGGCATCAATAATACAGAAGATTACGAGCCTGAAAGTAAATATCTTGAAGCTGCTTTGATTAATGATGTTATGTTGAAAGACCCAGCTGTAAAACAATTTATATACCGCAAACTCAAGAAATCTATTGATGAAGCAAAAGTTGGTAAGATATATTGTCCTGGGTTTTATCATACTGGTGTTGGTGATATGATTGGGTATTTACAATATGCTATTGGATTGGAACCTGTTGGTTGTTTAGGAGAACGAGAATTATATAGTGGGAACTTTGATAGTGGTGATATTATTTCTTTTCGTTCCCCTTTAGTAGATTCTTCTGAAGTTAATAAAGTTAAAATTGTGCATAACGAAATTACTAAAAAATGGTTTGAGCATTTCAAGCAGCAAGATATAGTAATGTTTAATATGTATGATATTTCAGCCCCACAACAAGGCGGAGCTAACCAGAATAAATTGGCTCCCCATACAGTAATGTATGGCTTCTACTTTTGAATTAAAGTAGTTGATATTCTGTGAACCTATAAATGTAGGGTGTGTGATTGGCGTTAGTTTTTATTAGGAAATGAATAATTAACAATCATGCTAACGGGGGAAGCCGCACAACGGTCAATCTCTGTGCCAAGTTTATATGTTATTCCACTTCAAATTTATAAAGAGGTGGTTAAATGAGAAGTAAAGAAATTGATATTAATGGAATTGTATATACCGTTTTTGAAAATGGTGATGTATACAATGGCGTAAGAAAGATAATACAACGACCAAACTATAAAGATGGTTATGCTTGTTTTACTGCTGGTAAAAAGAATCATAGAGTAAATGTAAAAACACATTCTGTTGTTGGGAAATTATTTGTGGACAATCCATATGGGCTACCAGAATTAGACCATTTAGACGGCAATAGGATGAATCCAAGCTTTGATAACTTGGAATGGGTAACGCATCAAGAAAATGTGAGGCGGGCACAAGAAAAAGGAAATTATAGTGGTCGGTATGTTGGGACAATGAATCCAAAAGCAAAACTCAACGAAGATATTGTTAGAGATATAAGAAAAGATTTTGCAAATGGATTAACTCAAAATAAGATTTCTAAAAAATACAATGTTCCGTGGTCTACTGTACACAATATTATAACTTATCAGACATGGAAACACGTGGATTAACATATAAAAAGGTTCATCGACTAAATTGATTGCTAATTTATACGAGAAATACGGTAAATTGGAATCTAAGACCATTAGCGTGAAATTCGTTAATGGGTAGCGCAGAACTCCTTTATGTGGTGACAGCGTAAAGGAAGAAGATATAGTCAGGGGTTAAATAAAATTTAACCTTGGATTTTGATGGAGATATTTTCCTTTTATGTAATGAACCAATAGTAATTGATTCTAAAATTGACAAACATATTATCATTGATATCGAGGATAAGGTAACTGCTAAATCAAAAAAATATACTAAAGAAAATCTTGTAGAATATGAAATCATGACAAGAGATTCGAGAATTGGAGAAATTACAAACTGTGCAACTAGTATAGAAAATAAGTATACGACAAACGAAGAAATAAAAGAACTACATTCTAATTATTCTTCTCTTTTGCGCATATTTCAGGGTTAAATCTTAGCTCCTTTATGCAGAAATGTATATCGAAAATGCAGTGAACCTACAAATGTAGGGTGTACAATCTACGATTAGGAACTGTAGGAAATGACAGACAGAGATTGTGCTAACAGGGAAAATCTAAATTACTTTTGTTTAAAATAAATTGTTTGCTAACTTTAACAAATAAATTTATAAGAAAGGAGGATTTTTATGGAAATTGAATATGATACTAAATATCAACGAGAGCACTATGGGATATATTGTATTGAGTGTATTGAAACTGGAATAAAATATATTGGACAAACATATGAAAATTTTTATAGAAGATGGACATTTCATAAATGGCATTTGAAAAATAATCATCATTCCAACATTTATTTACAAAATGCATGGAATAAATATGGTGTAAATAGTTTTAAATTTTATCCAATAGAAAGTTTTGAGATTTCACAGAAATGTACAATAACTAAAATAAGACTTGATGAGTTGGAAAGAAAATATATCAAGCAATTTGATACATTTGTAAATGGTTTTAATTTAACAACGGGTGGAGAAAATTGCAAGATGCTTCCTTTGTCCGATGAAGCCAAGAAAAAGATTGGAGAAAAAAATAAAATTAATATGCTTGGCAAAAAGCATAGCGAAGAAACTAGAAAACTTATGTCAGAATCTCATAAAGGATATGTAAAGTCTGAAAGTCATAGAAATAATCTAAGTAAAGCATTAACTGGATTAGTGCGTTCAGAAGAACAAAAAGAAAAGTGCAGAAAAGCAAATCAAGGTAGCAAACAAAAAACATCTAAATATACAGAGGAACAGATTGAAAATGTTAAGATTGATATTATGAATGGTGTCAATATAAAAGATATTTCAATCAAATATAATATTTCTTATAATTATATATATTCTGGAATTCTTACTGATAACAGATGGTCTCATGTAAGACCAGATGGTTGGGATGATTTTTTAAAGAACAGAAAACAAAAGTAACATGACAATCCTGTGCCAAGCTTCTTTTAGAAGAAGGTGCAACGACCATTCCTTTTGGAAGTACATTTAAAGTGAAATTCTTTAAGTGGAAGTGCTGCACATCCTTAATGGGATGAAGATATGGTCTACTCCCCTAATAAATATCGGGAAACCGAGGGTGTATAGGAAAGAAATCGACTTTTTAAAAACGGGAACTCGTTGGCAGATGAGTAATGGATTAAGAAAACATTTAAAACGTCTTCCATATTTCTTATTGTACAATTACCCTAAAAAGCTTAAAACTTATAATAATTTAAAAGAAAAAAATAAATTAATTGAAAATAAAGAAGATAAATTAAAATTAAATGCTTATCACTCCCCTTCTCCTATGAATGAATTGTGTGAGTACATTTGTACATGGGAAAGAAAAAATATTTTATGGGATAACAATTTAAAAGATTTAATGGATACCAGGGTTTTGATTATTAATAATGATTTGTATTTAAATGATAAAAAGGTTATAAAAATTGTAAGGCGATATATAAATGATTATGCTAATGAAATTCGTAAACATATGAAAAATCATGACAATAATACGAATGCAAATTACCATTTTATTATGAATGAAATTGTCAAAAGGTTTAAACGCAATTTGTCTAACGAACTCAAACTTGATGAAGAAATAATAGCAAACTATGTAATTAAGGCTTCATATGGTAACTTCTCAATTAGTAAATCATTCGCATGGTCTGGGTATGCAGATTACATTATTAAGAATTTAAAAAATAATTCAAATCCAAAACGGAATATATCTATTGTAGAAGTCCCTTATAAAACAAATGATTCTTATGATTATCTTGGTAAGATTTATGAGTTCAAGGCGGTGAATGAATATAGATAAATATTTATATGAAATAATTGACGATTATAAAAACGCAGATTCTAATGAAGAGAAAGCAGAAATTTTTGAAGATTTCTGCTCTTCTCTTTGGAGTAGTAAAAACAAAAGACGAACATATATTAAAACAATTAAGTTTAAAGTTAGAGAGGATTTATTGGAATCTGAAATTGGGCAAATTTTTAATGCCTGGTCTGTTGTTGAATATACAGGATATAAAGCAATGACTAAAGATACTGACTGGTGTAGCTTGATAAGACAAAAAATAAATAATTTATATACACGATATTTTGACGAGGAAGTAATTTTAAGAAAGGATTATATGAATTTATTAAAAACCCCATATAATCTTTATTATCGTTGGATTAAAGGTGTAGAAATGAATGCAAGTGAACTGACTACGACTATAGAGGATTCTATTTATAAAGCAGCAGAATTAAAATTAGTATATCAAAAACAAAAAATGAATTTATCTTGGGCAGAATATAAAAAGGTTATTGAAGAAAAGTTAATAAAGATATTTGATAATTGTAAGTCAATTGAAGAATATGAAATTGATAATTTAACAAATAAATATATATATGAATTTGCTAGTGAAGATAATTCGTATATTAAATATATTTGTGATAGCCTTAAAGGTGAAATGTTAAAATGGCAAAAAAAATATTATGGAGTTAGAGAGCATAAACAATATAAACGCTGTAAAGAGTGTGGAAAAATGATTGAGAAAACCAATAATCGGGTGATGTATTGTAAAGAGTGTTATAAGAAAATAAATGAATCAGATGCACCAAATAGGATGAAAAGATATAGAGAAAAGAAGAAAAAGAATGTTACTTTTTAGAAAAGTATGCTAAATAACCTTAATTTAAGGTTATTTAAAGCGATTTTTGCATCGTGTATATACTCTTATGGATAACAAAGAAATTATATAGACTATTTTCTTTTATTATTTAAAATTTTGAGGTGTTAACATATGGATGTAGTTATTACAAAAAATAAACTTATAAGGAATATTGCTAAACAAACTAGTCAAAGCATAGATGAAGCAAAAAGCTTCTATAATTCGTTAGAAGATACTATTTTTGACCTCCTCTCTTCCGTTAATGAAAAACAAAATATATATATTAAATTATTTAACGGAATTAATTTAGAAGGGAAATATATTCCTGAAAAAACTAAAAAAAATAATTTGACAGGAGAAGTTGTTTTAATTGAAAGCAGAATTAAACCTAATGTTAAAATAACTCGACGTTATTGCGAAAATTTAAATAAGCAATAATCGGTATAATCAGTGGAAACACTGTTATATATAAAACCACCTCCGCTTCAATAGAGGCGGCGGTGGTACTCTCTTCATTCATTTTTCTCGCCTTTCTTTTTATTTTGTTAATTGCTTGTCTTCGTTGATAGGCAATTAACAAAATATTTATAAAAAATAGAAATTGAGATTAAGATGAATATGTTTTGTATGCTGGTGTAGCTCAGTTGGTAGAGCAGCTGATTTGTAATCAGCAGGTCGGGGGTTCGAGTCCGTCCACCAGCTCCATTTTATGCAAGGCTTTTATGCCCTGCTTTTTGTTTGTTTATTTTTATGTAAAGGTGTGAAAGTAGAAAAATATGGATGAATTTAAAAAGTTAGAAAATGAAACCGAAGAACAATATTTGTGGAAAATCGGACAGCTTGTCGATTCTGGCAAGATTGAAAATTGGGCTTCTATTAATGATATTGTAAATAAGGAACTTCTTGGTGATGATGAGACTTTATGGAGAACTGAATCGGCTTGGCGTAAAAAATACCAAGCAGCTAAAAAGTTCTATGATGGATGTTTTTCTAAAATGGAATCTAATGAGTATCAAGAACAATTAGATGCTATGAATAGAGAACTTGCACGAAATACTATTAAATTCAGAGACCAAAGACGTTCTTGGAATAAACAAAATTTTATGGACGCTCGTTTTGATGAAGTAATGGATATTATTGAAGAACGATTAGATGGCTTTGCAAAAGTAAATTTTGCACCACATCCTTCCCCGCTCGTCAAAGGAGATAACTCTATGATTGTTTGTTTGTCTGATTTACATATTGGTCAATGTTTTTCTTCTTATTTTGGTGAATATAATTCCGATATTGCAAAAATAAGATTGCAAAAATACATGGATGAGTTACTTGAAATTGCTAAATTAAATAAGGTTAAAGATGCATACGTTTGTATGTTAGGAGATGATATTAGCAATTCATTACATAAGACAATTGAAGTTAGTAACAAAGAAGATGTTATTGGTCAATTAAAATTGAGTATTGAATATATTACTTCATTTTGTTATGAATTAACTAAACATTTTGAGAATGTGTATTTTGCATCTGTTAGTGGGAATCATTCAAGATTGCAAGCAAAAGATTTGGCTCAACATAGTGAAAGATTAGACGCTTTTATTGCATGGGATGTTTGTGGAACACTTAAAAATCAAGAGAACTTTCATTCTCTTTTACATTGTAGTATTGATGATGGTATTGCAATGATTGATATTTATAATAAGTCTTATTTATTGATACATGGAGATTTTGATGCCACTAACAAACAAGGTTATATGAAATTAGCTAATATGATAGAATCATTTCCTGAATACATTCTTTGCGGACATAGACATTTCTGCTCATATAGCCAAGACACAAGATTTATTCAAAGTGGTAGTCTGGCCGGAAGTGGATGTGATTATACAGTTGAGAAACGTCTAAAAGGCAAAGCGTCGCAAATGGTTTGTATATGCAATAAATCAGGCATTAAGGGTGTATTCCCTATCATTTTAAATTAAAAGGTAAGGTTATAATATATGAATAATGTAGAATTATATTGCTGCTATTCACTCAATCTTCGTAATTATCTTTACGAAAATGGTATGAGATATAAATTGGCAGCATTGAATCCGAATAGCAAAAGTCTGTTTTGGGTTTATGTTAAAGGTGAAAAACTTGATAAGTTGTTAAATAATTGGTCTGCGAATAAACGGAATACTATGTGTAAGTAGGTATATATTATGTGTATTTTTTTTGGAAGTGGGTGTGATGTTTATGCCAAGAGGTAGACCTCCAAAGGACAAAAGTTCTGAAATAAAAGATTTAGAAATTAAGGAAATTAAAAAAAATAAAACAGTAAATAAGAACAAATATCGTTGTTTTTATTGTGGGAAAGAATATGTAGAAACAAATTTTTATAAATCATTTGGTAGATTTTTTGATAATATAGGCAAAATCCCCTATTGTAAACAATGTATAGAAAAGTTTTATCAATATTATTTTGATAGATATACAAATGAAGGTTGTTTAACGCCAGAAAAGAATGCCGTTAAACGAGTTTGTATGGCGATGGATATTTATTATACTGATGCTAATTTTGATTCTTCAATGAATAAAATTAGGCGAGATAATATAAATATATCCCCTATGGGACAATATATGAAGACTATAGGGTTTAATCAGTACAAAGACAAATCATACGATAATACTGTGTCTGAAGACGAAAAAAAGAAAAGACAAGAAGAACTTATTAATGGTTCTATCAATTCTGGTGATAGCAATATAGACGAAGCAACAAGAAAATTTTTTGGTGCTGGGTTTGAAGATAAAGATTACGAATTTTTGAAAGAACAGTATGATGACTGGGTAACAAGACATGAATGCCAAACAAAAGCTCAAGAGGAAGTATTTAAAAGAATTTGTTTTAAGCAGCTTGAAATTTTAAAAGCAACTAGATTGGGTGAAGACACTAAAAATTTGGATGATACTTTTCAGAAATTACTTGATACTGCTAAGTTGCAGCCTAAGCAAAACGCTGGTGATGCGGTATCCGATGCTCAGACATTTGGCACTTTGATTGATAAATGGGAAAATACAAGGCCAATTCCAGAGATAGAACCAGAATTAAAAGATGTTGATAAAATTGGATATTTAATTCATGTTTTTTATACTGGACATATGGCTAAAGTTCTCAATTTAAAGTCGTCTCTTACTAATATATATGATAAATACATAAAAAAGTATACGGTTGAAAAACCAGAATACAGTGGCGAATCAGATAATGAAGTTTTGTTTGATACTATATTTGGAAAGAAGAATATAGATGAAGAAGACGCATGATATCGATAATATAAGAAAGAAATCCGATACTGAATTAGCCGCTGAAAAATCAAAAAGAATAATGAATGGTGTAGCAGCTTGGTGTTCTTTCTATAGAGAAAATCCACAACGCTTTGTTAAAGATTATTTGAATATTAATTTAAAGTGGTTCCAAAAGATATTGATTTATCAAATGGTACATAATGATAATACATTATACATTGCCAGTCGAGGTCAAGGAAAGTCGTACATAACGGCCTTATTTTGTTGTGTTATGTGTATTTTATATCCAAAAACTCAAATATGTGTAACAGCGCCTACCCGCCCTCAAGCAAATAATGTTCTACTTAAAATTACAAATGATTTTATGAAGGCGCATGAATGGGGTTCTGAAAATTTAAGAAGAGAAATTATCGGAAAACCCAATATTGGTATTAATAAAGCCGAAATAGAATTTAAGAACGGTTCTTTAATTCAAGTTGTTACTGCCGCTGATTCAGCACGTTCATTTCGTGCAAATATATTAGTAGTAGACGAATATGTAAAAGTTGACCCAACAGTAGTAACGGATGTCTTGAAGCCATTTTTGACCACTCCGAGACAACCCGAATATTTGAATAACCCAAAATATGCCCATTTGTCTGAAGATAACAAAGAACTTTATATGAGTTCTGCTTTTTATCAAAGCCATTGGAGTTTTAAACAATTTCAAACATTTTTTGCGAATATGTTTGATGAAACAAAAAAATATTTTGTTTGTGATTTACCTTATCAATTGCCAATTCGAGAAGGATTGTTAAAAAGAAATAAAATTAAAAATGATATGTCAGAAGCAACATACGATGAGGTTAAATTTCAAATGGAATATTGTGGAATTTGGTTTGGTGATACTGACGGTTCGTTCTTTACTTATGATGACATTTCTAAAAGAAGGAAACTTCAAACTGCAATATATCCAAATTTTAATTCCAATAACAAAAATGATAAAGTACCAGACTTAGCAATGAATGAACGCAGAATATTATCCGTGGACGTTGCTCTTATGGCTTCTAAAAAACAAAATAATGACGCAAGCTCTATTATCATTAATAGTGCCATTCCAACTAATAACAATAATTATATCGCTAATGTTGTTTATTTGGAAAATCATGAAGGTTTAACAACAGATGATTTAGCTTTAGTAGTTAGAAGATTATATCATTATTATAAATGTACTGATTTAGTGGTCGATGCTGGTGGTCAAGGTATCGGATTGTTTGATGCATTAATTAAAGATATATTTGACCCGGAAACGGGGATGGTATATCCAGCTCTTTCTTGTTGCAATGATAAAATTATGGCAGAAAGATGTAAGGTTGATAGTGCTCCAAAAGTGATTTGGTCTATTAAAGCTAGTGCATCTTTTAATAGTGAGATATGTACTTTATTAAGAAGTGGATTTAAACAAGGAAAAATTAATTTGCTTGTAGATGATGATGAAGCAGAAGGTATTTTGGCAGATAAAATCAAGAACTATTCAAAAATGCCTGCTGGAGAAAAATTATCATATACCGCTCCTTATTTACAGACAACATTTTTAGTTTATGAGTTAATCAATTTGCAATATGAGATTAAGGGTACAAATATTAGAATTATAGAAAAAAGCGGTATGAGAAAAGACCGTTATTCTTCTCTTGCATATAATTATTGGGTTATGTGTCAATTAGAGCGAGAAGTATTAAGAAAGCAAAAAACTGGGTTTAATGCAAGTGAGTATGCTTCTAAATTAAGAAGATTAAATCATAAGCCGACTATGTATTAATATTAGAAAGGGGTGAGATATTGCAAAAGAAAACTAATAAGAAAGTAAAGACTGCTGTTGTGCCTGTTTACACAAATGCAGATTATAAGCACGACCAAGATAAGTTTGAAGAATCTATGAATACTGGGAAGTTAGATTTGCATAATTTCAAAAGGCTCATGTTAAAAGACATTTGTACCAATACTAAGATTATTAATACTGGATATATTGGTGATGTTGATATGCGTGAGGTCGAATTGGCGTTAAAGTATCCAGAACGAGGCTGGAAAATTTTATGTAGAGCATCACAACAATTAATGTTATGTTCTCCATATTATTACAGAATGAATAATTTATATTCTAATATGCCAGTTTTTCGTTGGTGGTTAGATTTATATGATGTTAAAGAGAACGCAAAAGTTACGAACATGAAGAAAACATATTCTTCTCTTGCTGCTAAATTAGAAAGTATGAATTTGAAACATGAGTTTTCCAAGATTATGAAGTCTCTCCCCTATCTTGATATTTATTGTGGTTTGGTATTTGAAAACCAATCTGATTTCTTTTTACAACAGATTGATTATAGAATTTGTGAGTTATATCAAATACAAGATGGTTTGTTTAATTTTAGGATAGATTTAACTCAAATTAGTGCAAGTAGTTTAATTGCTTATCCTGATTATGTTCAACAAGCTTGGCTTGATTTAAGAGATGGCAAAATGAACAGCCATATAAATGGGCAATGGTATGAACCACCTGCTGATAAACAAATTTGTTTAAAGTTAAATAGTCAATGGACATTCCCCTATCCTATTTTGATTGGGTTAATTAGAGACATCTTAGATTTGGATGTTTATAAAAAATTAAAATTACAATCTGCAAGGACTGATAACTACAAGGCTATAGCTGTAGAAGTTCCTATTGATGAGAATACAGTTGATAAGCCTTTACTTACTCCTGAGACTCTTGGTATATTTGCTGAAATCAATAGAGAAAGTATGACAGATGACATTGGATTAATTCATACACTTGGTTCTAATGCTACACCAATTAGTTTCAAGGATTCTAGTAACACACGAAATAACGTGAGTGATTCAATTGAGTCATTGTATGACTCTTCTGGTATAAGTCAGGAACTCTTTAACGGGAGCAGTTCGGCGACGGCTGTAACTTATTCTGTTGAGAATGATGCTGGATATATTTATAATTTATACCGACAATTCGAGAGATGGGTAAATAGATTTATTAAAATTAGAAAATATAATAAATCTGCGTTTAAATTTTCTTTTTATTTGTTAGATATAACTATTTTTAATAAAAAAGATGTAAACGCAATGTATAAGGATGCTGTGAGCTTAGGAATCACTTGTATTGACCGATACTTAGCTTCTATTGGCATGACACCCTCTTGTACACTTGGGTCATATATTGTCCATGAAGATATATTTGATTTTAGAAATCATTTTATACCATTACAAACATCTTATAATTCATCTGTTGATAGCAGTTCTGAGAATGGCGGAAGACCAACAAATGAAAGTCAAGGAGAAGTCTTGACCGAAGCTGGAGAAAAGACTGCTGATACAGATGGTAATGCAGATAAGTAGAGATATTTGTTTTGGAATGAGGTGATATAAATGAAAAATATAACAAGTATACCTATTACATTTGAAGTAAATGGTGAGATATCTAACTCTGACACTCGTTTTCTTAATTGTACTATTGATGTGCTTCATACAGGAACTAATTTTAATGGCAGTGTGTTTTCGAAAGAAGTTGTAGAAGAAAACATCGAAACAATCAAGAACACTCCTATTCTTGGGTTTATCCAAAAAACATCGGATGAAGAAGATTTTTCAGGTCATGAATATATTATTACGAAAGATAAAAATGGTATTCATAGAAAAAATATTGGGAGTGCTTGGGGTGTAGTCCCTGAGAGCTGTAATCCGAGATGGTATTCAAAAACATTGGATACTGGAGAAGAAGTAGAAATGTTACAAGTTGATGCTTTGTTATGGAGCAAGTTGGAAGATTCTCGTGATATTATGCTGCGAGATATTGAAAAGGCACAATCTATGGAGCTTAATCCAGAAAGTATCGACGGTTATGAAGACCCTGAAACCGGACTTTTCCACTTCACAAAGTTTAGCTTTGAAGGATGCACAATTTTAGGGAAAAATTATGAACCTGCAATGCAGGACGCAAATATTACAATTAACTTTACCGTGAGTGATTTTGTTAAAAACATTCAAAGTGAATTAATTAATAAATATAGTGAGTTTACAAAACTTGTAAATGACACTACAAATCAAGATTTCACCAGTTTAAATATGGTGGATGAAAAATTTAATGGAGGTGTAGAAAATATGGAAAAGAATGATTTTGCTCAGACTATTCTTGCACAGTTCTCCGATATTTCTACGCTTGTAAGCCAACATGAAAAATTTACAGACCGTTTTGGGGATGAATATCCTCGTTATTATACTGTAGATATTCAAGAAAACGAAGTAATTGTCGTTGACGCAATGAACAACTACAATTATTTTGCATTTTCATTTACCATGAATGGTGACAAGCCAGAAATCGATTTTGAGAAACCTAAGCGTAAGAAGGTTTGCTATGAAGATTATGTAGAGGGCGAAACTGTCCCTGAAGGTGCATTCGATTTTGGTAAACATATTGCTAAAATTGAAGATAACGCTTTTACTAAAGTTGAAGAAGCGAATGCAAAGGTTTCTGAGGCCGAGAATAAAGTGTCTGAGTACGAGACTAAGGTTTCTGAGTTTGAAACAGCAAAGAATGAGATTGAAGAAAAGTTTAATCAAGTTAATGCTGAATTTGAAGAAATGAAGCCAAAGTACGAGGATTATGTCAGAGCTGAACAGGCTCGTATTGAAGCTGAGTTAGATGCTCAGAAGGATACAGAATTTGCTAAGTATGAGACTGTTTTGGCAGATGACGTTAATTTTGCCGCTCTTAAGGAGAAGAAAGCAGAATTGACTGTTAAAGAAATTGAAAGCGAATGTGCAATTCTGTTCGCAAGAAAGAATCTTGCGAATACTAATTTTAGTAAGTCCGACAATGGAATTATGACCGCTGGAATTATTCACGATAATAGTAATGATGGTTTTGTTGAAACTAAATATGGTTGTATTCCTGTAAGACATTAATAAAAAAATAAACTTATATAAGATAATTTGATAATTTAGGAGGAAATATATTATGGCTAATATTCATTGCGTGGCTGAAACCAGCAACCTTCGCTGTGTGCATTATGCAGAGCGTATTTGGGATGCTGTAGCCACAGAAGATATCGATAACGGTACTTTTGGTTATCTTGAAAATCCTACTGATGGTGGTGTTATTCATAGTTTTGCAAAGGGTACTAAAGCTGGTAGCTTTGTGGTGATGGCTCACAACCCTGAATGGACTGAAGATACTTCTCTCATGACAAACCAGCGTAAGGATAAGTTTTATATTGCTGAAGGTGTACCTTTCAGAGCCTATACTCTGCATAAAGGTGACGAATTTGCATTGTCTGCTGAAGGATTCATCGGCACCCCTGAAGTTGGCAAGTTTGTTACTATTGATGATACTGGTAAGCTGAAGGTTGAAGCTGGTGAGACTGCTCCTGAAGGCGCTGTTATGGTTGGTAAGATTATGCGTAAGCGTCAGATTGGTTCTACTCTGGTTACTGACCTGCGTACTTACGGTTATGAGCGTATGATGTATACCGTTAAGGTAGAGTCTCTGGCTTAATTAAATATTGGTGAAGGAGGAAAATAAATTATGATTAAAACTAATTTTAGTAATGAAGAAATGAAAGTTTTTGACCTTGCCAATGATTTGGCTAGAGGTGATTTTTCTATTCATGTTGATAACGAAAAGGTTACTCGTGCTGACCTTGAAAACTATCTGAGAGATAAGATTAATAACGACATTCTGAAGGGCGCAACTCTGTATCAGGCTTATCGTCGCAATAATATCACGCTGTTTGAAATTATTGAAGAAATTGTTGATATCACTATTTCTAATGACCTGATTGAAATTCCTTTTATTGATAATTTTGTTGAATTTAAGAATCGTGCTATGGGTGACAAGACTGCTTGGTATTCTGAAGGTAAGTCTTATCTGTCTGTGGTTTCTTTTGCTGGTAATCATTGGGACACTAACCGTGAAGCTCTGGATGCTGGTGAAGAATTTACTCTGCCCAAGGAATGGGTGTATATTCACGTTTATGATGAGCTGGAGCGTTTCCTGCTGAACATTACTTCTCTGGGGCGTCTGACTGATGTTATTTATCGTTCTTTTAATAAGTATATTAAGGAACGTATTTATATGCAGTTCCAGAATATTATGACCACTCTGCCTTCTGAATTTACTGCTAATGGCAACTCTGAAGAAGCTGTTGGCAATCTGTGTGATTTGGTGCAAGCTGCTGGTGGTTATTCTACTCTGACTATTGCTGGTACTAAGGCTGGCCTGCGTAAGCTGGCTAATATTGTTCCTGACAAGATGTTTGCTGATTCTCAGAAGGAAGCAAAAGCTAACTCTGGAACTATTGGTGAATGGGAAGGCAATCGCCTGATGGTTATTCCGCAGGTAATTAAGCCTGGTACTTTTGAACTGGCTCTGGATAATGATACTATCTTTATTCTGGGCGGCGATACTAGACCTATCAAGCTGGAATGGATTGGCGATACTCGTACTCAGGAAGTGCGTGATGGTCGTATTAATAATGATATGACTATGGAACTTCAAGTTCAGACTTGCTTCAGTATTGGTATGATACTGCCTGAAGCAATTGGTTGCTTCCACTTCGCATAATAATTAAAGTTATATATTAAATATTTGTATTGTAGAAAGGTGAATTTTTATTATGGCAAGAACAGCTAAGACTACTGTAGAAAGTAATGTAGAAAATGATGTTATTAATACAGTAGAAACAATGAATGAAGAAAATAAAAACATTGTAAAGAAAACGATTAAAGAAGAACTCAAGGATACAGATGAAATTGAAGTTGTTTCTCTTGTTCCAAATGTTAGCTATAAAGACTCTAAGACACTTGATATGTACGAATGGGATGAAGTTGGACATACCGAACCTATGACTTTTGAGACGTTGAAGAATATGTGGAGAAATAATAAAGGTTATTTTAAAAATCTGTGGCTTAAACCTTGTGACGATAGAGTTGTTAACAAATTTGGACTGACGAAGACATTTGAAAAATACGAATATCTGATGGATGCTTCTAATTATACTAAAAAAAATATTAATGCTCTTTGTGAAGCAATTTCTGATACTCCTAACGGTTTGAAGTTCGCAATTTGCGATAAGATTAAGTCTATGGTTGTGAATGGCGAAGTTACTGATGCATCTGTTCTTAAAGCGCTTGAAAAGCGTTTGAACATTGATTTAATTGATTTTCTTTAATAGTAAAAAATATGAGAGGTAAAAATTATGGCTACTCCATATGAAAAATTATATGAGAATCTTTTACCTAAATTTCGTAGTTATGAAATACCTCTCATGTCTACTGAAGAGGTAAAAGATTATTTGCATGATTTCATTATCCCAGCTACTGCAAAATTTCATGTTTGTCGAAAAGATTTAACTGACAGGGATGATATTTTGCAACGGTTTAATGTTGATTTATCTGATATTGAAATAGAAATTCTAAGCAATTATTTACTTATTGAATATATTGATAGTGAATACATTAGGACTCCGAGTTTGTTGAAAATTCAATTACCTTCAACTGATTGGAAGGTGTTCTCCCCCGCTAATTTTCTTGAAAAGTTAATGAATATGCATTCAACTTATGTAAAAGAAAATGAAACTCTTTTATCTCGTTATGCATGGATGGGAGCAAAAGAATCTGGGATTAAACTTGGTGCTGGATATAAGAAACCGTTTATGAATAGAGGTGGGTTTGATGCGATGTCTTGATAAATTTAACAAGAAAATGAGTGTTGGTGGTGGGTCGCTCAGAAGCGAGTATGTGTTCAATACTAGAAAATTGTTAAATGGGACATTCACTGATGACCCCTCTTATACACTTGGTGTTTATTTTTGGAAATTGGGTTTAAAAGAATATAGATATGAATCGCCAGTTGGTATTAGATTGTATGGTAGAACTTATTCTGCTGCCAATGGTGTTACTGTTAAATTTCAAACACTGTATGATACTCCTGTTGTGGTAGGAGATATTATTTATGATACTAATAAAGATGAATATTTAATTTGTACTGAAGCATTTGATGTTGATGAAATTCATTATAAAGGTAAATTTACTTTGTGTAATGTGATGTTAAAATGGCAAAAAAAAGATGGAACAATTTTAGAGTATCCTTGTTATGATTTGAATAGCACACAGTATAATTCTGGTGAGCAATCTAACAAAACTTTTACAATTGGTTCATCTCAGCATATCTTGACATTGCCAAGTGATGAAAATACAGTTGAAATAAATACCACACAAAGATTTTATCTGGATAAAGCTGTTAATAATACTACTACTTTTATTGTTACTCAGAATGATACAACAAGTTTTGGTTATGGTAAAAAAGGTCTGGTTAAAGTAACTGTTATGGAATATCCTAATAATCCTGTTGCTGATAGGCCAGACTTAAGAATTTGTGATTATATTGATGTAAATGAGAATGATAAGATTGAAGATGTTTGTCGTAGAGCATCAAAAGCAATTATTCAGTATGATACAACAATTATTAAATCAGGTGGCGACTTACAAGTATTTGTTGGTAAATTTTTTGACAATAAAGGAAATGAAGTTGCAGATATAGTACCACATTGGACTATTGTTTGTGATTTTTTTGAAAAACTACAAGTGAAAGAACTTGATAATACTTTAAGTATAGGGATAGATGATGATGATTATATTGATGAAGAGTTTAAGATTATATGCTCTGATGGCAATAGTGAAAGTAAAATTATCCCGGACACTTTAATTATCAAGATTGAGTCTCTTTTATAATGGCAAATTCTTCTATCATTAGGGAAGCCAAAAATAGAATTGTTAAAGAATTTATCAAAGACCCTGATATTATTGCAGCAATTGATAGTAGCGAAGTAAAGCCAAATGAACCAGAAAAGCTTATTAATAAGCATATATTTAATTTTAATCAAAACCCACACACTCTTAATATAATTGGAACTTTTATAACCATACAAGTTCATATACCTCAAAATTATTATAGCGACTATTACGGAAACTCAAAAATCCATATAAAGCCTACAATTGAAATATGGGTTGTCTCACATGAAAGACATATGATTGTTGACAATATACCAAAAGTTACTGCAAATAGGAACGACTATTTATCTGAATTAATTGACAGAAAAATCAATGGCAAAAGTGGTTTTGGAATTGGGAAAACTGAATTAATAAGTAACATTGAGGGGTCGTTTCAAGCGGATTATCTTTATAGGAAAATGATATTTCAGTGTTTGGATTTAAATAGTTCTTTGTGTGAGGACGAAGACGAATAATTGATTTAGTGAGGATTATGTACAAATGTTTGAATTTGATGAACTAAAAATTTATAAAGGTTCGGATATCCCGATTACTGATAAAATAATTGTAAAACAACCTACAATAGACCAAATTATAGAGTTTGGCGAGAAAAAATATTTTTCTGCAATTCATTGTTTAACTGGTGTTGGTGCTGATTTTAAATGGCAATTGTGGGACTATTTCGGCATAGATTATACTACTATTGATGATTTCGAATTGTTTAAAAAAATGATTTGGGAATTACTGAGTAGTAAGAAACATATCTATAATGAATTAATGAATAATCGGGATAAATATGAAGAACAATTAAAAAATATTACGGAAGAGGAATTGGCTGAAATGTTGGTCAATCCTCTTTCTTTAGTATTGAATATTGACTTGGCTGATTTTAAAGAATATGAATCAGATAAAAGTCAAGAAACTATTTTATATGACGAAGAACATGATATTACGATAGATAGATTTGTATATACACGAATAGTTGACGCAGTTAGAAAAATTCATTATTTAAAAAGGAATAATGAGATGCCTGCAAATGAAATTACTAAGATGGATTTAATTGAAGATGCTAGAGACGAAGCTAGAATGGATTCGCAAAAGCCATATAAAAGTGCGTTAAAACCTCTTATTTCTGCTTTAGCTATAAAAACTGGTCAACTAGGAAGTAATTCTATTTGGAATACGAAAATCAATATGTTCTTTGATGCTATAAAAAGAATTAATAAAATCCAGGATGCAGAATTGTTATTACAAGGCGCTTATTCTGGATTTGCCAGTCTAAAAGATGTAGATAAAGATAGGCTTGATTGGGCTGGTGAAATTTAAAAAGTGTTTGAAATTTGTAGGATAGCAACCTACCATTTTAAAAATATGATGCGAGTGGTTGTTGTGGATACAAAAAAATATTGTGTATATTCTCATACAAACAAAATTAACGGAAAAGTTTATGTTGGACAAACTTGTGATAAAGATAAAAGATTTTATGATGGGAAATATAAAAGTTGTATTCTTTTTTATAGAGCATTGCAAAAATATGGTGGTTTAAAAAATGGTTTTATAACAACTATATTAGAAGATGGTTTAACAAAAGAAGAAGCAGATAAAAAAGAAGTATTTTATATAAATAAATATCAATCTATAAAACTAGAATTTGGTTATAATATATGTGAAGGCGGTTCTGGTGTCAGAAACAAACATACAGACGAATGGAAAGAAAACCATAGTAAACGAATGTCTGGCGTTAATAACCCTAATTATGGTAAACATTGGGATGAAAATCATAAAAAAATTTTATCTGATAAACGAAAAGGAAAAACAAGACAGCGTGAACAATGGGAAAAAGATAAAATAAAACAAACACATCAAAATATGAAACATTATAATGATAAATGCGTTCGATGTATAACAACAAATGAAATATTTCAATCTCAAAGAGAGTGTGCCAGAGTCTTAACTGAACGAACTGGTATGAAATTTAAAGGTTTTGAAATAGGAAAAGTTTGTAAAGGTGAATATAGCCAAACCCATGGTTATACATTTGAATATAGTTTTTGATAATTAAATAATTATAATTGGAGGAATTATTTATGGCTGAAAATACTGTTTTTAATAAAGGTGAATTGATTCTTGACCGTGTGCGTTCACTGACTGCACATGACCTGTCTAATGGCGAAATGCTGTTTAGACTGACTTCTCTGGAAGACCCCTCTCTGGCCACTTCAGCAGAAGGCGAAGAAGTTGTTGATGCAATTGGTGCTCTGATTACTACTCTGTATCGTGCTAAGAAGGCTACCTTCTCTGCTTCTAACTCTCTGATTTCTCTTGACCTGGCTGCTGCACAGTATGGCTCTAAGAAGGAAATTGCTTCTTCTACTAGTAAGATTACAGTCCCTACTTATGAAATTATTACTGTTAAGGAAGGCGAAACTGAAGTCACTCTGAAGAAATCTCCTGTTGATGATATTAAGTATATTTATGCTTTGGCTGATAATGAAATCGCAACTCGTTATACTGCTGGCTCTGCTGCTTCTGAAACTGAATTTGTTCTTGCTAAGGACACTGGAAAGATTACTGTTCCTACTGACCTGGTTGGTAAGATTTATGTTGAATATAGCTTTGAATCAGAAAAGGCAAATCGTGTTGTCAACCGCACTTCTGAATTCCCCGAAGCTTGCGGCCTGAAGATTTATGCTTACTTTAGAGATAAGTGCAATGAAAACCTTGTGTATTCTGGTGTTATTATTGCGAATAAGGCCAAGCTGAATCCTGAATCTATTGAACTGGCTCTGACTTCTACTGGTAAGCATCCTTTCGAATTCCAGATGATGCGTGATTATTGTGATGAAGAAGCCGAGCTGTTCAGCATTATTGTGGCGGAATAATTGACCTTTTATTTTGTTTAATATTAGTGGAGGGGGTTCCCTCCCTCCACTTTTTATTTCATTAATAGGAGGCGAAGGTTATAATGAGTGAACAAATTAATGCATACTGTACGGTATGTGGTAACGGATATCATTTGTGCATTTCATGCAAAGATAAGATGAAATTGCAACCATGGAAAACATTTACAGATACAGCGGAACATTATAAAATTCATCAAATTATACATGGTTTTTCAACTAAGGTATATACAAAAGATGAAGTACGGTCTAAATTGAAGAATGTTGATTTGAGTGATTTGGAAACATTCAAACCCAATATTAAGGCGATTATTAAAGATGTTTTAAAGGAAGAATCTATTGAACCTTCTGTTCAAATAGATGTTCCTATTGCATCTCGTAAAAAGAATTATAAAGTTAATAAAGTTGAAGTAAATGAAAATACTAACAGTGATATTGTTAAAAATATTGCTGCTAAAATTGAGTAATTTGCTATTTTAAGTGTGTGAATAAATATTAGTTTAGATAAATGTAAAAAGGAGTATTATTTCACACTTTTATGATTGTTAAAATAAATAATGATAGTTTAAGTTGAAATTTGATACTCCTTTTTTTTTACACTTATTTAAGATAATATTCGGAGTATCTAAAATGAAATGAAAGGTAGAAATATATGAGGTATTATTCAGAAACAACAGGAAAATATTATGAAGCCGAATCCGCCGTTTTTTATCGAAATTTGGTTCAGGCAGCGTGGCTTTTAAGTAAACCAGACGCAACTTTACTTGACATTTTTTGTGACGGCAATGGAAAGATGGTGTTGGTATTCCCAAAAGAGTTACACAAAGCTTACATTCAAGAATGGGTTGAACGCTCTCAAAAAAAATAAGGATGATAAAAATGGCTAAGAATCCAGGAAAGCAGTTCGAATTAGCAGTTAAACAATCGGTTCCAGACCATATCCTTTTGATAAGACTTAATGATAGTCCTCAAGCATTTAAACAAAGTAATTTAACACGATTCACACCTAAGAATCCATTTGACTACCTGTGTTTTAATACACGTACAAAAACTCTCTTCTGTTTAGAATTGAAGACTACATCTAATAAGTACATGGGATTTGAGAATATTTATAATGATGAAGAACAGAACGCTATGATTCACGCACATCAAACTAAAGGTTTGTTGAAGTGTTCTAAATATGAGAATGTTGTTGCAGGCTTTCTGTTTAATTTTAGGTTGCAGGATACGGAATTGACTTATTTTATGGAAGTAAATTTATTTCAGAAAATGTGTGATTCAATTAATAAAAAATCATTCAATCTTATAGATTTGTCCTTGTATGGTGCAAAAAAGATTGAAGGATTTAAAAAGCGTACTCGTTGGCACTGGAATCTTGAAGAATTCTTTGATTCCTATAACAATTAAACTTATAAAATAAATTAAAAAAATGAATGAATAATATAAACTTAATAAAGAAAGGTTGAAATACATGAAAGAAGTTAAAATGGGTGTTTATACTTGCAAAACAAAAAATACTGAAGAAACTTTTGAGTTTAAATTTTATACAGACCTTACTGTAACACAGAAATTGCTGTTTACTAACTCTGTTACAAATTTAGTTGTAGATGAAAATAATTATAATTCAGTTATTAGAGATTTAGTATTTGATTTTTATGTAATTGATATTTTTACAGATATTAGCACAGAAGAATTCAAACAATCCCCCTCTTTTCTTAATAGTGTTGAACAGTTTTTAGAAGAAACTAATATTGTAGACGTTGTTAAAGCAAATGTCATCCCCGCTCTCTTTGAAGAATTAAATAAAGCAGTAGATAAGGCGATTGAATATAAAACAGGTATTCACCCCTCCCCTATTGGCGATTCTTTTGCTTCTCTTATTAAGGTTATTGAAAAGAAAGTAAATGAAATTGATTTAAATGACATGATGAGAATGGTACAGAAGTTCGCTAGTATGACTGGCGAATTGACTCCAGAAAGTATTGTAAATGCTTATATGAATACTGATATTCATAAGAACAATGTAATTGAAATTGAAGAAGCTAAGAAACAGAGAGCAGAATTTGCTAAGGATATGGATGCTGCTATTAAGAGTGTTAACAATAGCAATAAGAAGACTACAGCTAAGAAAACTAATAAATCTGTAAAATCTAAAGAATAATACCTGGTGATTTAATATGGTTTTTAAAAATGAAGAACAATTAAAAAGTTTTCTGTTGAAGAAATGTACAAATGCAGTTGCTAAAACAGAAAAAGAAGTATATGAAACATTTGATAAAAATATAAATAATTTTTATGGCGAATTTACGCCAGATATATATGAAAGAACTGATAAATTGCGTAATTCTTTGTCTGCTACAGAAGTAACACAGATTGGGAATGGAGCTTATGCAGACGTTTATTTTGACGCTTCTACAATGAATTATACTACTGGTTCTTGGAGTGGAGAAACTGTTCTTCAAGTGGCTTTAAATAGTTCTGTGCCTCATGGTGGATTTGCAAATGGTACTGCTATTTTTGAAGAAAGTATGCTTGCAATGCACGATAGAGGTGGAGTAAAAGAAATGTTAAAACAAAATTTAATTTCAGAGGGAATACCTATTAGATAAAACTAAAATCATATAAATAAAATTTTATAAAAATATAGCACCTTTTTAGGTGCGTTTCACAATGCACTCAAGAAAGGATGTGAATATATTGGCTGATTTTAAAATTGAATTAGGTATTGGTTTGAACGATACTGATTTTAATGCTATAAAAAATAAAATTAACAGCCTTAAAGATGAAACAATTAAACTAAAGCTTGATGATAGCGCTGTTGATACTCAAATCGCAGGAATAAAAAGAGAAATAGAAAGTTTAGGTAAAACTAAAGGTCTAAAATTTGACACTTCTGCCCTGGAAAATTCTTTAACATCTGTTAAAGGTGATATCACAGAAATTAAAAATTTGTTAAATTCTCTTGGAAATAGTGCTAATGTAAAAGGACTTGTTTCTTCTATTAATAATATTGGTACAGCTTTAGACAAAGTTTCTGGGAAGTTTGATGAATTAAAAGTAGACTTAAGTGCTTTAAGTAAAAAAGATTTTGGAATTAATCTTGATATAAAACTTGGTGGTGGAAACACTCCAACAAGGTCTGCTGATTATGGTGCGTATGTAAGACAAGAAGTATATCCAGAATTAATAAAGCAAGAGCAAGCAATAACAGAAGCTATAGGAAAGTATTATAAAACTGACTTGCTCCAAGGTGTCATGAAGCTGTATAAAAATTCTGGTAAAAATATCAGTTTTCAAGATGTTTGGAGTACATTAGATAAACTTCAAACTCCTATAAAAAAAGGCGAAAATATTAGTGATAAACTGACTCAATTTAAAGTGTTTTTCAAAGAAATAAATTCAATGGCAAAAATGCAAGGAATTGATTTGTCTCCTATTTGGTCGCAGTTTGATAAATTGCCAGATGAACTTATTAAAAGTGCAAATGATATTAGAGATGGTACAACACAGGTAAAAAATAATTTTGAAGAATTGCAAAAGGTTTTTAGTAGTGGCATTGATGGTGAGAAACTTTCTACACAACTTGATTCCATTGTTACAGATTTAAATGAAATAAAAACTACAATTCAAGGACTGTCTTCTGGCGTTACTCTTGATGGATTATTGCAAAGTTTTGATAGGTTGTCTAATTTTATAAAAGAATTAATGACTAATGCTAGAAATATCCAAGACGTATTGTTAAACATTGGTTCTTCTGCTGGTGCATCAAATAATTTAAACAATGCGATACAAACGTTAAAAAGTAGCGAAAAGGTATTAGATGATTTTAAAGCTTCGTTGAAAAATCTTGGAATGGGCGATGTTGAAATTGATGCCATTGCAGAAAGAATTAAAAATCTTGGTGTACAGATTAACACTTTAAACCAACAAAAAACCCTTATTCCAGGAAAAAAAAAGGATAAAGAAATTTTATCTGTTGACATTTCTGGCTTAGATAAAATGGGCAACGCAATTAAGTTGACAGAGCAATATGATATTGCGACTGGTAAACTAATAAAAAGCATTGACCGTGTTTCTACTGTTCAACAAAAAGCTGGAGCATCGGCGAACACTTTTGCAAAGCAACAAAAAGATGCTGTTTCAAATCTTACAAATGAAATAAATAAGTATTATCGTGCGGCAATTGACCAAAACGCAAATAAACCAATAAAAGGTACTGCTCATTTAAATAGTCTTGAAGATGAGTATAACAATATTATTTCTGCTATTCAGAGAATGGGGAGCGCTTCTAATGACACTTTCGATGAGCAAAAAAGAATTGTAAAAACATTAATTTCTGAGTATCAAAGCTTAGTAAGGGAGTATAAAAACGCCGAAACAGTTGCTACTTCTCTTCGCTCTAAAGATATAAGCACTGTGAAAGATACGTATTCTAGTAAGTTAGACGTGTTAATTTCCAAAATGAGAAAAGACGGTGTTTATACTTCTGGATTTGAAAATGGAGCAGAAAATCTTCGTTCTATATTGTCTGGTGCTACAGACGCAAATGGGCTAGTTTCATTTTTAAATGGATTAGACAAGCTTGAAGCAGGGTATAAAAGAGCTTCTGCTTCTGCCAAAGAGTTTAACCAAGCCCAAAAAGTTGATATTAAAGTATCTGGATTGGAGTCTAAAATTTCGGATATACAGAGAATTAGCCCAGAAATTGATAAATTTGAAACGGAAATAGCTGGAGCAAAAGTCAGTGTACAAAGCTTGCTGGCTGATTTAAAACAAGTTAAGACTCAAGGCGATTTTTCTGTTATTAATACTAAGTTTAAAGCATTTACTGATGCCGCTAAAGCTTCTGGTATTGCTGTTGCCGAAACTGCAACAGAAGCAAATAAAATTTATAATGAGATATATAATACTAAAAAAAGAATCGGTTCTTTAGAAGTCGATTTAATAGGCGCAGAAGCCAAAGGTGATACAAAGACTATAAAGGATATAAATGATGAAATTAAAAGATTACAAGATAATTTAACATCATTGGATAAAGATGGCGCTTATAGTTCTAAATTCACTGATAAGCAAAAGGCGAGCTTACAAGAACTAAATAAACAAATTGAATATTCCAAAAAACAGGCTCAGAATCAAGTTGACTATAAAATTAGTATGCAAGATGCAAAAAAAGAAGTAAAAGAAACAGAAGAGTCTTTTAAAAGATTAAAATCTCTTGCAAAAGAAATGGGTCAAATTGATGTTAAAATTGCTGGTCTTGATGTTGATAAAGACATTGATGATATTCGAAGTTTACAAAGAATATTAAATGACCTTGAAGCAGAATATAGAGAATTATATTCTATTGTTGGAAAAAATCTTTCTGATAACCAGGTCAATGAATTAAACCAAGAATTTGCAAAAACTTCTGATTCAGTTCGTAGTCTTAAAAAAGAAATGGCGGAAGCTGCTGAAACTCAAAAGATAACGAGTGATTTCGAAAAGTTGAAGTCTCTTGCAAAAGAAATAAGTAATACCAGGATAGATATATTAAAATCTGATGATGTAGCTGAGATTAGCGAAGCAATTGCTAAATTAAATAGACTTAATGCCGAATATGAAGAGCTATTTGCTAAAACTAGAGGAAGCTTAAGTAATAAACAAATTGGTGAATTGGATAATATTGTTGACCAAGGAGATACAAATGCTCTTAAAGCATTCAATAGTGAAGTGCAAGAGTTTATTAAATTGCAAAATCAGATTGAAAATAAAAAATTCGAAATTGGCAAACTAGAATTGCTTGGCGGAAAAGAAAATGAAATTGCTGATTTAAAAAGACAACTTGCAGAACTTGAAGATGCTTATAATCATTTAATGAATACATTTATGAAGAAAGTGTCTGGTAATGCAGATATTCTTCAAATTGATGATTTTAAAGGTCTTGAGAATGGTATAGAAAAAGCAACTACAAATGCTGAAAATAGACTTAAACAATTCGAGGCACAGTATGCTGACGCAAAAGCAAAACTTGCAGAAGATATTAAACTTGATATCGATAATGGTAAATTTGACAATGAAGTATCTTCAATATTAGATAAATTTAGTAAATTATCAGGTGAGTCTGCGGAACTAAAAGAACATATAAGAGCAGTTGAGTTGGCTTTAACAAAAATGAAAGAAGCTGCTGGCACTGGTGATGAAGTTGCCGACGCAGAAAAGCTTAGAGCCGCACAAACAGAATATGCAGATGCTATAAAGAAAGCTAATAATGAATTAAGAATACAAGCCAGAGAAGAAAAATCTATTAATGCTGCAAATAAATTAGCCCAAGACAGAGAGTCTTTGAGATTAGATATGGTTAATTGGTTAAAACAAAATACCAAAGCAGCAAAAGAATATGGAGATGAAATTGAGAAACTTATAGCTTTGTGTGGTAAGTTAGATAATGTTGGTGTGGCAAGCACTAGGCGAGATTTTAATAATATTGTAAAAGATGCAGAGATGCATGGTAAAACCGGTTTAACTACTTGGGACAAACTTGTAGATAAAGCCAAAGAATATTCTGTATATTTTTCTGTCGCAGATGTAGCTATGAGTTCAATACAAGCATTGAAAGATATGTTTGAGCAGGTTAAAGCTATTGATACTGCTATGACAGAATTGAGAAAGGTTACGGATGAAAGCGATGCATCATATAATGCCTTTCTAACAAATGCTGCATCAAGAGCAAAAGAAATTGGTACGACAATTGACGGACTCGTTACTTCTACTGCTGACTTCGCAAGACTTGGTTATGGGTTTGAAGATGCTCAAGGATTGGCAGAAGTAGCAAATATTTATACAGTTGTCGGTGATGAAATTGAAGGTGTCGAAGGAGCGACACAAAGCTTGGTTTCTACAATGGCAGCTTTTAAAGATGAAATGGGTAATATGAGCGATAGTGAATTTGCTCTAAGTATAGTGGATAAATTTAACGAAGTCTCAAATAATTTCAGTATCTCCAGTGGTGGTATTGGTGAAGCATTAACTCGTTCTGCATCTTCGCTGGCAACTGCAAACAATACTTTGGATGAATCGATAGCGTTAATTACGGCTGCAAATACCGTGGTAGACTTGTGCCACCTAGTATAGTAATGTATTAGCTTTCCTAAAAGGATTGAAGTAGCTCAAAACGGTGAAAACCAAGAGATTGGCAATACCGTGGGTAAGATTTTGTATATATACATTATCCCTGTAACGACCACAGCTTAAAAGGCAACGATTAAGCGTATGCTACGCCCTACCAAGTAATGTTGAGGGACAGGTATGGTCTGAACTGTGACTATAATCTAAAAATGAAATCACAGAGGATGGCAGAAATGACCACCCCCTTCCCTTCTGTTTTTTGGGAAGAGTAACAAATATAAAAATTGACAAGACCCCGTAAAAGTGGGTAATGCATTCAAAACAATTTCAATGCGCATAAGAGGCGCAACGACAGAGTGAGTATCGCTCCCCCATATGGTGACATATGGGTAAACAGTTCGCTCAAAATAGGGGAACTCCTGAGAAGGACAATCCTATGGGTAAGGTTTGTATAAATAAGTATAAAATTTTAATTTATATAAGAATCCCTCAACGACCACAGTTTAAAAGGTAACAATTAAGCGTATGCGAACCATCTTATTTGTATAAGATGAAGGTATGGTCTGGTCTGCAAATATAATCTAAATAATTTTATAACAGTTAAAGTTATAAATTAATATGAAATTGCAGAGGTAGGCAGAAATGACCTACCCCTCCCTATTGGTTGGGAGAGTAACAAAACGTAGAAGAAGCTGGGGAGTCAACCGATGGCATGGCCGAATCCACAGCTAAACTTCAAGAAGAAATTATGGCGCTGACTGGCATTGATATAATGATAGACGATAAAAACTTTAAATCAACTTTCCAGTTTATGGATGAATTATCTGATAGATGGGAAGACCTCAGCGACATAGCTCAGGCCAGCGTGATAGAATTAGTAGCCGGAAAACACCAGGGCAACGTATTTGCTAGTATCATGGAAAATTTTGACATAGCCAGAAATGCACTCAAAACATCTGAAGAGGATTCTGCTGGTTCAGCAATGAAGGAACACGCAAAGTGGAGCGAATTTTTGGAGGCAAGGTTAAAAAAATTACAGGCGGCATGGCAAAGTTTGTCTCAATCATTTTTAAAGTCCGACTTTTTAAAAGCAGGTATCGAGCTTATTAAAGGACTAACAAATGCTTTAGATGGTTTAGTACAAACATTTGGCGGTTTTGGTACAATAGGGATTGGTGTTGCTGGCGGTGCAATCTTTAAATATTTAACATCTGATGCAGAAAAAACGAAGAAAACATTAAATGATGTGGTTGATGCAATAAATGATTTAGGCAACATTAGTAATGCTGCAACCGAAGGTACAGAAGCATTGGCAAACATGGCGTCTTCCGCTACCGAAGTTGTAGAAAGTACAACTAATGTAGCTTCGGCAGCTACCGAAGGTGCTGAATCGGTAGCGAACTTGGCATCTACAACAACAGAAGGCGCTGAAGCTATTGTTAATGTTACTTCGGCTGCTACAGAAGGTGCGGAAGCTATTACTAATGTTGCTTCTGCTTCAACCGAGAGTGCAGAAGCAGTGGCTAATATGGCATCAGTTAGCAGCGAAGTTGCTGAAGTTACAGTCAATGTAGCTTCAGCAGCTACTGAAGGTGCTGGTGCTATTAATAATGTTGGTGAAGCAGCTACTGGAGGAGCAAAAAGTTTTAAAGCATTTGCAAAATCTGCTTTTGGTATTACTACTGGCATTGCTTTAGCTATTGCTGCTATTGGATTAGCAATTAATGCGTATAAAAAATACAAAGAAGAACAAGCAGAACTTAGAAGAGAAACTATAGAAACAAGTAATACGTTTTTAGATTCTTCTAAATCGTTTGAACAGGCATATATTAAATATTCAGGAAAATCAAGTTTAACATCTGAAGAAGAAGCAGAATTAAAAACTGCAATTCAGGGGACTGTTGATGCATTAGATAATAAGTCAAGTGCTTTACAAAATGTTGTAGATAGCAGTAGTGATTATCTTGCTTCTCTTAAAAAGATTGCTGATGAAGAAATAAAAGAAACAGAAAGAGCTGCTAAAGCCAAACGAGATGCGGCAGAAGAAGAATTAAAAGAAGCTGCCATTGGTTGGTCAAGCCTTGATGGTAGCGAAGTAGATATAAAAATATCCACTGGTCTTAATCCAAATTCTGCCGAAGAAGCAAAAATTGCAAAACAAATCGGGAAGAAATATTATACCGCTCTAGGTTCTGCTGGCAAAGAAGGCACAACTACGACAATGGGATTTAGACTTCCTGCAAATGCGGACACGGATGAAATTCTTAATTATTATTACACGCTGTTAGAATACCAAAAAGCGTTGCAAGATGCAGATTTGGGGAAAACAGATGCTTATAATAATGTAACTGCTGCTATTGAGGATATGTCTGAAGCAGTTGGCGTTTATACTGATGGAGTGTATGAAGCGGCAAAAGCTCAGTATCAATTAGATAATGGTATTCCGACAACAGTTGAAGATTATCTTAAAATGCGAGAAAGTATTCTTAATACAGTCGGCGGTTCAATTGATACAAGAAAGACAATAGCTGGCACATTAGATTCTGAATATGGCGATGTATTTGATTTAACTACTGTTGAAGCACAAGCTAGAAAACTTGTTGGTGTGCTTGATGAGTATGGTGATAAAGAAGTAGGGAAAATGGAACTATTTCTCAATATGCGAACAGCAGTTAATAATGGTGAATGTACTGTTGGTGAATATGTATCTCAATTTGATGATATTAATAAGATGATAGAAGATTGGGATGATAAGTCAAAAGAAGAATTTAATTTGGCTTTTGGAATCGATACTGATACAGTAAAACAACAATATGATGAACTTCTTGGCGATATATCGAAATCAATTGGAGAAACAGAAGCTAAAAATCTTTTAGACGGTTTGACTGCGGATGAACTTTCTGCGACTATTCGTCTCAAGGAAGAAATAGATTGGGATAATACCAGTATTAAAGATATTAAAAAACAAATTGAAAAAGAGGCTGAATTAGTATCTGCATTGAACTTCACTATAAGTATGGATGTTGAAACTGAGAATCTTGAGAAGTTAAATACAGCCATGGCAGAATCTGTATCTGGAGCTGGCCTGTCATCTGAGGCTATTTCTGCTTTAAAAGCTCGTTATTCAGAACTTACGTCTCATGGTTATGACCTCTCTGCTATGTTCGAAGAAACAGCTAATGGTATACATCTTAATAGGGCATCTGTCAGCGAATTTGAACAAGCTCTTGCTCAACAAAAATTATCTGAAACAAAAAGCCATTTAGATACATTGAAAAGTACGTATGATGAACTTGGCGAAAAAATAAAGAATTGCAATGATGCTGAAGAAAGAGCAAGTTTATATACTCAGCAACAAGAAATTGCACAGAAGATAAATGATTTAGGGACGTTAGCTTCTCAATATGAAGGTTTAGCGTCTGCTTATAATGCTTGGCAAAATGCAGAATCTTCTGGCAACGAAAGAGATATGTATGAGAGTATCATTGAAGGCTTTGAAACAATTGAAGATGAAATATCTCGTGGTTGGTATGACGATAGCACGATAAAGTTTCTTGAACTTATGACTGGGCAAACCGATTTGGCCTCTAAATCGGCTTCCGAATTAAAAGAAATTTGGAATAGTTTAGATGATACAATTAAAGGCACAAGTTATAGCGTAAAAGATTTCTTTACTACTGATGAAGACGGTAATTCCACGAGTACAGGTGCTTACAACTTTTTAAGAGCTGTTGAAGAGCTTGGTAAAAATGGCGGTTTAAAGGCTCTTAAAGGTCAAAATATTGAAAAACTTGTAGAACGTAACAGCGAAGGTAAAATTATTGGATTTGATTTCAATGTTGTTGGCGGAGATAAGGCTGTTGCTGATGCGTTGGGTGTCGGTGAAGAAATGGTTCAAATAATTCAACGGGCTTTGGATGACGCTGGATTTGTTGTTACATTGGACGGAAGTTGGACGCAATATGCTGATTTAGCAGAAGAAGCAGAAGTAGCAAGTCAGTCAATAAAGAAGTTAGCACAGTCTAACAAGGAATTGAAAAAAGCTGGATTTGATGAATATGATTTTAACTTCAATGTTTCATCTATTGATGAAGCAAATGAACAATTAGATAAAGCAAAAGAGCTTTTAAATAGTGACGCATTTAAAAATAAGAAAACTGGCAAATTTGACATAAATGCCGATGGTGCTAAAGATGCATTGAAGATTGCTGAGACTTTAACAATTAAAAAAAATCAGCTTGAAGAACCAGCTTATATGTCTGTTGATGCAACAAAATTAGAAAAAGAGCTTCAAAAGCCTGTAGAGCTATTGCAAGATTTTGAGAATTTAACTCAAGAAAAAGATTTACTTAATTTAACCGGAACTGACACAAAAAGACTAAGTGAAATAGACACTGAGTTAGACAACATTGTCAATAGTCTTTCAAACCTTAATGAAGACACCAAGGTAAAACTTGGCATTGACGGGATGACTCCAGATGAAATTCGAGAAGAATTAGAAAATGGTACAATTGAAATTCCAGCCGAAATGACAATTGAAGCCAATATGGATAAAAGTCTCGAAGACTTAGTAACTCTTGGATTGCTCGAACAAGGTCTTATTACTAAAAAAGAAGCTAAACTTAGACTAGATATAGAAATTGAAGCAAATGATTTAGATGAAGAGTTAAGTAAAGCTTTAAAAGAATCTGGACTTAAAGGTGATAAGTTAAAATCATCTTATAAGATTGCCGCTGAAAATGAAGATTGGTTAAAGAAGTATGATGTTAATGACCAAGTGGCCATGGTTAAATTTCTTGTTGATAACAAAGAAGTTAATGAATATAGTCCAGAAGATAAAGAAGCAGTTGCTAAATATGAACTTGACGGGAAGAGTATAGATGAGTTAAATGAAAAACTTAGCAGTATAAAGGGGCTTTCCGAAGACGATAAAGAAATCGTCGTTAAAGCCACAGCTAAATTTAACCAAGATGGCAACATAGAAAATTTGTTGTCCAGTATTAACGCAATAGAAGATGAAGAGATTAGAAAGCAAGTGTTTGTTGAACTTGTTGAAAATGGTGATTTTGATGAACTTCTAAATGGCTTAAATAAAGATGAACAAAAAGTTGTTATTAAAGCCGTAACAGAAGGTACTGGCGATGTAAAATCTTTAAATGAAATTATTGATAAATTGCCAGAAGATGTACAACCAGAAATTCGTGCATTAGTTGGTGACTCTATGGATGATGTTGCCGAACTCGATGGCGAGCTTGTCAAAATGTCGAGTGCTAAGTATAAACTTAGAGTAGACTATGATATGGACAAAGACTTTGTTGATAGCTTGACAAAAGACCAACGAAAAGTTGCAGTTAAATTTATTGCTGAAAATGAAGATTGGTTGAAAAATTATAAAGTCGAAGATAAAGAAGCGATTGTTCAGTTTTTTGTTGAAGATAAAGATGTTCAGAATTATACACCAGAACAAAAAGAAGCACTTGCTAAGTATATAGCAGATGGTGGTAATTTAGAAGGTTGGAATGCACCAACAAAAGAATCGTTCGTCCAATATCTTGTTGATGGTGGAGATGTTAGTAGTTGGACACCGGAAACAAAAGAAGCGTTTGCCAAATATATAGCAGAACATGGAGCAGTTGATTCTTGGACACCTGAGCAGAAAGAAGCGTTAGCTAAATATTTCAAAGAAACTAGCGAACCAGACAATTATAAAATGCAACCAAAAGAAGGCACGGCAACTTATAAGAAAGATGTTAGTGATGTTACTGGTTGGACGCCTCCTAAAAAAGAAGGTTCTGTGTATTATAGAATTGCTGGTGTTATAGGTAATATTAAAGATAAAATTGCTAATCTGTTTGGTGTTGCAAATGGAACGGCAAACATAAACGGTACTGCATATGTTAATGGGTCGTCAGGAAAAGCATTCAAAAAAGGAAATTGGGGAATAAATAATTCTGGTACTGCATTAGTTGGTGAGTTAGGTCAAGAGACACTTGTAAGAGACGGACGGTTTTATACTATTGGGGATACTGGCGCTGAATTTATCAAATACAAAAAAGGTGATATAATCTTCAATCACAAACAAACAGAAGAATTGTTTAAAAATGGAAAAGTTGTTTCTGGTAGTGGTCGTGGAAAAGCATTAGTTAGCGGTACTGCATTTTCAAGTGGTTCTGGTGGAGGTGAAGAGCCAAAAGTTAAAAGTTATACCGTTGGTTCAAAGAAATCTTCAAAGAAGTCTTCAAAGAAGTCTTCAAAGAAGTCTTCTAAAAAATCTTCTTCCAAAAAGAGTTCTTCTTCTAAGAAGTCATCTAAAAAATCATCTTCGTCTAAAGATTTTGAGGAAACTTTAGACTTTATTGAAATCAAAATTGACCGTATAGAACGTGCTATTGACCAGCTCGACAAAACAGCTAATAATGTTTATAAATCTTGGTCAACAAGAAACAAATCTCTTGCTAGTGAAATTGGCAAGGTAAAAGATGAAATTAATATTCAACAATCTGCATATACAAGATATATGAAAGAAGCCAATTCAGTTGGCCTCTCTTCTTCCTGGGCAAAAAAAGTTCGTAATGGTTCAATTGATATTAAAACCATTAAAGATGAAAAACTTGCTGATAAAGTAAAAAAATACCAGGAATATTATGAAGCGGCACTTGACTGCAAGAAAGCCATTGAAGAATTAAAAGAAACAGAATCTTCCCTTTACGCACAGAGAGTTGAAAACGCAAGCAAAAAATATGAAGGTGTTCTTGGAGTTATTGGGCATAAAAAGAGTATGTTGGAAGAATACATTTCTCAATCAGAAGCTCAATCATGGCTGGTTAGTGCAAGATATTATAATGCTCTTATGAAAAATGAGCAGAGTAACATTGCACAGCTTAAAAAACAAAAGGCTTCTATGCTTGCTGAATTCGGAGCCGCAATGAAAAGCGGAACCATAGAAAAATACTCTGAAAAGTGGTATGAAATAGTAAATTCAATTGATGAAGTAACTTTAGCTATTACTGAAAGTGAAACTCAATTACTTTCTTATCGGCAGACATTAGAACAATTGAGCTGGGAAACTTTTGATTTACTTCAAGAAAAAATCTCTTCTGTTGCAGATGAAACAAGTTTCTTAATTGACCTTATGGATAATAAAAAACTCAATAATGATAATGGTCAATTAACTAATGAAGGATTGGCAACATTGGGTTTACATGGTGTTGCATACAATACGAATATGTATCAAGCCGATTTGGCTGCAAAAGAGGCAAAAAAGCTTAAAGCCCAATTAAAGTCTGACCCATATGATACTGAACTTGAAAAGCGTTACAGAGAAATGCTTTCTTTACAGAGAGAGTATATATCGAATGCTGAGGATGAAAAAGATGCTATAAAAGATTTAGTAGAAAACGGTATTGAGTTAGAACTTGATGCATTAGATGAAAGAATAAATAAGTATGAAGAAGCACTTGGTAGTCAAAAAGATTGAAAAATTTATATAACAATATAAATTAACAGTCCGCTATATTCCGAAAGGATATAGTGTATCGCTTTGAACTGCTGGAAAATCCTTAGAGCTATTCTACTACAACGTGAGTCGTAAGATTGAGCGTGAATGTTCAAAAAATGGATAGATTGGACAATCAGCAGCCAAGTTTCTATTAAAATTATATTGACAATACATTATTACTGTGATATAATAATAGAAAAAGGTTCAACGACCATGAGTTGAAATACTCATAGATGGAAGTCCATCGAAGTGGAGCGCATCTAAACTTATAATTTTGTAGTTTTATAATTAATAAGGTTATAAGCATGATGAATGATATGGTCTGCACTCTATTGAAAGATAGAGAAAATTTACTTTGAATAAATAAAAGTAAAATCTATATGGATGTAACGAATCCTATATAAATAAAAATTGTTTAATAAATAAGTTATAAGAAATAAATATATAAATTTAAAAAGTGAGGTGAGAAGATGAGGAAGAAAACGCATGAAGAATATGTTGCAGAATTAGCGATTAAGAATCCAACTGTCGAAGTTATTGGACGGTATAATGGTGCGAAAAATAAAATAGAACATCATTGTTTAATACACGATGTTTATTGGAATATGAATCCTACGGATGCACTAAAGGGTAGCGGATGCGAATTGTGTAGAAGAGAAAAGATTCATAATTATCATTGCAAGACAACCGAACAATATATCGAAGAACTTTATAAAGTTAATCCAAATGTTATTGTTAAAGAGCAATATATTGATTCGCATACTCCTATTTTACATAAATGTTTAATACACGATATAGAATGGAAAGTGTCCCCAACAGATGCACTGCGAGGAAGTGGTTGTACAAATTGTAAAAGCGATAAAATTAAAAATAAACTTTCTAAAACACATGAACAATATGTGAGAGAATTAAAAGAAAAGAACCCAAATATTATTCCAATTGAAAAATACAAAGGTGCAAATATAAAAATATTACATAAATGTTTAGTTGACGGTTATGAGTGGTATGCTGCTCCAAGTAATATGCTTAGTGGTTATAGTTGTCCAAAATGTAGTCGGAGATTTAGGAGGACGCACGATGATTATGTGAGGGAAGTCTCTAAAAACAATCCAAGTATTGAAGTTGTTGGTACATTTGTCGGTATGCAAATTCCTGTTTTGCATAAGTGTAAAATTCATAATATAGAATGGATGGCGTACCCAGATTATATATTAAAAGGATGCGGTTGTTCCAAATGTGGTAATGAGAAAGTAAGAGAAAAACTTTCTAAAACACATGAACAATATGCGAAAGAATTGAAAGAAAAGAACCCAGATATTGAAGTTGTTGGTATTTATTCCGGGTCTTTTACGCCAATATTACATAAATGTCTAATTGACGGTTATGAGCGGTATGCCACCCCAGCCAATATTCTTTTCGGTAATGGGTGTCCACAATGTAATGAAAGTTTTGGCGAAAGACAAGTTAGACAATGGTTGGAAAAATATAATATTAATTATATATTTCAATATAAATTTAAAGATTGTCGTAATATTAATCCGCTTCCATTTGATTTTTATTTACCAAATTATAATATTTGTATTGAATATCAAGGAGAACAACATTATAGACCAGTTGAATATTTCGGCGGTGAAGAAAAATTCAAAACTCAACAAAAACACGACAATATAAAAAGAAAATATTGTCATGATAATAATATAAAATTATTAGAAATTCCTTATTGGGTTAATATTGAAGAAAAATTAAACAAATTTTTATTTATTTAATATAGTAACATTCTGGTTATATGACTATCAGAAAAAAGTAAAAAGTTCTATTGAAGAAATTGCTAGTTTAGAGAAGCAAAGAGCCGCATATTTAAATGATACTTCTGAAGAAGGCAAGGCGAAATTACAGCAAATAGAACTATCCCTTAAAGATGCAAAAGACGAACTTAAAGAAACCGAATATGATAAATTGGTTGACGATACCGAGCAAATATTATCAGACCTTTATGATGAATATGAAGAAACATTAAATAAACGGCTTGATAATATTGACTATCTTGTATCTCAAATGATAGACAAAATTAATTCTAATTCATCTGTAATTGGAAACACAATTCGTGAATCTGCGAAAAATGTTGGATATTCATTGTCAAATCAAATGAAAGAAATTTGGGATAAAAATTCGTCAAGTATAAATAATGTAGTTGAAACGTATGGAAAAAATTTTACAAGTCTTCATACTACAACTAATAGTGCATTATCTGCTATAAATGTTAATTTGCAGAATATAATTGCGCAGCTGAATTCAAAAGCAGCAACAAATGTAAGTTCTGCAAACAAATCTTCTGTTGCTGATTCTAAAAAAAAGAAAGTAAAAGAAGAGAAAAAGAAACCTACAACTAAGAAAGACACAGAAGAGAAAAAGAAACCTACAACTAAGAAAGACACTAAGAAAACTACTACTAAAAAGACTATTAAAGTTGGTGGCAAGATTAATGCTGGCAGCGCAAAGATTTACGATTATGCTGGAGATAAGTCTGGAGAAAGACAGTATTATAGAAACGACCCAATTTATAAAGTTCTTAAAATTAGTGGTAACTGGTTGCAGGTTAGATATCACAAACTTAGCAAAGGAATAACGGGCTGGTTTAAGAAAGGCGATGTTAAAGCTTATGCAATAGGTAAGAAGAATATTGCAAATTCAGAATTGGCTTGGACGCAAGAAAATGGTAAAGAATTTATTGTTAGACCTTCTGATGGTGCAATCCTTACTCCTGTTGCGAAAGGTGACAGTGTATTAAATGCTAATGCAAGCGGTAACATTTGGGATATGGCAAACTCCCCTGCTGAATTTATTAAAGACAATTTAAATCTTAAGAACACTGATGTTCCTAATAATTCTACTGTTCGGAATAATTATACTCAGCATTTAGATAAAGTTGTGTTTAGTCTCCCTAATGTTAAGAATTATGAACAACTTCTTGCACAAATGCAAAAGGATAAGAATTTTGAAAATCTTGTTCTTTCAATGAGTGTTGATAGACTTGCTGGAGGAAGTTCTTTGGCGAAGAAAAAATCAATTAGATAACTGTTTTATAGGGAGAGATAGGATTATTCTATCTCTCCCCTTCTATTAAAAGGAATGAATGATGAATGATGAAGAGCGAAAAGAAAAAATTAGATTTTCAACAAAAAATAATTACTAGACAATCTAAACAAATTGAATTGTTGAAATCACAGATTGAATATTTAAAACAAAAATGTCAAGAAAAAGATGATGTAATTAATTCTGTTCAGTCTATAAGAGAAGAATTAGTCGAAAATGCAAAAGAACATCGACGTCTTAAAAATGAATATAAGGAATTGGTTGATGAATTAAAACAAATGAAAAAGATAATTGACGTTAATGTCTATAAAGGACGATGGAAGATTGCAAAATTTCTTATCAAATAATGAAATATAAGTTAGAAAGTGGGTGATGAAATAGAATGAAGGCATTTGATTTTTCTTATGATGGTAAGAATCTTAGTGATTTTGGATTTATCATATGTAATTTTGGGGATAAAGGACTTGACACGGTAAGTAATGGAAGTCAAATCACATTTAATACGGTTTCGACTTTAGGTGGAGCAAAATATGAGCTTACTAGTGCTGTATACGAAGATTGCTTAGAGGCTACTATACAAATTTGCAAATGTTCATGTTCTACAGATATACAAGAAATATCTCCTGTTGAACATAGGGAAATTATGAGATGGTTAAGTAGAAAAAAATTCTTAAAGTTTAAGATTTTAGATGAAGAACATATCGACCTTTATTATGAAGCGAAAATTAACGCAAGTAGAATCGAAATCGATGGTAGACTTTATGGATTTGAATTAGCAATAGAAACAAATACTCCTTTCGCTCTCAAAGAACCGACAATTATTAATATCAAAAATATTGAACAGAATGGCAAGCATTATATAAATGATGTTTCTTATGAGGAAGGTTACATTTATCCGTATACAGAAATTACTGTCACAAGTGACGGAGATTTAAATATATATAATGCTATTGAAGATAGAAATACTTATATAAAGAATTGTGTTGCTGGTGAAATTATCACTATGGATTATCCCATTATTAAATCTTCTATTTCATCTCATAATATACAAAATGATTTCAATTGGAATTTTTTCAGAGTGGCAAATACTCTTGGTAACAGTAGAAATAATTTAACTATTTCTATTCCTTGTTCTATTACAATTAAATATTCACCAATTGTTAAAGTCGGTCTGTAAGGTGGTGCGGATATGGCTATTAATATTAAATTTGATTTAACAGGAAATCCAGAACCACCTACTATAATCTTAGCAAATAGAAACGGAAACAAATTAGGGCAACTAAAAGTTAATGAAGATAGTATTAATTTAAATGATAAATTTAATGATATTTCCGAAATTTCTTTTACAATAAATAAATATATAGATGATAGGCTTACTCCTTTATGGGGAAAAGTTGTTGATTTTAAACTTATTTATTGTAAAGAATGGGATTGTTGGTTTGAAATTAGCGTTGAACTTGATGAAGAAACCGAAACTGTCAAAACGGTGTTTGGAACTCAATTAGGCCAGGCAGAATTGTCTCAAATTATGCTTTACGATGTTGAAATCAACACAGAAGAAGATATCGAACGAAGTGATTATATTTTACCTACTGTTTTGTACAGAAGGAATGGCGAATTAAATGATGGTATTACAAAAGAAGAAGCGGATAAATTAGATAAACTTGGGAAAACAGTTCCGTATAAGGATTATAAAAGTGCTTCGTTATTACATAGATTATTAAACGATAAAGCACCACATTATTCTATTGATTACGTCTCCCCCACTATTTCAAAAATTCAAAGAAGCTTTTCTTTTGATGATGATTCTATTTATGATTCATTTCAAGAAGTTGCAGAAGAAATTGGATGTTTATTTATATTCAATTCTGGTTCAGATAAAAATGGTAAACCTGAAAGAACAATATCAGTTTATGACTTACAACAAAACTGTAATGATTGTGGATATAGAGGCGAATATACTGACAAATGCCCTAAATGTGGAAGTATAAACATAACAAATGGATATGGTGATGATACTTTAATTTTTGTTACTTCTGATGATTTGGCATCTGATGGTATTCAATTAAAAACAGATACGGACGCTGTTAAGAATTGTTTTAAGCTTGAAGCTGGAGACGATTTGATGACAGCGACTGTTCGGAATTGCAACCCTAATGGAACAGATTATATTTGGTATTTTTCTAACGATATTAAAGAAGATATGCCAACTGAATTAGTTGAAAAACTAGATTCTTATAACGAAATATATAAGCAATATTATAATGAATATGTTTTAAATATAGATGGTAATTTGCTTAACGATTATAATTCTCTTGTAGATAAATATTCTGTTTATAATAAGAATTTACAAAAAATAGATACTCCAATTAAAGGGTATTCTTCTTTGATGAACGCTTATTATAATACTATTGATTTAGTCTTATATCTTGAATCTGGTCTTATGCCTAGTGTTGAAATGAGCGAAACAAACGCTAAAGAACAGATTACCTTATTAACTACCTCTTCCCTATCTCCAGTTGCTGTTTCTAATGTAACTATCGCTTCTTTATCGACAATTGACAGTGCTGTTTTAGCAATGGCTAAAACCATTATTAAATCAACATATAAAATAGAAATAGGAACATCTGAAATAATAAAAAATGGCGACAATAAAAATTGGAAAGGCAATTTTGTTATTACAAACTATTCTGACGAAGAAGATACAGCTACTAGTAATGCTATTACTATAGAAGTAAATGATGACTTAGAAACATTTGTTAAACAAAAAATAGAAAAAGAGTTAAATAAAGAAGAAGCTGAAGATTATAGTATTTCTGAATTGTTCAAGAAAGAATACGCAGATTTTTGCACAGAATTAAGGAAATATTCATTAAATTACTTATCTAATTTTCATGAATCGTGTCAGTCTTGTATCGATATTTTAATAGAACAAGGCGTTGGAAATAATAGTACGTGGAGCGATACTGAAGCGGGTTCTGAAGGTAATTTATATGAGAAGTTATATGTGCCATACTATAATAAATTAGTTGCTATAGATGCTGAGATGAGAACAAGAGAAGATGAAATTAATATTATATCTGGTGTATGTGATGTTGATGGAAATATAGTAACAAAAGGATTACAAACATATATCGAAGATGGTAGGATTCAAATTCAAAATGCTCTTGACTTTAAAAAATATTTAGGTGAAGAATTATGGTTAGAATTCTGTTCTTATCGTAGAGAAGATAAATATTCGAATGATAATTATATTTCTGATGGTTTGAATAATGCAGAATTATTTAAAAAAGCTTTGGAATTTTTTGAGGTTGCAGAGAAAGAGATTTATAAATCTTCTGAATTACAGCATTCAATTTCAACCAGCTTAAATAATTTATTGGTTATTCCTAAGTTCAAGCCATTAGTTGAATCTTTTAAAGTTGGCAATTGGATACGGATTCAAGTAGATGATAGAATATATAAATTAAGATTGTTAGAGTATGAAATTGATTTTGGTGATTTTAATAATATTTCTGTTGATTTTTCAGACGTTACTAAAGTAAAGAATGGTATAACAGATGTTAAAAGTGTTTTATCCCAGGCATCTTCTATGGCAACTTCTTATAGTTCGGTGCAAAGGCAAGCAAGTCAAGGAGAAAAAAGTAATACTACTTTAAACAGTTGGGTTGATAATGGTTTAAATGCGACAAATACTAAAATTATTGGTACTGAGAATCAAAATCAGGTATGGGATAAAAATGGTATTTTATGTAGAGAATATGACCCAATTACAGATACCTATAGCGATGAACAATTAAAAATAATTAATTCTACAATTGCTATTACAAATGATAATTGGAAAAGTACAAAAACTGCAATTGGTAAATATTATTACATTGACCCAGTTACTAATGAATTAAAGTGTACATACGGCGTTAATGGTGAAACAATAGTAGGTAAATTATTTGTAGGTGAAAATTTGCTTATCTCTAATGATAAAGGGAACCTGGAGTTTAATAATGAAGGGTTTATTGTGACAGGTGATAAAAGCACTGTTGTAATTAGTCCTAATAACTCTTCTGTATTTGCAATAAAAAATTCAGATAATAATTATATACTTCATATTAACGATGAAGGGAATTTGGTTGTTACAGGTGATATTATTGCAACAAGTTTAAAAATGGAAGATGGCAGTATAGTTGAAGGTATAAATGTTGGTGACATTAAAGGTCTATCATCTGTAGCCATTTCTGGCTCTTATAATGATTTAAAAGACAAACCTACTAAATTAAGTGATTTTGAAAATGATAAACTGTTTATTACAAAGGATGTCAACAATCTAACAAATTATTATAAAAAAAAAGAAACAGACAATTTATTAAACTCTAAGGTCAATTCAGATAGTTTAGCAACTGTCGCTACTACTGGTTCTTACAATGATTTGAAAGATAAACCTGTGAAGTTAAGTGATTTTGAAAATGATGAATTATTTGTCACTGATGATACCGATACATTGAAAAATTATTACAAGAAATCTGAAGTAGATAATTTATTAAATTCAAAAGTAAATACAGATAGCATTTCAACTGTTGCAGCAACAGGTTCTTATAATGATTTAGTAGATATAAGTGAATTAAAAAATTGGGTATTAGAACAAATACAATCGGCGATAAATTGATTGTTATACAAATAAAGTTATATTAAATTGTGTTTATAAAGGAGGATAAAATCATGAGCGTTTTAACTGGAATTCAAAATGCGTTATGTTTTGTTGTAGAAAATTGGACAGCAATTATTGTTATCTTTAGTTTGATAGTCGCAATTATCAAGAAGGTTATTTCTTTCTTTAATAAGTCGAAAGAAGAAAGAATTTCTATTGCCAAGAAACAAATTAGAGAAACAATGTTGAACCTGATAACTAATGTTGAATCTGATTATTCTGGATGGGTTAAAGCTGGTGCTATTAAACGGTCAAAAGTTATTAGCCAAATTTTTGATACATACCCCATCCTTTCAAAAATTGTAGACCAAGATGGATTTATTAATTGGATTGATGATGTGATTGATGAGTCTTTAGATACTATGAATGAAATTTTTGAAGAGCAGCCTGCAAAAGAAGAACAGTCTGCTGAGTAAGTATAAATAACTTGAATTAAGGAGTGATTATATGTCTGTTAATTGTATTGACGTATCCTCATATCAAGGGGTTATTAATTGGAGTAAAGTAAAATCATCTGGTGTTAAATATGCTATCCTGCGCTCTGTAACAAAAGACCTGAAAACAGATACATCATTTGAATATAATTATAAAAATGCAAAAGCATCAGGCTTGCAGGTTGGAGTTTATTTGTATAGCTATGCAACAAATGCTTTTTATGCAAAAAAAGAAGCAAATGCTTTGATTAAATTATTGAACGGTAGAAAACTCGATTTGCCTGTTTTTTATGATTTGGAATCTTCGTATTTAGTAAAAGCAAGCAAGTCTACTGTTCAAAGTATTACAAAGGCATTTAAAACAATTGTAGAAGCTGCTGGTTATTCTTTTGGGATTTATTGTGGCGAAAGCTTTTGTAATACTAATTTTAGTGGGTTTGATTCTGGTTGTGGGTTCTGGATTGCGCATTATGGCAAAAATGATGGTATTCAGCATAGAGTTCCCGAAATTTCTCACCATTTGTGTGGCCATCAATTTTCAAGTAAAGGGAAAATTAGCGGCATTTCTGGATATGTAGATATTAGTAATTGGTATGGCGTAAAAAAAGAAACTGTAAAGCAAGATACAAATGTTACATTAAATAAAACCTCACAATGGGTTGGTTATGTTACTGCAAATCAGTTGAATGTCAGAACTTGGGCTGGAGTAGAAAATAAAACAGTTTCATTCAGCCCATTGCCTAATGGTACTAAAGTTGATATATGCGATACTGTAAAAACAGAAGAAGGGAAATATTGGTATTATATTAAGTACAAGGATAAATATGGTTTTGTTAGCTCGACTTATATTTCTCATACACAAAAAAAAGAAGAAAATGTTATTAATTATTTAAGTGTATCTTCTAAGTGGATGAAGACCATTTATGACAAAGTGGTGTCCCTTGCTTGTGCCCATAAATCTTCTGCAAAAACATATGATGAAATGATTACGAAGAAAGCAACTACTTGTGGAAGAACTGCGAGTTTCGTGCTTCAGAAAGTTGGTATTTTAAAATCCGGGAAACTTATTAGTCATACTGATGCTATTGGTGGTACTGCAAGTAAAATCTTGAAGAATAAAAATACAATTGCAAAGTCTATGACTGGTTATTCAAACTTGGATTTGAAGAAATGCGACGTTGTTTATATTGGAGCGAAGAATTTTAAAAGTGTACCTGATAAATATAAAGTTAGCGGCGTTGTATTCATTCAAGATTCTAATGTTTTTATGTGTGCTGGTAAAGTTAATGGAAAAATGACAAACCGTACTTGTAACAATGATACAAAAAAGCAGGTCAAAAAAGATTCTAAAGGTGTGTATCGTTATTATAACAACACTATGACTACTGGCTATACATTTAGCAGTCCAATCTTGGTTGCTATTATTCCTAAAAGTAAGTAATAAATATATAAATAATTAATATTTAATTGAGGTGCAATTATGACTGAAAATGAAGCAAGAAAAAAGGTTGTGTCTATTGCAAAACAATATATTGGGTGTAAAGAATCGGATGGTTCTCATAAGAAAATTATTGACGGATATAATGCAGTAAAGCCATTACCAAAAGGATATAAAGTGGGTTATAAAGATTCTTGGTGCGCTACATTTGTATCATTTGTTGGTATTAAAGCTGGATTTTCTGATATTATCCAAAGAGAATGTGGTTGTGAGAGAATGATTGCTCTTTATAAGAAACTTGGTAGATGGGTTGAAAATGATGCTTATACCCCCCAAATTGGTGATGTAATTTTTTATGATTGGGATGATTCTGGCAAAGGTGATGATACAGGATTCTCTGACCATGTTGGTATTGTTGTTTCTGTAAATGGAAACACTTTGAAGGTTATAGAAGGCAATAAAAATGATGCTGTTGGATATAGAAATATAAAAGTTAATGGTAAATATATTCGTGGATATGGTATCCCTGATTATGCAAGCAAGTCTGATTCTTCTGTTGTGGTAGACGAAAAAGCTGTTGATTCAGATATTAAAGTTGATAGTGCGAAATCTTTTTCTAAATCTTTAGCAGGCACATATAAAACAACTACCGACTTAAATATGAGAACTGGTGCTGGTACTTCTAAATCTGTTATAACTGTTATCCCTAAAAATAAAAATGTGACTTGTTACGGATATTACACTTATTTTAATGGCGCTAAATGGTGTTATGTAATTTATAAGGATAGCAATGGAATTAAGTATAACGGTTTTGTATCCGGTAACTATTTAAAGAAATAATTGACATTTGAGGTATCCCAATATGTAATGGGATACCTCGCCGTATTATGAAAGAGTTGGTGTATATGTGATGGATGATTTGAAACAATTAGTGCAGATAGATTGGTGGTACGTAGTTATTGCTGTATGTTTGCTATTGTTTTGTGTGAAAATTATTTGGACGTTGCTTGATTGGTTGTTGTTTGAAAAACTTGGAATTGAGACTAGAAAAATGAAGCAACATAAAGAGGAAAGTAAATTATTAAGGGATACTGCTGAATTAGCAAAAACAACTGCTGAAAATTTAGATAAGCTTGAAAAAAGGCGTACAGATGATGGACAAAATTTTAGAAGCAGTTTAAATGATTATATAGTAGAAAGCCGTCAAGACAGGAAAATATTGCATGATGAAATGATAAAATTTGAACAAAATAGAATTAGCGATAGAAATCAAAGTCTTGAAATTCAAAAGAAATTGACAGATTCTATTTCTGCTAGAGATGAACGAATTAACGTCTTAATTACTGCGAATAAAGAATTATTAGCAGAGAAAATAAATGAAAAATATAAATATTATATTAGTATTAAAGGTATTCCAGAGGACGAATATGATGAATTTGTGTCGCTGCATAGTGCATATAAAGATGTCGGTGGAAATCATAATGGAGACGCTAAGTTTCAATATTGTATCAAACATCTTCCAGTAATTCCAGTTGAATCGAAACTAATATATAAAGATAGTGACAAGGTGGTGATTTAATGGCCATACAATCTATTATAAATATGAATGTTGATTTTTATGATAAAGAATATATTTTAATCAATGCTAAACAATATGATGATAAATCAAGATGGATTTCTGTTACTTGTTATAATCAAGGAGAATTACTTGGACTCAATTCGAATGAGCATACTGCATATGTTAGATATAAAAAAGCCGATGGTTATGGTGTTTTAAATACTTGCAGAATAGACAGCAAAGGTAGAATTTTAGTTGAATTAACTGAACAAATGCTTGCTGCTGTTGGTGTTTGTTATGTAGATTTAATAATTGTTAATAAAGGAAAAGCAATAATTAATATTGATACAGGTGAAATTATTACTGTTGACAGCTCCCCTATTATATCTACAATGGCGTTTTGTATAAATGTATATGAATCAGCAGTTGATAATTCTTTGATTGAATCTTCATATGAATTTAATGTGCTTAATGAAAAGCTGCAAAAAATAGACGCTGATTATACAGAAGTAATACAGTTAGCAAAATCTTATGCTGTTGGTGACGCTAATAATATAAGAGAAAATGAGAATTATGATAATTCAAAATATTGGTCTGAACAGGCACACGATAGCGCAAACAGCGCAAATGCAAGCGAATCAAAAGCGTTGGCCAGCGAACAGGCTGCTTTAGCGAGTGAAAATGCTTGTAAAGATTATGCGTCTCAGAGTGCTGCTTCTGCAACAGCAAGTGCCAATTCCGCTTCTGAAAGCGCAACGTCTGCTTCTAACAGTGCCGCCTCTGCTACTGAGGCTAAGAATAGTATGAATTCTGCATCAGCGAGTGCAACTGCGGCTTCTAACAGTGAAACAAATGCAAATGCAAGTGCGGAATCTGCATCTAATAGTGCTGCATCTGCAACAAGAAGTGCAGAAGTTGCGACTGAAAAAGAAAGAAGTGTATTAACAACAGCAGCTGATGTAAATAATAAAGCTGATACCGTTTCTAATTTGGCAGAAATTGCAAGTAATAGCGCCACCTCCGCTTCTGCAAGTGCTACCTCTGCATCCGAAAGTGCCACAAGCGCTTCTAATAGTGCAACTTCTGCATCTACAAGTGAAAACAACTCAAAAAGCTATGCTGCAACTGCGAAAAGCAGTATGGATTCTGCTGTTAATAGTGCTACAAATGCAACGAATAGCGCATCGGAAGCTTATGGTTATTATCTCCAGTTAGAGGAAATAACATCTAATTTAAACGGTGCTTTTATACCAAGAGGTACTGTTGCGTTTTCTGAATTAGCTACATTATTAGCTAATGGAGAAGTAGAAGCTGGGTATTTATATAATATTAGTAATGATTTTACAACGGATGCGACATTTAAAAAAGGCGCTGGCACTCTATGTGTAGCTGGCACTAATGTCTATCGTACTTCTGATGGGTATTGGGATTGTTTAGTTGGCACAACAGTTCCAAGTGTTATTGTCAATGGCGTAAAAGGGAACAACGAAATTGAATATAGACAAGGATATGTGAATATTACTCCAGAAAATATAGGTTCTATTCCATCTAGTAATATAGCTTCTGTTGATGAGATAAAAACTTATTTAGGAATTTAAATGGAGGTGGTATAAGTGTATACAATTATTGTGAGCGACGATAACTCTCTCTATGGTTCTTGTAAGGAACGTATTATGCAAAGAGAGAAATTATTTAACAAATTGTGGATTTTAGTCCCGCAATATTACAATGGATACGATATGTCTCAATGTACTGTTTTGATGCGTTATCTGTTGCCTATTAGTAAAGAATTTAGGACAGAAACATTGGTGTTATCAGATGAAAAATATGAAGAATATTTAAAATATGTTCTCCCAATAGATACTGATTTAAGTAAAGAGTATGGAGATATTGAACTAAACCTTACATTTACAATGCTAGATATTGATGATAGCGAAAATATAATTCAGCGTGTAAGAAAAACTGAAAATCATGTTTTACATATCACAAAACTTCCTGATTGGGATAGCATCATACCAGATAATGCTTTGTTAGCTCTCGACCAGAGAATCCTGAAACAAGATGCTCAGATTAAAGCATTAACCGACTTGGCAAATACAATTGATAGTAATCAGGTAGACAATCTTGTTTATGATGCAAAAGAGGATATATTACAACTTCATGCAAAAGGTATTGGTGTTGGCAATAAGGTTTCTGTTAAGGAAATGTTGGAAGATGGAACACCAGTGGTTGACTTAGATTCTACTTCTGGTGGCAATCCTGGGGCAGATGACGATAATAAACAGAGTTGTCAATGCGACGATGATGTTGTGGAATTTTAAATTTGAATATGAGAGGATGTTAAGCTCATCCTCTTTTTATAGGAAGGAGGAAATTTATGAGTTTATCATTTGAAGATTCTCTTAAGAATAATATAGTAACGGTTGCCAATGATGCTAACCTTATGAAAGCTACAGCTTTGACACAAAGCGAAGATTATGAAATCTTTTCTTATGCTAGTAATGAAAACTGGCAAAGACATACGGGTTATGTATATTATTCTTCTTTTTCTGACGATAATATTTCTACCATTAATGATAGTAAAGATATTAATTTAAATAGTAAGCAATTTAATATAACTCAAGAAGAAAATTCTCAGTATATACCATTTGAAATGCCAAGATATTATGATGGATTTGACTTAGTTAGTACAGTTATTTCCATTCATTATCAAACAAAAGGCGGAAGACATGGAGCGTCTAAACCTGTTAACGTGGTTTTTAATGACGAAAAAATTAGATTCGGATGGTTAGTTGATGCAGGAGCTACAATTGATGCAGGAACACTTGAATTTGAGATTCACGCTTATGGCACTGTAACTGGGAATGATGGAGTTTCTAAAAGTTATACTTGGAAAACTAAAAGTAATAAAAATTTGAATGTACTTCAATCTTTATGTGATTGTGAAGATGTGATTAACAATATAGATGATAGTTGGTTGCAAGAACTTGTAACAGACATAGCTACAAAAGTTGCAGATGAAATAAAGAATGTAGCTGTAGGTGAACAAGTTACTGCCGCTGAAAATGCAGCTGCTTCTGCGGAACAGTCTGCTAAAAATGCACAACAATACGCTAATGATGCATCTACTGCCGCTACTAACGCTGTTAATACGGTACTTAAAGATTATGCAACTATAAATTATGTGGATGAAGCAGTTGCTGGTGTTGATGTAACAGAACAGTTGGCTAATTATGTGACAAATGAAAACCTCACAACTAACTATTATAATAAAAATGATAGCGATGCAAAACTTAATGCAACCCTTGAGAATTATGCTACAAAGGATGATGTATCTGATGCAATTAGTTCTGCTGATTTAGATAGCTATTATAAAAAAACTGAAACTTATAGTAGAACTGAAGTTGATGAAAAGGTTGCAAACGTAAAAGTAGATTTAAGTGGTTATGCAACTGAAAATTATGTGGACAATAAAACAGACGCCTTATCATCTTCTATTACTACTAATACAGATAACATCTCTTCTTTGAGTACAACAGTTGGCAATTTACAGAATACTGTTGATTCTATAGACACCTCCCCTCGCCTGACTTACAATGCCGTATATAACGATACAGATGACCCTAATTCTGGGGAAAACAAATTCGTATTATATGAAATTGAAAATGAAGGTGTTGAAGGTGCAGAGGTTAAAACTCCGAAAGCTTCGTTTGTTATTGTAGGCGGTTCTGGTGGAGGCGGTACAAGTAGTACATTGAAGATTAATTATGTTACTACCTCTCCCCTTATTGTTACTACGAATGATAAGGCTATTATTAAATATAACTTCTCTGGTACTGATTCAGGTGGAGATATAGTTTCTGATGGCGTGGCTACTTGGAAAGTTAATGGCAGAATTGTAGCTACAAATACCGCTGTTGCTGGTGAGAATTCTTTTGATATTACAGATTATATTTCAATTGGAACTCAAAAGATTCTTTTGACTATTACTGATGATGCTGGTAGTTTGGCTACAAAAACTTGGACAGTACAACAGATTGATGTAAAAATTGAGTCAGACTTTAATGATAGTATCACTTATCCATTAGGCGAAATTTCATTTAGTTATAAACCTTTTGGTTCTATCGATAAGACTGTTCACTTTAAATTGGATGGAAAAGAATTGTCAAGTGTAAATACAAAAGTGTCTGGTATCCCTATGTCATACACTTTACCCGCACAAACTCATGGTTCTCATTTAGTAGAAACTTATATCACAGCAGAACTTAATGGTAGTATTATTGAATCTAATCATATTTTTAAAGATATAATTTGGTATGATTCAACAAGCAATATCCCTGTAATTAGTTGTATCCAACAGAATTTTGTTGCGAAACAATATGATAGTACGAATATTAAATATACTGTATATGACCCAAGTACAGAAACGCCCACTGTTTCTCTTGCGGTAGATGGAAAAGTTGTCTCTACTTTGACTTTAGATAGCCCTACAAATGTATGGCAATATAAATCAAGCAATGTTGGCAATCATGTATTGACAATTACTTGTGGCGAAACAGTTAAAACAATTAACGCAACAATTGAAAAACTGGATATTGAAATAACTCCTGTTACTGCCGGATTGGAATTTGATTTTAATCCGGCTGGTAAATCTAATAATGATGCTGATAGATTGTGGTCTGATGGCGATGTTTCTATGGCAGTTTCTGATAACTTCGATTGGGTTAATGGCGGTTATCAGATTGATGAAAATGGAGACCAATATTTCTGTGTTAAATCTGGTACTAAAGCAATTATTAATTATAATCTGTTTGCAGATGACCCTAAGAAAAATGGTAAAGAATTTAAAGTCGTATTTAAAACTACTAATGTTAAAAATAGAAGCACATCATTTATATCTTGTATGAATAATAATATCGGTCTCGATATGAAGATTGAGAATGCTAATATTTATTCGAGTAACAATAGCTTGTATTCTCCTTATTGCGAAGAAGATGTTATTGAATTTGAGTTTAACATAAACAAAGATACGGATATACCAATGGTGTTGACATATGAAGACGGTGTTGGTAATAGACCGATGATTTATACCGCAGATGCATCTTTTATGCAGGCTACGCCTCAACCAATTACTATTGGTAGTGATGATTGCGATGTCCATATTTATAGAATAAAAGCTTATTCAAATAGTCTGAGTGATAGCGATATTCTGTCTAATTTTATTGCTGATGCAAGAAGTGCAGATGAAATGGTTTCGAGATACAATCGTAATCAAATTTATGATGAAAATGGTTTACTTGACCCATATGTTCTTGCAGAAAAATGTCCTGATTTGAGAGTAATTCTTGTTGACGCTGGATGGTTCACAAACGATAAAAGCAATAAAGTTAGTGATACTACTATAACCATGATTTACAAGAACGGCGACCCTGTATTGGATAATTGGACTTGTACAGGAGCGTTACATAGTGGGCAAGGAACGAGTTCTAATGAATATGGTTATGCTGGTAGAAATTTAGATTTGATTATGGATAGAGATACTTCTGAGTTTACACTAGGAGACGGTGTAACTAAAGCCAAAACCATTACTCTCACTAGAAACTCTGTTCCTACTGACTATCTCAATGTAAAGGTGAATATCGCCTCTAGTGAAAATGAAAACAATGCTCAATTAGCAAATCGTTATAATACTTATAATCCATTTGTTCGTACTGCAAAACTTAAAGATAGCAAAGTCAAAGATACGATGGAATTTTATAATTGTGTTGTATTTGTGCGTGAACACAATGAAGATATTTCTACTCATAGAGAATTTACGGATACTTCGTACCATTATTACGCACTCGGCAATGTGGGCGACTCTAAAAAAAGCGACGACACTCGTGTAAATGACAAGAACGACCCTAAAGAACACATTATTGAAGTTATGGATTATAATGTAGCTCTTGCAGAGTTCCCAACTGGTAATAGTGATGGTAGTATTTGTAGTCCATCCAATTGGAAAGCAGGCAATGCTGCTTACGATTATCTTTACGCTGATTACGAATATAAAGATGGTGAATTTAATTCGTTTGGCTCTAAATCTTATGAATTTAGATATGAAATGAAGGGCATTACAGATGAACAGAGACAGGCAAATATTGATGCATGGCGTGAAGCTTATAAATTTGTTGTAACTTCTACAGACGAAGAATTCCATAATAATTTTAATAAGTATTTTGTTCAAGACTCTATCTTGTATTTTTATTTATTTACAGAAAGATATACTATGGTGGATAATCGAGCAAAAAATCTCTTCATTCATTATGGTAAGGTGTGGTATACACAAGCTGAAGCTGATGAATTTAATGCTACTAATGGTGCAGAAATCAACAGTAAATATATTAACGATGAACAAGGTGCATTTAATAATGGTTATAGATACGATTTAGCATTTGATTATGATAACGATAGAAGTTGATGTCGTTGTAAAACCTTTTCTAATATACGGCAAAAATCCGATAGGACGGACAATGCCTTGGAAGATTTGTGAATATATAATTGATAAATATATATTGTAAAGGAGGTATATTTTGTATGGAAGAAGTATGGAAAAAGATTGATGGATTCAGTAGATATGAAGTAAGTAATTATGGCAGAGTGAGAAGTTATGCTCAAAATAAGCAAGGAAAAATAATGTCTGCTTCTCCACAGAGAAAAGGGTATTTAGCTGTTGATATGACTGATGACAATGGTAAAAGGCACACTAAAAAGCCACATCGTTTGGTTGCTGAGGTATTTATTCCTAATCCAAATAATTTACCACAAGTAAACCATAAAGATGAAAATAAAGAAAATAATTATGTGGACAATCTTGAATGGTGTGACAATAACTATAATATTAATTATGGTACAAAAGTTCAAAGGACTGCCGAAAAGAATAGATGTTGCGAGTCCACATCAGAAAAAGTGTATTCTGTAGATATAAACGGAAATATTGAACATTTTGATTCTATATGTGAAGCAGAGCGAATTACTGGATTAAGTCATTGTAATATAGTAAGAACCCTTAAAGGTAGAACCCACACTTGCGGTGGACGTAAATGGTATTATGAAAATTCACAAATCACCAACAACGACTGAGCGAAAAGGGCTTTGTAGAACAATCTATAAAGTATGCAACAGTCTGAACTCACATTATAATCCTATTAATATGAAGTGTGAGAGGAATGGTCGAGTGTAAAGACACTCTTGGAAGAACTGTTCCCGCCTATTTAATTATAGATAGGTCATAATTCGTATGCCCAATACGGATAGTAACAGATTGACAGCTTTGGGCATCGGTAATACTGGCAAACTTGAAATTACATATGGTAAAGAAGATGTTGATTTTTATGTAGATGGAGACCCTTCGTCTTCTTATATTTATAGAGCTGCAAAAAGCACGTTTTTCTGTCGTGTTCGTGATTTGTTCAAATCTGAATTACAGGCTATGTTTGTTGATAGAGAAAATGCGAATGCTTGGAGTTCTGACAGTCTGATTAATCAATGGGATAAAGCTCAGAGTCAATTCCCAGAAGAAATTTGGAGACTTGATATTCAAAGAAAATATTTGCGCACATATCAAGGTATTTCTATTGATAACAGTATCGCTGGTACTGCTAACCCACGTTTCTTAACAGAGATGCTTAATGGCCGTAAAAAATATCAGAGAAGAATGTTTGAACGCAATCAAGAATTATATATGGCGACCAAATATTTTGGTAATAAAGCTACACAAGACCAAATCATGATGAGATTTAATAACCCTGTTGGTGCTACTGTAAAACAGGATTTCACATTGTATTTAACCCCTTATTCTGATATGTATATAGGAGTTAAATTTGGCAATGTCACACCTACAAATTTTAGAGCTAAAGCTGGTGTTGAGTATACAATTCCTTATGGCATCGCTGCTGATACTGCTGATATTACGCTGATATATGGTGCAAGTTTTATTCAAGCAATCGGTGATTTATCCAAGTGTTATGTTGGCGATAATGATTTCTCTAAGGCTACGAGGCTACAAAGTTTGATAGTTGGTAGTGATGTCGATGGTTACGAAAACACATATATGAGCCAAATTACACTGGGTAATAATAAATTGTTAGAATATTTGGATGTTAAAAATGTTACTGGATTAAACTCTGTAATTAATTTGTCAGAATGCAACAACTTATTAGAATTACACGCCGAAGGTTCTGGAGCAACTGGCGTAATTTTTGCAAATGGTGGAAAACTCAAGAAAGCATATCTCCCTTCTATTGTTTCTTTAACTGCGAAGAATTTAAATAATATTGAAGTGTTTGATGTAGAAAATTATAATAATCTTCAGACTTTAATCGTTGAAAATACACCTTTTATCAACACTTATGAAATTGTAAATTCTGCTAGTAAATTAAATATTTTACGACTTATCGGAATGAGTTGGAATGAAGATTATCAAATTGAAAACACATCAATTTTAAATAGATTATTGACTATTAGGGGTATCGGTAATGATGGTTATGAAACTTCTGTTTCTGTACTTTCTGGCGATTTCTATGCTTCAATTGTGAAGCAAAAAGAGCTTGAAAATTATGTTAAAACGTGGAAAGACCTTGAAATTACTTATGGTACATTGGTTGAACAGTATACTGTTACATTTGTGAATGATGATGGTGCTGTTCTGGATGTTCAGTATGTTGGTAAAGGCGGCAATGCTGTTGACCCAACAACAAGAACAGAAAATCCTATTACACCAACAAAAGAAAGTTCTATTCAGTATGATTATACTTTTGCTGGCTGGGATGGGAACTTAACAAGCGTATTTAGTGATAGAACTATTACCGCTACTTATAGTGAATCCTTAAGAAGTTATACGATTAAATATGTTTCTAAAGGAACGGTTATGCAAACTTCTACTGGATTGTATGGTGAGAATGTGCCTTATACTGGAATTACCCCTACTTATACATTAGAAGAATCTGGTTATGTTTATTATTTATTTAATAGATGGGACAAATCAGGTTTTATTGATGGAGATAAAACTGTTAATGCTATCTTTGATAGATTCGAGTACAATGATTCTTCTTTCGCTGGGAAAGAATTATCAGACCTCTCCCCCGTTGAAATTTATGCAATGAATAAACTTGGATTGGCAGATACTGTTATTACTGATAAAGACCCGTATACTATTGTTGTTGGCAATGATATTGATTATGATGACATTGAATCAAAATTGTTGATTTCTGAAAAAACTAATTTCAATGGTTCTAATTATGTTGATACAGGTATTCAACTGTTTAACGAGGATAAAGATTTTGTTCTTGCTATTGATTATGAATTCTTGGCTGGTAATAAAGCAAATGCTGTTTTGGCTCAATGCTTCCAGGCGAATGGGACTAATGGTTTTAAACTGTGGTATAGCAATAGCAGTGATTTTACTGGTGCTAAATTTACTTGGGGAACAACATCTGATAACGTAGTTGGTATTAACAATCGTGAAGTTATAGTAATTCGACATAAAAAGGGCGACAATAATTTAATTATTTATAAATCAAATCTTGATGGTAATGATATATTGACAGTTGATTTGACAAGAAATAAATCAACAATAGGAACAGGCACTTTAGTGTTTGGATGTGCTAGAGCTGATGATGGTATTTATGAAAATTACGCAATTGGTAATGTTAACTGGGCTAAGGTTTGGTACGCTGATTTAGGTGAAGATGCTTGTAAATCTCTTGCGACATGGACACATGAATCCATCACTTTAGAAGCTTGTGGATTTAGAAAATATTATCTGACTGAAAATACATCTAAGCGCTGCTCGTTTAGCTTACTTGCTTCTCATTTGTTGGGTAGAACAAAGAGATGGAACACTTCAAATAGCAATGAAGGTGGCTGGGCTAATTCTACATTGAATAAATCTTTAAATACAAGACTTTATAATGCAATGCCAACTCAGATTAAATCATTGCTTAAGCAAGTAATCGTATATTCTTCTACTGGTAAAATGTCTTCTGAATTAAGTTCGTCTAATTGCTATATTACAATTCCAGCACTTGTTGAAGTAGACCCAACACAAACTTCAGAACCTTACAACAGCGAAGGCACATCAATTTCTTATATGAATACGAACAGTTCAAGAAAACGTGCTTTTGATGGTGGGGATTATGAAGAATATTGGCTGCGTTCACCAAATGTTTCTTATGCAAATTATATTTGGAGAGTAGACGAGAATGGTCAAACACAAGGTATTGCCAACGCAACAAGTAGTTTTGGTGTGTTAATTGAAATTTCGTTCTAAAGAATATTGTGGCGGAGGAGGCGTTTGTCTCCTCCACTGTTTTGTGAGGTAAAAATATGTATTACAAAGTGATAAAAAATAACAGAGTGATTGATGTGCTTGACCAGTTAGTTTATTTGAAATGGGAACCAAAACATAAGATTATGGTTTTGTGTGACGAAAATAATGCTCAAGCAATTCTTTCTTCTGATAAAAATACTATATGGCATGAAGAGACTTTATATAAAATTCCTGTTGGTGGGTTTGATACAGTTAGAGTTGAGAAGATTGACCAATATGAGTATAAAAATTTAAAAGTTCTTAATATGAAATCTCCAGAAGCTATAATTGATGAATATAATCTTTTGTTGTTAGAAATGGGGGTTATATAATGAATCAATTTATTGAATCTCTTAGACGTTTATATCAGAACGATAAAATAAAAGAAAAAACTGTTATCAGGTTATTTGACGAAGGTAAAATTACACAAGAAGAAAAATTATATATTTTACAATCTCGTTAAGGACTCTAATATTTTATATTGGAGTTTTTATATATAAAAAATAAATAGTTTAGGAGGAATTATATGCAAAAAGCGAAACACGCATTCGGAATGCTTGAAAACATTGACGCAGCACTTTCGGCTGGGACTATCGATGCTTATGACATTTTGTTTGTAAAAGATGCTGATGGCAAGCCTTATGTGGGTTGGGTCGATAAAGATGGTAACAAGGTTATCTGCGAAGATAAGACTCAGATTGTTCGTGTTACTGAACTGCCTACTGCTGATGGTGATGAAAATGTTGTTTATGTGTTCGAGAATAAAGGATATGTTTGGGACACTACTCAACAAAAATGCGTCCCTATGGCAGAAGCAGCGGATGTTACAGAATTAACTGGAAAAGTTACTACTTTAGAAGAGCAAATAGCTACTAAGGTTAGTGCTGATGATGTAGATGCAAAAATTAACAAAGCTGTATCTAGTATTGAAGATTATGAAGTCTTTGATAAGCCGGATGGTACTCTTGTAGATTATCGTGGCAAGGAAATTCGAGTAATGTGTCCTGTTGACACAGAATGGAAATTGCGGGTTTCTGGAGAAGGAGCAGATGCGAATAGTTATTACATTGGGTTTAAGGCGTATGCGCCTTTTGATACCATTGTTAGTTTTAAAGAAGATTTGGCACAAACAATTAGCGATGCTACAATGTATTATTTTGAAGGAAATGACTATGCTGGTGTAGATGCAAATGGTAGAAAATATAGCATCGTTTGGCTACCTGTAGCAAAGTATGATAGTACAAGTAAAACCTGGACTTATCATGGCGCAAATTCTAAAGATGGAAAATATATTGGTTGGTATTATTCGGTAGAATGGTACAATGCATCTGGTGAAATTGTTGCTTCTGATTGCGTTAGAATTAATCTAGCAAATGAAAATAGTTACTCTTCTGTTAATCCTTTTTATGTAAATAGTGCTATTGAAGAAGCTAAGACTTATACTGATGAACAAATTGAAACTAAGATTGCTGAAATGACAGCAGTTGAAGTTGTTGAATTTTAAATAAATATTTAAGGAGGAATTTTTAAATGGCTGATTTAAAAATGACAAAACACGCTTTTGGCTCTAAGGAGAACATTGAAGCAGCCAAGACAGCTGGAACTATTGATGCTTATGATGTTTTACATCTTAGCAATGGTGAAATGGGCTGGATTGCTGCTGATGGTTCTACTGTTATTAACACTCCTCGCACTCAGGCAGATATTACTGTTAATGGTGTTACAGGTTTAGGTATTGATAATGGCCAAACTATTCAAGCTGGTGCTTCTATTGATGAAATTGTAAAGATGCTGGTGCAGAAGGCAGTTCCTGCTACATATACTAGACCCTCTCTGTCTTTGGCAAATAATGGCGGACAGGCAGCTGGTAATGTTGAAGCTGGTGCTTCTATTACTCCAAAGCTGAAGGCTACATTTAATAAAAATGATGCTGGTGATATGACTGCTATTTCTATCAGCAAGGGTAGCGATGTTGTCGCTGAGGGCACTGAGTCTCCACTGACTTATGATGGAGAAGCTATTGTTATTGGCGATGAAACTATTACATTCTCTGCATCTGCAACTTATGGCGATGCTCCTGTCAAGAATAACAACCTGGGTCAAGAATCCAAGGAAAATTGGTTTGCTGGTAGCACTGTAGCTTCTTCTGCCTATAGTGTTTCCGGCAAGAGAAATCTGTTTTATGGTACTGGTGTCGGTGATGTTCCCGAACTGACTTCTGATGTCATTCGTGGTCTGACCAATAAGAAGCTCGCTCCTGCTGCCGGTACTTCTTTTAATATTAATGTTGCGGTTGGTCAGCAGTATATTGTAATTGCTTATCCTGCCACTCTTAGAGACATTAATAACGTTACTTATGTTGAAGCTAATGATAGTGGTATGGCTTCTAGCTTTACTAAAACTACTATTGATGTTGCCGATGCTCGTGGTGATAATAATGGCCTGATGTCTTATAAGGTTTATACTTATGCCATGGCTGTTCCTGCTGCTGCTGGCATGACATTCAAGGTTACTATTTAATAAGGAGGTAAATAATAATGGCTATTGATTCTAAAAATTTACTCGTATGGGTGAAAGCAATGTCAAGAGGTCAGGCTTTACCTCTTGATGCATCTGAAATTTACGCTTCTCTTGCAGAGGCACAAAATTATGCTTCCACTTCTGCTATTGCTTATGCTGGTCAGACAGTTAAGGCAATGACAGAAGATGGTAAGTATCATTCTTACACTCTCCAGCCTTCTGAAGCTGGTTATACTCTTGAGGAAATTGGTGCTATTAAGCAGTCTGACCTTAAGCAGTATGTAATGATTGTTGACGCTCTGCCTGAATCTGGTCAGGAACAGGGTATTCTGTATATTTGTGATACTACTGGTTCCATTTGGACTGGTTCTGCATGGAAGACAGTATTCCATGATGTGCAGACATCTCTTGACGCTATTGGAGAAAGAATTGATGGCGTTGTAGACGATGTTGCTACTAAAGCTCCCATTGCAAACCCTGTGTTCTCTGGTATCGTTAAGATTGGTGAAGAAGAAGTCGCTGTTAAGTCTTATGTTGATGGCCTGATTAGTAATTTAGTCTCTTCTGCTCCTGGTATTGTCGATGCCGATAATGCTCTGCCTGCTGACGGTTATAAAGCTGGTCAGACCTTTAGGGTTGCTGCTGATGGTACTTATGCTGGTCAGGAGTGTGAAGTTGGTGATTTAATTATTGTTCTGAAAGATTATGTTGCTGATACTGCTTCTGATGCTGATTTCATGGTTGTTCAGGCCAATATTGATGGTGCTGTAACTTCTACTGCTGAGACTTCTACTGTTGGTGAAATCGTTGTTTTTGACGCTGTAACTGGCAAAGTTATCAAGGGTTCTGGTGTTCAGATTGCTTCTTTAAATGATGCTATTGCTAAGGCGCATGAACATAGTAATAAGGCTGTCCTTGATAGTTATGATAAGACTCAGACTGAACTGCTTGCTGCTGCTAAGACAGAGGCTCAGTCTCTGGTTACTGCTCATGAAACTGCTGTAAATACTGCTCTGGATGGTAAGGCTGATAAAGCTACTACTCTTGAGGGCTATGGCATTACCGATGCTTATACAAAGACAGAACTTGATGCTAAGTTTACAACTATCACCGACAATCTGAATACTAAGATTACTGCGGCTGATGTTGATACAAAGATTGCTACTGCAAAGACTGAGACTTTAGAGGCCGCTGCTTCTGATGCTGCTGAAAAACTTAGCGCTCGTATTGGTGATATTCCTACTGACACTACAGTAAAATCTTATATTGATACTGCGGTTGGTAGCGGTGGCACAGCTAGTGCAGAAGCTATTGCCCAAGCTAAACAGGAAGCCATCGACACTTCTAAAACTTACACTGATACCGCATTAACTGTTGTTGAATTTTAATTAATTCCCGATAATGGAGGTTGCACATGGCAGATACTACTTTAAATACTAAACCCGTTCTGTCTCTGTGCGTTACCGTTGCAAGCCGCTTGGCTAATTTAACTATAAAAGATGGACAGCTAATTTTTGTAAAAGATAAACAGAGATTGGCTTTTGACTATGATGGCAAACGAAAATTTTATAATCAAATTGAAGAATTAAATTCTGAAGCAGAACGTCAAGCTCTACTTGCCCCTGTAAGTGGATTATATTATTTCGTTATAGATACGGCGACACTTTGGAGATACCAGAATGAATGGATTCAAATTACCGCCCAGCCTGAAGACATCGTTTATATAGGCACAGATGAAATGCCGGAATTGGGAAATGCAAAAACACTTTATGTAAATAAAGTTAATAAGGTTATTTCAGTTTGGGATGACGAAACTAATACATATGTTGTAGTTTCTGATTTGACAACTGAAGTAACAGACGAAGATATAGAAAATTTATTTGTATAATATATGTAAGTGAAATAAATGTTAAACATACAAGACCCTCGTTGTGTTATAAATGAGGGTCTTGTTTTGTTATATTTTTATATTAATTTATTTAAGTTTATTATTTGAAAGTTTAATATTGTTTATATATAAAGGAGAAATAAAATTATGGCTGTTAAGAAATATGTGAGTTTAGAGAAACTTGGTCTGTACGATGAAAAGATTAAGGCGTTAATTAATAGTAAGGATACTACAACACTGGATTCTGCGAAAGAATATGCGGATGGTCTTGCATCAAATTATGAAGCTGCTGGAAGTGTAAATACTGCAAAAACAGAACTTCAGGGTAACATTGATGCTGTTGAAATAAAGGCTGACGCTGCTCAGGCGGCTGCTACAAAGGCACAGGGCGAAGTAGATGCTCTTGAATCTTATGTTGGTACTTTCACTGCTTCTGAGGGCGTTGATACTGTTGTTAAATATATTGATGCAAAAACTGCAAATGTCGCATCTGATGAAATTGTAGAAGCTCTTACAACTCGTGTAACACAGGCAGAAACAGATATCGATAATATTGAAAAAGATTACCTGAAAACCGCTGACAAGACAGAGCTTTCTGATGCTATCACTGCCGAACAAAATCGTGCAACTGGAATCGAAGGCGGTCTGCGTACTGATGTGGATGCTATTAAAGCGGATTATCTGAAGGCTGCCGATAAAACCGTACTTGAAACTGCTATTGCTGCTGCAAAAAAGGCTGGCGATGATGCTCAGGCTGATATTGATGCATTTATGTCTGCTGCTGATGTTGGAGAAGCCGCTGTTGATACTCTGAAAGAAATTCAGGATTACATTACTTCCGATGGTGAAGCCGCAGCAACGATGACCTCTAACATTCAGAAGAATGCTGATGCTATTACCGCTCTTGATACTAAGGTTGGTGCAATTCCTGAAGGTGCTACTGCTACCACAATTGCAGGTTATATTGATGAAGCAGTAGATAAAGAAGAAACTCGTGCAAAGGGCATTGAAGGTGGTTTTGAAACTCGTATTACTGCTATTGAAGGTAAGTTTGGTGAAGGCGAAGGTACTGTTGAATCTCAGATTGCGGCTGAAGCAGCTCGTGTTGACACTCTGCTTGATAAGAAAGTTGATAAGGTTGAAGGCAAGGGTCTGTCTACCAATGACCTTACTGATGCTCTTAAGGCAAACTATGATGCTGCCTATACACATTCTCAGGCCGCTCATGCTCCCGCAGATGCCCAGGCTAATATCATCGAAAGTGTAAAAGTTAATGGTACTGCTGTGGCAATTACTGATAAGGCAGTTGATATTACTGTTCCTACTGATAATGCTGAACTTACTAACGGCGCTGGTTATCTGGTTGCAAGCGATATTGCTAACAAGGCTGACAAGGCTACTACTCTGGCTGGTTATGGCATTACTGATTCTTATACAACAGCACAAACTGATAGTGCAATTGCAACCGCCATCGCAGATTTCGTGGAGGTATCAGAAGAAGAAATTAATGCGTTGTTCGCATAATTTTAAAGTTGTTCAACTAATAAATTTATATTTTATGAATAGAGGAGCCTCTTAATTGAGGCTTCTATTCTATTAAACTAAAAACACTTGTTTTATATTTTAAGGAGTTGTTATTATGCCGAGTTCTAATCCCTATTTTACTCCCCAATCATCTTCTGATGACGTTTATTTTGGACAAGATATGACTACCTGTTTAACAGATGTAGTTAATGACAAAGCAAATTCATCTCATACACATTCCAATTACGCTTTAACAACGCATACTCATTCAGGCTATGCATCTCAATCAGATTTAGATTTATTAGAAGATGTTGTAGATACTAAAGCTAATGTATCTCATACTCATTCTGAATATGCAGCAGCTTCTCATACTCATAGTGGTTATGCTACTACTGTTGCATTAGATGAATTATCTGAAACAGTTGCAAATAAAGCAAATGCTTCTCATAATCATGATAATCTATATTATACAGAGACAGAAGTTGATACTAAACTTGCTGCTAAAGCGAACTCTTCTCATACACATACAGGAGTGTATGATGAAGATGGCGCTGCCGCAAGTGCTTTAACATCCGCTAATTCTTACACTGATTCTAAAATTAGTGCTTTAGTTGGTACAGGTGTTTCAACTTCTTACAATACAATTGGGAAAATTTCTTCTGCTCTTGAAGAAAATCAAGATGAAATTGACTTACTTAATTCTACGATTAGCACTAAGGCCAATACTACAGATTTGACTTCTCATACTGGGAATAAAACAAATCCTCATGGAGTTACCAAATCTCAAGTTGGTTTGAGCAACGTTCCAAATGTTACAACAAACGACCAAACTCCTACATACAGCGACACTACTAACTTTGCTACTTTAACAAGCGGTGAAAAATTAAGTGTTGCTTTCGCAAAGATAAAATTAGCTATTACTAACCTGATTAGTCATATTTCTAATAGCAGTAATCCTCATGATGTTACTAAGTCCCAGGTTGGTTTAGGTAATGTTGATAATACAAGTGATATAAATAAACCTATTAGTACCGCTACTCAAACAGCATTAGATACAAAGCAGAATACTATTACTGGTGGTGCAAGTACGATTACTTCTAGCAACTTGACAAGTGGCAGAGTTTTAACCTCTAACAATTCTGGCAAAGTAGTTGCTAGTGATGTTACATCTACTGAACTAGGGTATTTAGACGGAGTTACAGCTAATGTTCAAACTCAATTAAATTCTAAAGCAAACTCTTCCCATACTCATAACTATGCTGGTAGTTCTAGTGCTGGCGGAGCTGCTACAAGTGCGGATAAATTAAATACTAATGCTGGGTCTTTTTCTCAACCAGTTTACTTTAAAAATGGTGTGCCTGTTTCTACATCTTATACGTTAGGTGCTAATGTCCCGTCTGGTGCAAAATTTACAGATACGACTTATGAAGCGGCTACTTTAACATCTCCTGGCCTTATGAGTATTGATGATAAAGCACAATTAAACAATGGTGGTACTCCTATTGTATCTGCCACATCAACGGATGGTGTAACATATATTGCTACAGTTCCTAATCATACAGGTTATACAATTGGTAGGAAAATAACAATTGTGCCAAATATGAATAGTACATCTGTTTATGTGAATTTAAATGTGAATAGCCTTGGTAGTAAACCTATTCGGATGCCGACTGCATATAATACTACTATCGGAGTACCTGCACCTGTATCTAATTGGATTATAAAAGACAAACCATTAACATTAACTTGGGACGGAAGATATTGGATAACTGATTTATCCAGACCTGAAGCTAATTCTATTTATGGTTCAGTTCCTATTGCAAATGGTGGCACTGGTGCTGACAATGCAGCGACAGCAAGAACAAATCTGGATGTGTATTCTAAAGCAGAAGTTGATGCATTAATAGCAAGTATTACTAATGGATAATCAATAATTAAATTTATATGGAGCGGAGGTGCAATTGCCTTCGTTCCTCTTTCTTGAATAAATAATAATGAAATAAAACACAATTCATATTTTGTATACGATAGCTAGGTATACAAAATATTTGTATTTTTATATCCTCGTTAGAAAGGAGAATGTGCATGGCACAAAAAAAATATGTAAGTTTATCTAGGCTTTCAACATTTTTAGATAATCTTAAAACTACGTTTTCTTCACTAGGTCATAAACATAAACTTAGTGATATTACGGATTATACAGTAGATTCTACTCTGAGTTCTGCTTCTACTAATCCTGTACAAAATAATGTAATTAAAGCCTCATTGGATGAGAAAGTTCCTGATACTAGGACTGTAAATGGTAAAGCGTTATCTACAGATATTACGCTTTCTGCTTCTGATGTTGGTTCTTATACAAAAACAGAGATTGATAGTATGGAATTTATAACAACTTCTGATATTGATGAGATATGTGGAAGTAGCATTGTTAATGCAAATGAGGTGAGTTTTTAATGAATGAATATGTAATTGCTAATAAGAGTGATTTAGTATCTGTTGCTGAAGCTATTAGAGAAAAAAGTGGAACTACAGATACTTTAACATTCCCTACTGGATTTGTATCAGCCATTGGTGAAATACATTCGAACTCTGGTGATGATGATGTCGCTGTTAAGGATGTGAATTTTCGAGATTATGACGGCACAGTGTTATATAGTTATACAGTAGAAGAAGCAGCGGCACTCACGCAACTTCCACCTCTACCGACACACGAAGGTCTTGTTTGTCAAGGTTGGAATTGGACGCTTGCCGATATTAAAGAGATGGGTCGTGCGGTTGAAGTCGGAGCTATGTATATCACGGATGACGGGAAAACACGTATATATATACATCTTGAAGAAGAATGGAAGTCCCCGATGCTTAGTATTTATCTGAATGGTACAGCTACAGTTGACTGGGGTGATGGTACTACGACGGATACACTTGTTGGAACAAGTGTAGAAGAGCAGATATGGACATCAAACCATGAATATGCCACATCTGGTGATTATGTAATCAAACTAACAGTTGATGGTATAGCAAATTTTTCTGTTAATATATGGGACTGTATTATATGTCATTCAAATACAAACAACAATCAAGATTTAATATATTCTAATTCTGTTCGCAAGATAGAATTAGGAAATAGTATTACTACTATAGGAAATGTATCTCCTCCACGACCTAATAGTATTACTGCTATAGGTGAAAGTGCATTTTCTGGTTGTTATAATCTTTCATCAATTACATTGCCTAATAGTATTACTTTTATAAGAGGCGGTGCATTTTCTGGTTGTTATAATCTTTCATCAATTACATTGCCTAATAGTATTACTGCTATAGGAGGCGGTGCATTTTTTGGTTGTTATAATCTTTCATCAATTACATTGCCTAATAGTATTACTTTTATAGGTGAAGGTGCATTTTCTGGTTGTTATGGTGTACGATACTATGATTTTAGTAATTTCACGACAATACCTCAACTTAAAGACATAACCGCTTTTAATGGTATTTTTGACGATGCAGAAATTCGTGTGCCAATTTCATTATATACCACTTGGATAAAGGCGGAAAATTGGTCAAATTATGCAGATTATATTACTTATGTTGGAACGCCATACTGGGTAAATGTATCAAGCAATGACGGTGGTACAGTTACGCCAACAGGACAAGTATTTGCTGCTCCTTCTGATAATATCTCGCTAAAAATCGTACCGGATGATACCCATACTTTGTCTGATATTACGCTTGATGGTACAAGTGTTAAAGATGACACAGTATACAACGATATGAGTGGTAATTCATATTCTGTATCTTCAGTGGATGGCGTTTCTTATGGATTTGCGCTTAATTCAGATGGATATTATGAGAGTAATAACCAAGGTGTAAAGAATTCTGCCGCACTTTGTAAAATTGTATTTAATTTGTCTGCTGAAAAACAGGTTACAATTGATGCTATTACCTATGGTGAGAGTGATTACGATTATGGTCTACTTGGTGCGGTAGACCAAGTGTTAGATACAACAAGTACGGTTGATAGTGGTATATTCTGGAACGGAAAGGGTAAATCCAGCGCAGACCCATATCAAGTAACATATACAATCCCAGCAGGTGAGCATTTCGTCTATGCAAAGTATATTAAAGACTCTTCTGTTGACAGTAACAAAGATAGCCTACAATTTAAGGTGAATCTTGAAACAAAGAACCACTATACCTATGATATAAACAATGTTCAGTCTGACCATACGGTTGTTGTAACATTTGGTAAAGCACCTTCTTAATATAAATTTTAATAATCAAACTTATAAACCCTCTTTTTTAGAGGGTTTTATTGAATTAAATAAAAAAGATTTAAATTAAAAACAAAGATTTAAAAGGAGGAATAAACGAATGGCAAACGCTTCTATTAAAGCTGCATTTAAACAATTTTGGAATCATGTAATTGCTCGTACTGGAAACATGATTACTACAGCTAATACTTATACTGATACTAAAACTGAGGAAGCTAAATCTTATACCGACACTAAAACATCTGGCTTGGCTTCAACTGCTGTTGTAGACAATAAAATTAGTACGCACAATACTTCTACTACTGCTCATAATGATATTAGAGTTTTAATTGCCGATTTAACAACAAAGTTAAATAATTTTCTTGACGTTGATGATACAACTACTGACCAATTATCTGAAGTTCTTGCTCTTATTGAAAACAACAGAGGCACATTAGAATCTCTTACAACTAATAAAATTAATGTCTCCGATATTATTGATAATCTTACAACTAATAATTCAAGTAAGGTTTTGTCTGCTGCTCAAGGTGTAGCTATCAAGAATCTTATTGATGCTTTGCAAACAGCAGTAAATGGAAAACAAAGTGCTGTCACTGGTGGTGCAAGTACAATCACTTCCAGTAATTTAACTTCTAATAGAGCTTTGGTTTCTAATGGTTCCGGAAAGGTAGCTATTAGTGATATTACTTCTACTGAGCTGGGGTGTTTAGATGGAGTTACTGCAAATGTTCAAACTCAACTTAATGCAAAAGCTGCAAGCTCACACACACATGATTATGCAGGTTCAAGTAGTGCTGGTGGTGCTGCTACTTCTGCAAATAAGCTGAATACGGATGCGGGTAGTGTTACTCAACCTGTATATTTTAAAGATGGTGTACCTGTTTCTACGTCTTATACATTAGAGGCTAGTGTACCGTCTGATGCTAAATTTACAGATACAACTTATGAAGTAGCTACTCAATCTACTGATGGGTTATTGAGTGCTGACGATAAAGCACAATTAGATAACGGTGGGATTCCAATTGTGACAACATCTGGTGACGGTAGTGCTTATACAGCTACAGTAGACGGAATAAGTGCCTTAACAACAGGTATGAAGGTAACAATTATCCCTCATGTAACAAGTACAACTACGTCTCCTACACTTAATGTAAATAGTCTTGGTGCAAAATCTATTCGTATGCCAATTACATATAATAGTTCTGCAACATCTGTTGGTTCTGTTACTTCATGGATAATAAAAAATATACCAATTACAGTAGAATACGATGGTAGATATTGGAGAACTATTAATTGTCCTCGTCCATCTGCTCAACATCTGTATGGAACAGTCCCTGTTAGTAATGGCGGCACTGGTCTTACTAGTGTTACTTCTAATAGTTTTCTTGTTGGCAACGGTACTTCAAATATGGCTGATAATATGGCTGAGAAGACACCTAGTGAAGTTTTGGATTTGATTACAGATGGAAGTATCAGTGTGACCATCGACAGCGCTGGTGATGCAAATGTACTTATTGGCTCAGATGGAGGAAAAATGGTTTATACCGCTATAGACGATTTAACCGTTGGTTTTTTGACTGTCGAAAGCAGCAATGTTTTCGCAGATTGTAATCATCAAACATACACAATATCTGGGAAAAATGGAGTTAATACTGCTGTTATTCAAATAGTTATAAAAATGGGTTGGTGTTTTGTTAGTGCAACTATTACTCCGTCTAAACGTATTAGTAGTTGGACAACCATATTAGACACAACTAATTCCACACTGTGTTCCCCTCAACACGGGCAGCTTGTTCCTTTTACTGCACCTAGATGGGATAGCACTTATGTCCAGCCCCTGCGTGGAAAAATCACGCCAGACGGCGAGCTACAAATTGCCTATGGCGCTGCGAATAAAGAATATGTATTCAGTCTTTGCTATCCTATTTAAAATTGTTTATTAGTATTTAAATTATAAAAATAATTTATTATAAAGGAGAGATTTTATGTCTAGTTCTAATCCTAATTTCCAAGCAAATACATCTTCTGACGAAATCTATTTCGGGCAAGACACGACTACCTGTTTAACAGATGTAGTCAATAACAAAGCTAATTTGTCTCATGCGCATTCTAATTATGCAAGTTCGTCACATACACACACGGCTTCTGCTATTGGTGCTATCGCATCTAGCGATATTGCGACTGTTTCAGAAGTACAAACATATTTAAATATTTAATAAAAAGGAGTTTATTATGGCAGAAACAAAAGATAAAGTCATTACGGCAGAATCTTTATCCGCCGTACATACTTATAACGAAAATACTTATCTTACAAAATCTAATCCAACTGGCACTGGAACATTTACTATGAGTGGTGGAGGAAATTTTTCTGATGCGGTTAATGTCGGTTCTTTAAAAATGGGGAATGCAACTATTGAATGTAATTCAGATAATGACATCTCAATTACAACTACAAGAGGAACTTATTGTCCTTATTACAAAGTAGGAGATTCTTGGTCGGGTTATTGGTATGGTGCAGGATATATATCAGGAGGTAAATCAACTGTCCTGTTTTCAGTACCTTTGGCTAAACCAATAATCGGCAATCCTGAAATTAATCTTTACGCCGAGCTAAAAGTTCGTCAGAATAGAGAATATGCATATGGTAGCGATGCCGAGACATTTGCAATTCCAGATGATTGTACGGCAAAATTGGGTTTTGGTGGTAATTCAATAAATATTACAAGTAAATTTAATACGACAACTATAAACGCTATAAACAATGCTCCTTGTGGCGTTCATGCTTATATTAATGTTAATTTATTATAAAAATATTAAAATATATTTATTCTTATGGAGGGTTTATTATGGCAGAAACAAAAGATAAAGTTATTACGATAGAATCTTTATCCGCTGTACACAATTATAATCAAAACACTTATCTTACAAAGTCTAATCCAACTGGCACTGGAACATTTACTATGAGTGGTGATAGTTCTTTAAGATTTGGAGACGCAATACTCGAATATGATTCAACAGACGGCGCTCTGAAAATTTCATTTGATACTACTGTGTAAAGCTTGGAGGTGATTTTATGGCAGCACCAAGCGGAACTGTTTGGGGTGGTATAGTTGGAGGTTATGGACGTATTGGTATATATGTTAGATTAACCAACACAAATACACAAACAACAAGACATACAGAAGTTTGGTTTTGGAGCAAGTATTCAGTAGATGATAGTAATAACACACTTTATTATGATGATAATGCGACAAATGCAACAACTTCTAAAGGCAGTGTTAATATTAACACAACTGTAGATTCTGGTAGTGGATGGTCTACTTCTAATCAAGTAAAATTGAAAGAATATGATTATACTTTTACAAGAGGGACAAGTTCTTCTAAACGTTATGTAGCAGCAAAACTCAAAGACGTTGATGTCGTTGGTGGCACAATGTCTGTTAATACAAGTTACACTATTCCAGCATTAACTAAATATACGATTAAATATAATGCTAACGGTGGTAATGGAGCGCCTTCTTCACAAACTAAGTATTATGGTAAAACTTTAACACTTTCAAGCACAAAGCCATCTCGAAGTGGATATACATTTAAAGGATGGGCTACGTCTGCAAGTGGAAGTGTTGCTTATGCATCAGGGGCAAGCTATACAGCTAATTCTTCTGTGACTTTATATGCAGTATGGCAAGCAAATACTTATACGATTAAGTATAATGCTAATGGTGGTACAGGAGCGCCAGGTAATCAAACCAAGACTCATGGTATAACGCTAACATTGTCTTCTACCAAACCTACAAGAGCTTCTGTTATTAATGACGGAACTACGACTACATACACATTCAAAGGATGGGCAGTATCCGCAAATACAAAAACTGTAAGTTATGCTGCTGGAGCTAAATATACTGCCAATTCTTCAATAACATTGTATGCTGTGTGGTCTTCTACTTCTACCGTTACAGAATATGACGTTACATATAATACTAATGGTGGTTCTGATGTAAGTCCTCAAATCAAAACAAAAGGCAAAACATTAATTTTAAGAAGCACAATCCCTACAAAGAATGGTTATACATTTGCAGGTTGGGGTCTTTCTGAAGATTCTACAACTATAAAATATGCAGCAGGAGCAAGTTATACAACTGATGCAGATATTATCTTGTATGCTATTTGGACGCCTTGGACTCATACAGTACAATTTAATTTGAATGGCGGTACTGGCACTGTTCCATCCAGTTTTACTAAGACAACTGATGTGGATGTAATGATTCCCGATTCTAACATTTCAAAAGAAAATTGTGTATTTAAATGTTGGAGTACAAAATCTAGTGGTACTGGTGGAACAAATTATTATGTTGGTGATGCATATGATGCTACTAAAAATGGCGGCACTGTAACATTATATGCAATTTGGAAAGAAAGAAAAGTTTTGATATATAAAGCAACTAAGAATTGTGAAGCTGTAGAATTTATAGAGTCTAATGAAATACTTGGTTTTGAAAATACTGGTATGATATATGCTCCAGAATTCATAGAAGATAATTCTTTGGTTTTTAGTAGTACAGGTTTTCACTTTGGTGAGTTAGTAGAAAGGTAAATGGTGAAAATATGGCACAACTTAAAGATACAATTATTGACGGCACTTTGGAGATGACAAATGATATTACACTCCCAAACAGAATGACAATTAATGGTATAGATACAGACGGGAATACTCGTGAAAATTTACAACCATGTAATCAATATAATAACTGTATTATTGGATATGGGAATTACACTAATGATAACGGGAATACTCATATTTATGGTTTAGCAGTTAGAGCTGTTACAAAAGATAATGATGTTACAGCTGATGGTATTCAGCTTGCTCGTACAGATATTGCAACTATTACTAGCTTTTCTAGCGGTTGGGCTAATTATGGTAGTGATGCTACAACTCCTACGGTTAGACGTTATGGCAAAGTTGTAAGTTTAACTGGTTCTCTTAAGAACACTTCAGCAATTACGCTAAATTCTTCTCATGTTCAAGTATTTACAATTCCATCTGGTTATAGACCTTCACAAGATTTTGCTGTTTTGTGCCAAGGTTCTGGCGCAAATGAATTTTGTATGCAAATTAAGGCAGATGGAACAGTCTGGTTTGGAAGATATGGTACTTCTTCTTTCGCCTCTGTCGCTGCTGGTGCTTGGTTCCCCTTCCATGTAACATGGGTTATGGAATAAATATAAAATGTAATAATAAATAAAATTATATAGATTTAAGGATATTTACATTATGCTATTTTAATGTAAATATCCTTTTTTTTACGATTTTTTAATTTCTATTACATCTTTTATTTCACATTTAAGATATAAACAAATATTATCAATAGTTTCCAATGATACATATTCTCCTTTTGACATTTTAGCAAGCGTTGACGAACTAAAACCGACTGCTTCTCTTAATTGAGTTTTTGTCATATCTTTTTCCAATAACAACTTAAATAATGGTTTGTAACTAATAATACTGAATACCTCCTTTCTTCTTCATACTATCTTTCCACACTGTGTTTTTATTAAATTATATCATAGTTATTTTTGTTTGATAATATGTATGTTATACGATATAATATATTCGATAAGTTAAACATTTTATTTAAAAAATAATATATAAAAGCAATATCTTGTTATACTTTTTTGTCAATTCTTTTTAATTTAAATGATTTAATTTTTATATTATTTTTTTCTGCATATAAAATGCCTAACATTTCAAAAAATTTTTCAACATTCATTAGCAACACACCTTTTTTATTTGTTATACTATACTTAGTTTATCGTATAACTTTATTAGTTACAATGAAAAAATAGTAAAGGAATGATGTGAATGTCTACTTTTGACAGAGAAAACAAAATTCATAATGCATTTGATACTAGCAAAGTTTTGAGAACTGCGGCTTATATTAGAGTATCAACTGATGAACAAGCAAAGCACGGTTTTTCTATTGAAGCCCAAAAAGAAGGTTTGGAAAAGTATGCAGAAAAGAAAGGATATAGAATTGTAGAATGGTATGTCGATGAAGGTAAGTCTGCCAGAAAAAAATCTAGTGCCAGAAAAGATTATTTAAGACTTATAGAGGATGCTAAACAAGGGAAGTTCGAAATGATTATTTTTAAATGTTTAGATAGATGGTTTAGGAATATAAGCGAGTATTACAAAACCCAGTCTATTTTAGATGAAAAAGATATAGGATGGGAATGTGCAGAAGAAGATTATGATACAACTACTCGTGATGGTAGATGGAAATTGCATATTTATCTTATGTTGGCTCAAGACGAAAGTGACAAAACAAGTGACCGTATCAATTATGTATTTGAACATAAAATCAAAAACAAAGAAGCTATAACTGGCTCTCAACCTTATGGATTTATGGTAAAAGAAATAGACGGACATAAGAGAGTGATTAAAGATAAAAATGTAGAAGATATTGTAATGGATATATTTAATTATTTTGAGTTGTATAATTCTAAGCGTGCAACACTTTATTATATTCATGATAAGTATAATGTTGAATTTGATTACAAACTTATAACCAACACTCTTTCAAATACTTATTATTATGGACATTATCGTGGTGTAGATGATTATATTTGGGACGGAGGATATATCACCAAAGAACGTTTTGATAAAATTCAGAAATTACTAAAAAAGAATGTCAAAGAAAGAAAAACTAAATTAAATTATATTTTTAGTGGATTACTTAAATGTTCTTATTGTGGGAATAATTTAGCAGGACATTCTACAGAAAAAACACTTGCTAGTGGACAATCTATAAAATATAAATTTTATAGATGTAACGCATCTATTAACAGAGTTTGTTGTGGTGTTCATGGGACAATAAGTGAAATAAAATTAGAAAATATGTTAGTACAGTCGATAGAGAATGAAATTGAAGATTATATTTGTCAATATGAACTATCTGTGAAAAAAGAAACATATAAACCACAAATTGATATTAAAGAAATTAAAGATGAAATGGATAGATTAAATAAACAATGGAGAAAAGGTCGTATTAAAGAAAATGAGTATGATTATGAATATGATAGACTAGAAAAGAAACTTGAAAAAATAGAACAAGAAAACCCAAAAGAAAAAGATTTAACTCCTTTATACGACTTCATGAATAGTGGTTGGAAGAATATTTATGATACGCTTGATGATATTGAAAAACGGGCATTGTGGAGGTCTGTTATAAACTGTATGGAGGTAGATTTGCCTACTAAAATGTTTGAGATAAAATTTATTTAAACTCGTTAATAATAACGAGTTTTTCTTATGGCTTAGTACGTCCTAATTAGGTAGCACCGGTCGGCAATGGTTTAAAAGGACGAACTGTATCTGCATAATGAAAACAGCCTCAAATACTGATATAATAACATTAAGGAGAGATGTGTTATGGAAAATATAAATAATTCTATACATTATATTAGAAAGAATCGTAAAGAAAGTGCAATGATTTATTTAAAAGATAATGATAATAAAATAGCACAAAAATTGTTCTGTTATATTTATGCTCATGATAATAAATATGAGATTGTAGGCGAAACAACAAATCTTGAGGAAGTAAAAAATTGCGATTTAATATTAATTGCAAGTAAAGATATATTTACAGAAGACGTTAATGAATATTATAAAATTAAAAACAAATTACAACAAAAGAACATTAGGACTGAAATAGCGGTTAATATGATTAATGAAAAAGAATATATAACTAGAGCATTAGATTTGTTTAAGAAAGTATAAATTATTATTGACATGATGTTGTTAATAAAAAGTACCTAGTGAGTTTTTTCACTAGGTACTTTTTGTTTGTCAATTATTTTGACATTTGTTGTATCAGCAGTATTGATGTTGGCATCTAATATTATTATGTCTAATAAGTTAAAATTTATACTCGAAATTTATCGTCGAAATAGAGTCAGAATATTAATGCCAACAAGCATACTGTAACACACTACACAGAACATATCTAAAATTCTCAAAATTTTATTATCTGTAATAATTGCGCACGCAGACCAGCAAATTACACAAATAAAGTTTAAAATAAGTGCAACAATTAAGTTTATTGCAAATCATCCTTCCTCACATAAAAAATCGTAGTAATTTCTTTCGTTCCAAGTTACTTCGAATCCGTTTTCTTCGCCATCCTCATCATATAAGTATTCGCCACACATAGGACAATAATTATATTGATACAGAATCTCTTGAATCCATCCGCCATCTTTATCTCTTGATAATGAAGATGGATTATGATAATAACCACATTTCGGGCATAGCGCATAAATAGCCATATTTCCTATGAATTTTTCATATTCCCAAACCATATTCACTACCTCATGATTGTTATGCGGGTAGGGATTTGCACTCTACATAGCTCTGCCACACTACTTACTTTCCTACACCAGCTTCGCATTTCTGCTACTCTCAGAGCCTTACCCTAGAGGCTACCTATTTCTCCACCGCATAACAATTTATCTTTAAGATGCTTTTACGTACAAATTATAAATAGCGATACTATGTCTTTCAGAAAGCCTACACTTCCCGTCTTCAAAATCCTGTAAATATTTCTGATTAGCTTCTTCATTATCAAAATCATAAAGATTCTTATATGCAAATGCCAATGGAGAACCAAACACATAATCGTCTGTACCACAATGGAACATACCGCCAACCATTTTATTGTGTCTAACACCCTTCCAAGGAATTTTACAACAAACAGAATAATATGTTAGGACATCTCTATTTTCTGTCATAACGAAGTAGTTATTAGAAACAGCTTTGACTTTCATAGGAGTTCCCCAATCATTTACTTTGACTAAATCACCGACTTTGATTGTGTCCAAAATTTCTCTTGTAATATTGTTATAATGTACATAATTATCACTCATATTTTTTTACTCCATACAATTTATCTTTCAGTCATACAACCTGCATCCACAAGTAGGGCATCTGTACAAAACAAATTCACTCTTAGACTCATTCTTAACAGCAAGCTTATAGTTATTACCATTCAAATCACATCGAATAAGTAGACTGCCAACACCCAAAGACTGCTCAAGTCTGTTTTCTACTCTTTCAAAATTCTTATAATTACATGTACTACACATATTTACCTCATTTATAACTTTATTAATTACTCTCATTAACATTTTCCAAGATAATTTATTGATGATTGCCTTTACAGCGCCTTTATCTGTCTCATTACTAATTAAACCTTAATATTGGAATTCATTCAAAAGTAATTCTGTCTTTTTATCTCTTTTCGAAAGTTTTGTATTCATAAACCACCTCTTAAAACCTTAATTTTACAACTTTAATTCTTGTTTAAAGTTTCAATTCTTTCTTTGGCAATATTGAAATACTCTTCACCTAATTCTACTCCGATGAAATTTCTATTGTTCAATAAAGCCGCTTTGCCAGTGGTTCCGCTACCCATAAACGGGTCGAACACTAAATCTCCTTCGTTGCTCCAAGAAATAATATGGTCGTTTGCTAACTGTTCTGGAAATACTGCTGGATGTCCAGTTCTACCGCCACCAATGCTATATTCAAAAATGTTATCATGAATCTTAGTTGCATTAACTTCTATAACTTCGCTGTCTCTATGTCTGCGACATTGGTTGTCATCCATTTTTGTTTTACGATTTCCCCAATCAAAAGATTTACCAGCATTTTTAGTAGGAATTCTTATTGCATTAAATGTGTTTGGTTTACCTTTGCTAAACACAAACATAAATTCAAAACATTGTTCATAACGATTATGATTTTGCGGAATAGGGTTTGTTTTTTTATAAATCATTGTGTCATGAATATTAAAACCAATATCTTTAAAATATAAAGCCTGTCTAAAACTTGTGCCAGTTTCACTTCCCTTAATTGTCGAATCACCAACAACCCAGACAACAACTCCACCATCAACAGTTACTCGATATAATTCATTCGCAATCAGCTTAAATTTATCAAAATTCCATTGTTTTATGTTGCCTTTATAACTTCTTAAATTATCATATGGAGGGGAAGTTACAGTCAGATTTATAGAATTATCTGGCATATTCTTCATTGCTTCTAAGCAATCGTCGTTTAACAATTTATACATATATCAACTTCCAAAATAATTATTCTTCATTGTTTCATACTTCTTTATTTTCTGTGGCTTGCCATCAATTAGCTTATACAATAATTCAGTACGGCCGTACTATTTTTTCAATTACAATCAGGGCGCAATACCCATGTCCCATTCATACCATCTATCATCATCGGGCATTTCGTATGACTGAACCCATTTTGCATATTTATCATCACTTCCACACAATGCTCTCACCATTTGGTCAATAACCCACATCTTATGATGGGAACCATCAATATCGCCATACAATCGTGCGACATTCAATGCTTTTTCAATTCTTTCTTTTTCCATTGTCTTATTCCTCCTTAATTTTAACCCAGTCGAATTCGACCAGTTTAAAAATGTAATTTAAACATTAAGCAACACAAACGAAACCCAAGTAATAATAATTTGTGCTAAATGAATCAGTTGGTCTTGAACCAAATTGATTCTCTTTAAATTAGCCTTTCCGTTATCGGTTGCCATATGTACACATAGATTAATCAAGAAAACTAATACAATCGCTAAAGATACATTATTGATATTCGTTGTTACAACCAATGCATATACAGAGGGAATAATCATAATCATGAATGTCCAGCTAAAACTGTGCATGAATAATGCCATAATATAATCATGTTTATACATATCATCTGGGGCATTCTTCTCCCAATATTTTTTTTGCTTTGCCGACGCCAACCAACCTTGCAAATAGTAATCGTCTACTATATGCATAAAAATCATTACTAACAATAATAAAATCTTACTCACATTCCTTACCTCATTAATCACATAATTCTTCTGTAAGTTCTTTGATTCTTCTATCTAAATACCATCTGGCTTTATTAAGGTCTTCTATCATTTTTTCTTTGTTTGTTTTACCAACTGAATGTTTTTTACCAGCTCTTGACACATATTTGACAACATTGCCTAAACAAAAACCAAGATTCTTATCTTCTATGTAATCAATAACTTCAATTTTGCTATCTGTATAATGTTGTGGTCGATTTACATTATCAAAAATCTTATTATTATCCATTACTCTTCTCCAAGAACCAATTCTTTGAAATAAGGAAGCTGCTCAATCTGCTCACAGAATTCACGCCATTCAGGAAGTCTGTGCGATTTTCTCTGATAATAAATAGTTTTGAGCTGTCTATAATTAGTAGTCATAGCCGCTGTCAGCCTAAAACCACAAGGGTTAGAATACAGAAGCTTAAGATAGTCTTCCTTATCTTTTGTCTCATTATACTTGTCTTTAAGTTCATTCATAATCTCAATAATTCTTGGGTCTACATATTCAATGTATTGGTTGTTCAAATCAAACTTCGCAATACGATGCATAGTGCTTTGAGAGCTAATGAAATCAAAAAAGTGATATCTTTCTGCTTCTGTCCAGGCTTTTACTGTAAAAGTTAAATCAAACTGAACTAGACATCCAGTAAGAAACTGGTCGTGAGCCGCACCTACAGGGCTTGTGCCAAGTTTTTTCGTTGTTTTAACAATATCAGCATTCAAAGATTCTATGTTGGTAGACATAGGAAATTTACTGCCTCTAATTGCATTTTCAATTCCATAAACATGAATATTACTAATAACCATATAATTTTATCCTTTCTATAATTAAATTAATTATCTTTATCAAATACTATGACATTAATAGTCTTCATCCTCAAAAGGAATAGATGTACAATAAAAATTATTACTTACAACTACATCGTAGCATTCATCACCATCAAATCTATATACAGAAACGTGCATATCCCCACATTGCGTATACCAGAAAGATTCTCTTTTATTCTTTCTAAAATATTCGATTGCTTTGCAAATAGCTTCGGTTACATTTGTGTTATTACAATGTTCAACGGCTCCAGTCTCTTTAGATGTATGATGAAAATAGTCTGGATATCTAATATTATTCTTTGTCAGATTGATACAGTTTGCATCATCTACATTTTCATAGTGACACAATGGACAAGTAATCAAACAACATCCAAATTCACCAATTCTCATATCCGACTTTTTATATTCCAGCACAGAACCACATTTCACACAGGTTAAAGTTCTAGGATATGATTCAATCGCATTTTTATTATAATTGTTTTGCAGCACTCTCATTGCAACATCTCCTTTATAATATATTTTTATATTTAATAAGCATGATATATAGCAGTTATTCACTTATACTAGATACCATGCTTATTATTAGTTTATATAACTTTAATTATTTTACAGAATAATTACTCACAACACTTATTCTCACAACGCTTGCGGCAGTTATTTCTATAATTCTCATCATTGATTCTGTAACTCTCAAGTTCAAAAATCTTATCTGCAATCATTTCAATGTGGGTGTCATAAATAAAGTCAATCTCATCTGAAGTCTTACAATAATAAGATTTTGTAATTACAAAACCATTAGGGAGTTTACAACGAACAACGACAATATCATCATCTACCGTTTTAATTTCAATATCGGATTCTTCAATGATATCATATACATCATCCCAATCCGCTTCATAATCAGGTTCGTCTACACTAGGCTTATTTTCTACCAGCTTAAAATACTCTTTAAACGTATTGGTATCCATAAAGCCATTAGACTTACCATCATTAAAAGTAAATGAAACAATATTATTATCATCTACACCCTTCAATTCAACAATAGTTCCCTTATCAAAAATCCAAGATTCTTTAATTGCCACAAACTTATTTACACTATTAACCTTATTTTCGTTTTTAGCCATATTTCTGTTCTCGCTTTCTTTACATTTTTAATAATTACTCTATAAGAGCGATGGAGCAAGTAACGGGGATTGAACCCGCATCTTCTGAGTGGAAGTCAGATATTCTACCATTGAACTATACCTGCATGGCGTCGATAAGGTAACGACTGTCCGCACATTTATCCTGTTTTGAATCGTGGTAGATGATTTTGCTTCGTACAACCACGCATGGCGGCAGAGGTGGATTTCGAAACCACACACGTTTTGACACGCTACTAACAGTTTTCAAGACTGCTCCCTTGCCTTTAGGGTTACTCTGCCATAAAATGGAGCTGGATATCAGAATCGGACTGATATTTGTAGGTTACAAATCTACTGTTCTACCATTGAACTAATCCAGCGTATTGTCTATCTACACAGATAGACTTTATGTATTTAGTTTTCTTCTAGCTTTCTTAGCTTTCGCTTTAGCTTACGAATAATGTTTTCGTTTGCTACAGGATTTCTAGTCTTAAGAATATTGATTCGATTCTTAATCATTGCAATTTCAGTAGTAGTATCGATATTATTCATGTTTTTAATCTCCAATCTTTATTGTGTTAAAAATATGTGGCTCTGTATAATGTTGCTTAGATTATTAACATTATATCTTTTGCAAGTTAAACTGCTAATCATTCTCTATTGTAAGTAAATTACTATGTAAAACGTTATTTTCAGTAACACTACACAGAACCTGTGGCCTGAGTGGAGAATTTCGAAATCTCGACCTCTAGTTCCCAAAACTAGCGTTCTGCCTCTGAACTACACCCAGTTATAGTTGGAAGCTTCGCTATCAAGCTGGTTTTCCAACCATAAAAAACTTATAATATTAATCATTATAAGTTTAATTGTTAAAAATTAAATCCGATGAGAGTGCTGCCCTCTCGCCTGTGTTGCACACTGTACTGCTGTTATACTAATCGGATGTAGCGGAGAGGAGATTCGAACTCCCAAGCAAACTTAATTGCCGACAGATTTTAAGTCTGATTCCTGTGCCCTTCGGATACTCCGCCATGTAAATAATATTAATTGACTTCTTTAAAGGAAACAAAACCAACAAAGGCAATGTCTACGTCCGTGAATTAACACGGTGGCAGCGGATAATTGAATCGAACAATTTTCTCTTGGGTCAAAGCCAAGCGCACAAGCCATTGTGCTAATCCGCCGTGTAATCCTGACTTAACGTATCAGGTATGAGATTCATCAACGGCTCTTTTTTCGCCTTCAGCCTAACTGGTCAGGCGCTCCTCACGCTAGCTGTGCTAGAGTTTTCACAGGTCTTCATCCTGCGCTCTCTACAACTTTAGTAGTTTATAAAGGTCGTACAGTTGTCACAAAGACCTTGGTTCCCGCTCGGTGGCTTGAACACCGAACTTCCGATTATAAGTCGGATGCTATAACCAATTTAGCTAAACGGGAATATCTAGCAGTCTGTCCTACTAGTCAACCGTCTTTCCGATTTGTCGTAAGAAAAGGAGATATTTTATTGTGCGTGGCTAACAATCATTAACCACTAAATATAGTATTCACACTAACTATAAACACAATATCTGGTGACGATGGGGAGGCTCAAACTCCCGACCCATTGCTTAAAAGGCAATTGCTCTATCAACTGAGCTACATCGTCATATTTTTACCGCCTGTTACGGTTTGTTCTTCATACTTCCATGTCTTTTAACTCAAGCTTTAATTCGAAGAACAAGGTTGATTTCCACATCATATAACCTTATTGGTTATACATTTTAAATCTTTTTCGCATTTCTTATTTCTTTAGTTCTCTTAACTGTCTGTATTATATCATATCGAGAACTCTTTGTCAACACTTTTTTCAAGATTTTTTATTTTTTTCTTGAAAATATTTTTGTTTGTTTCTCTCTTTTTTCTGTTGTTATTATAACATATCCAGAGTAGCTTGTCAATACCTTTTTTGAAATTTTCTAAAAATTTTTATAACTAACTTTGCACCAACAAAGCAACTTTTAGTTTTTCAAATTGGTATTTCTTTCTCTCTTTTACATCTATAATTATAGCAGATTCAGAATCATTTGTCAATACTTTTTTCTAATTTTTTTGAATATTTTTTATTTATTTTTTAGTTGCTAAAAGAATCTCATCTAACGTCTTGGGTGTATAATTCATCCAAGGCATTATACATCCAATATTATAAAACTGACACTTATGCTGCGATTTACCTCTATGGTCATTGTCGTTAATATACTCTCTTAAATACTCCATAAAATCATTTTCAAGGGTTGTATGTACATGGCCATAAAGATGTATAATATCTGGATTATACGCTCCACGATAGAACGGCATTGGATAATGAGACAACAATACCCTTTTGCCATTATCCTTAATTTCTTTATAATCCTTTACATCTTGAAATTTAGACCTAAGTGTTTTTGACATACTTTTTAAATCATGGTTCCCTTTTATTAGCTGTTTTGCGCCGTTTAATTGGTCGAGTATTTTAATCCAATCATCCTCAAGACCCCAACAGAAATCACCTAATATCATAACTGTGTCATTATTGGTTACAACACTATTCCAATTGCTAATTAATTCTCTATTCATTTCATCAACAGAAAAGAATGGACGATTATCAAAATTAATTATATTGGTATGGCAAAAATGTAAATCGGCAATATAATAATACTTACCCATTAACAATCTACCTCATCATAATAATCATAATTACACATATCAGCCAATTTCTTTTTATCACTGTTTCTCTTATTATTTCTCTTCTTATACTCCTTATGAAAATCAGCAGCATACTTTGTACCAAGATAAGCGTCCATACTACCATTCTTATTTACAAGAAATACAGTATGTTCATCCCCTCTAACAGACAAATAAAATCCACCAACATTGTTTGCAGAAATATAAGTATAATTACACTTATTGTTCTTACAGTATTCAATACCAAGCTTTCTAACTTCTTTCAATGTCATATTCAACACTCCTTACATACAATATTTTGGCAACTTAAGATTTGCCACTGCTTCCTATACCTCCTCTATCTTTATTACCCAATGTAGGAATTTCAATGAGTGTAAAGGCTGGCTGTTTCTTCATGATTCTAAACTGACAAATTCTATCATTAACATTAATCACAGTATCACGCAAAGCATAAGCAGGATAAAGCCATTCATCATTATCCCCGCAATAACTTTCATCAATTACTGCCTGATGATTTGTCTGAATGATGCCAAAGTTCTTATATGTGGAGCTTCTAGGAACAATATGAGCTTCATAGCCCTTTGGTAGTTCCATAGCAACACCAAGAGGAATCAGCTTAAATTCACCAGCCTTCAATTCTACAGTTTCAGCAGAACGAAGGTCAATCCAATCTCCATTATCAAACTTTTTAATTTTATCAATTTTATCTGTAAAGTATTTAATTTTAATTATTTCTTTCATTTGTTTCACCTTTCCTACACAATATTAATTATATAAAACCATTTCATTTATCAATCACTGCATATAGACCGCAATGACATTCACCAATTACTTCGCTTTTAATTTGACTTCTAAACTCTTTGCACATACATTTTGTGTCTTCGTTCTTTACGATAGAACAAGGACAATATCCATCATTTTCTTTAATCTTGTTTCTAAATTCTTTTACAAAATCCTTGTTTGGATTCATTACTACTTTAATCATTAATTTTTGAACCTTTCCAAAATCTATACGTAATATCTTCCCATTTATTTGTTTCCAAGTTACGTTTAAGCATTTGTTGATTAGTATTTAGATTATTAAGGCCACCATGAGAAGAATCATAATGACCTATCTTACAATAATCCAAATTATCTAATATTTTAACAGCAAGACTATTTATTGTATCAATACCAGTGTATAGAGCTGTTTTTAATTTATATTGTTTAATTTTAATAAGCAGATTCGTTAATTCATCTTGATTTTGGTCTCCGCCCATAAAACAAACACAAGTAATTAAATCATTGTATTTTTCAAGTAATCTGTCTAAATCATTAGAAATATAACGCCCTTTATATTCCCACAAATATTTACTATGACAACCTATACATTTATGTGGACAACCACTAATATTTATGACAAGGGTTACTTCATCAGGAACTTCTTGAAATACAACGCTATATCCTAAATATTTTAATTTATTATTCATAATATCTCTTCTTCGCTTCTTTTTGACGAGCTTCAGAGAATGCAGACACCCTTTTAAGATAGCCAATAACTCTAGTTAAATAGTCAATATTTGTACTACCACACTTTTCACAATTATTCATACGATGTTTACTAATATGTCCGCAATCATTACAGATTGTGTTTGGGATGTTAAATGTAAAATACGAACATCCGGTTTTAATAGCGTCAAGTAAAAGAATTTTATATTGTTCTTTGGTTAAATGCTCATTAAGATTGGCATGAAGAGCGCTGCCTCCATCAAGATACTTCGTAAGTTTTTCGCCATGAAGAATAAACTTATCAACTGTATTAGTTCCTTCGTCTTCTACCAAATAAAAATAACTGTTGTAACAATCTCTCGGAACAAAGTAGCCATCTTTTTTATCCCACTTAGCATTCTTAACGCCAAGATTTTCGGCAGGAACAAATTCTGTATTCCACATCAGTTCATTAGTTCTTTCTGCCTTATTAAGTTCGTAAATAGGCTTAAGCATTTTTTCACCGTATTCAAAATACTTTTCGTTCGGTGAGATTTCAATACCAAGGAACTCTGCCCCTTCAACAAATCCATTAATCCCAACAGTGAGAAACTGTTTTTCCATTGAGATATAACCCGCATCATACACAGGGAGCAGTTTTGCCTTAAAATTATCCATCATAATTTCATTAAACGCTTTAAGGTAACAATGAACTTTTTTTACTTGTTCTGTCATAGCTTCGGAAATATCCTTGCCTTCTCGTGTAGCATTTTGCACGAGTCTATTAATATTAATTGTAATTACTCCCTTAGAACCAGTTGATACGCCACCTGCACCAAGAGTAAATGAAAAAGTATTGTCTTGAAGTTCGTTTCTGAGTCTACAGCAACTTGCAAGTGAATCTACGCTACTGCTTCTATATGTGAAAAACGAATGCCCTTCAGAATACATTTGAGTCGTAAAATCAAACCATTCTTCATCAACATATTTTTCGCCATCATCCAGAAGGTTCATTGTTTCAACAGGGAAAGTAAGAGGAGTTTTCAGTCTTTCAGCATTAAACCATTTCATAAATCTTTTCTGAAGCCAACTAACACTTTCCCATTGCGGCTCTGTATCGTCTGGAAAAATGAAGTCATGAAAAATGCCATCAAAATAATTTTTATCAAAATATGCCAAATTCCAAAATACACTTTGAAAATTTCTTGCTGCTGCTGGCTGATTCAGAGAATAAACAACCTGACTAAACTTATCGGTAATCACTTTGTCGATTGTTTTCGGTCTGTTCCCAATTGTAACAATCTCATCTGTATTTAAATAATAATCATCACCATATTCTTTTCGGATGAAATAATCTAAATATGTAAGAAATTCAGGAGTTGATACTGCGCCTGCAAATTGTGACGCAATAGCAAATACAAGATTTACAAAAGTGCCACAAAACGAATCAAGATTCTGCGGACGTTCAGACAACCCTCCAATAGACCTCAATCCTTCAAACAAGAATGGATACATTGTAATAGAAACACAATACGGCATAATACTTGTTTCATCATGTTTGTAAATTTCATGCGATTCAAGTTGCCGAATATATTCATTAGCTAAATCTTCTCCATACATTTCTGTAAGTTTATTAATCATTAAAAGTCTATTCGTGCCTATAATATCCTTTTTATTAAGTTCTCCTTGCATAGTTGTAATATTTTTGTTATCTACATTCGCATTAGAATCAACTTCACTACCGCTCGATGCATTTACTGCTTTCTTATATTTATTAATAAAATTTACGTACTTTTCATAAGTGCTATATTTAGACATTTTTATCACCATTAATCCATTCAACCGCTTCCTTAAAATTGTAAACAACACCATCAACTTCAAGCATCGGTACAGTTGTGAACCCTTTCTGTGTCATAAATTCTACATCATTGTTTTCTTCAAAGTTAATATTACTTTGTTCAAGTTTTGTTTTTAACACTTTGCATCTTGGACAATTGTTTGAATACAATACAATACTCATATTACACTCCTTATATATTTGTTACTTTAGCATCTTAATCAATTCATCTTCGTCCACAATCCTGACGCCCAAACTTTGAGCTTTTTTGTACTTAGAAGAATTAGATGCTTCATTGCATACTAAATAATCAGTTTTAGTATTTACACTACCACTAACCTTGCCACCTAAACTTTCAATTTTCTCTTTTACTTCATCTCTGTTTGCAAAATGATTCAAGCTTCCTGTAATACAAAATACTTTGCCTTCCAAACTATTAGAACTAGAAGTGGTTTCTGGCTTTTTAAAAATAAGATATCCAGGCAAATCAACAAAATATTTTGTTACATTATCTGTAATAAACTTATCCATGCTATCTGACATTGCCTTGCCAAAACCATCTAAAGTAGTCCAATCAAAACCTTTCCAAAATCCAAAATTATCAAGTAACCCATTGAAATCATAATTAAAGTATTCAGCAATAATCTTACTTGCACTTCTACCAATTAACGGGACAGACAAAGAATAAATGAATCTGTCAAGTGTAGTAATTCTACTTTTTTCAATAGAATTAAGCAACTTTTTAACAGAAGCTTCACCAAACCCATCAAACTTTACCATTTCAGCAGCATGATGTTTTAGAAGATAAATATCTTTAAAGTCATTTATCCAACCAAGTTCAATAAATTTTTCTAATGTAGATTCCGACAACCCTTTTATATCCATTGCATTTTTAGAAACATAATGAGTCAACTTACCAAGTAATTTACCCTTGCAATTCTCATTAGTACACACAAGAACTTTAGAATTATTATCTTGTTTAATCTTTGTTTTACAACCACAAATAGGGCAGTATTCTGGAATATAAATTGTTGGTGCTTCAATTGCTTCGATATATTGTCTCTGTTCGGCGCTAACATTTCTCTTGATAGCTGGTATCACCTGGTTCGCTTTAAAAATTTCAATTGTATCACCGATACACAAATTCAATTCTTCTAAAATAGATACATTGTGGACTGTAGACTTTGTGATGGTGCTACCATCAATATCAACTGGTTCAAAAATCGCTACAGGAGTTAATTGGCCGCTCTTACCACAATTCCACTCAACGTCAATCAGCTTAGTCTTATATACATCGTCTTCTTTTTTATAAGCAATTCCGTCTTTAAAATGGTGATTTGTTGAGCCTAGAGACTTACCATATTCAATATCATTAAATTTAAATACAACTCCGTCACAAGGCAAACCCTCATCTGAAGCATACTCAAATACATAGTCAAGTGTACTTTGAAGTTTCTTAGACTCTAGGTTCACAGGATACCAAAACGGAACAACGCTAAACCCCAGGCTTTCTGCATCGTTTAAATTGTCTGTAAGATTATCACTACTCCCACCTTCGATTACATCCCACACTATAAACTTTGCTCGTCTCTGAGACACAACAGTTGTATCAAGAGAATTTAAAGTGCCAGCAATAAGATTGCGAGAATTTTTATACTCTCCATTTTGATTAATTTTCGCAAAATCATCATTACTAATAATACATTCTCCATCAACAATATATCTATTCTTCTTGTTGATTTTTAGTGGAATATTCATAAATTGCTTAATATGTTCAGTAATATCCACCCCGACATAGCCATTTCCACGACTTTCACCTTTAACAAAAATACCATTTTCATATAATAGAGAGGCAGTCATTCCATCAAGTTTTACACTCGCAACCAACTTTTTGTTATTTGAAAATTCAACGATTTCTTGTATTGAGTGACACTTGTTAAGACTCAGCATTTTATGATTATGCACTGCTTTAGGAAGCTCATCCAGTATAGGCCACCCAACAATATCTTGTGTTGGGCTATTCGAAAAAATTACGCCAGTTTCTTTTTCAAGTTCTTTTAAGTCTTCTAATCGCATATCAAATTCTTTATCCGACATAATCGGATTTCCAGTATTGTAGTACGCATAGGATGCATCATTAAGTATGCTTATCATACTAAACATCATTTCTTTTTCGACAGGATTCATATATTCACCGCCTCAAAACATTACTAGCTTCTTATCCACAAGGAATTCATCACATTGTGCAAATTCAGTTTTCATTGCCTTACTACAGTTTTCAAGTTCTTTTGTTTTACAAAAATCACTCTTTCTGTTGTAGTATTCACAAATATCACATTTAGAACTACATCGCTTTTCTTGATTCCTGTTACTCTTAGACCGTTTATCACTCAAACTATTCACTCCCTTATCCTTTGTATAACCTTAAGAGTTATGGACAATAAAATAATTGATTTAATTATACATAACATATATACTTTTTGTCCATAACTCTTTTTTTGTAAGGTTATTATACACTATTTATACTTATTTGTCAATAGGTTTTTAAATATTTTCTTTCAACATTTTTATACAACTGCTATACTGTTATTGTAACTATACTCTCCAAAATGCTCGTCTTCTGCCTTTAATCTGACTTTTTTGGCATCTTTAAATTCTTTAAAATATCCTAAATGTTTTCTTTTTCCATCAACAGTTATGTATGCTTCCCATTTCCCCTTCTCTTTATCCCAACTTACACCCTTAGCACCGCTCGTATTATTTTTGGATGTCTTTGTATTCATAGAATTTTGCATATTATTTACAACTCTTAATTCTGATTTCCTGTTGTCGTAATTAATATGTCTTATATGGTCTACGCACACATCATTGTTGTCCAAACATCCATTACCAATCTATGCATTTTCATAGTCGTATTTCTGCCGTCAATATTACAATTTGTAACAATATAGCCATCTTTATCTTTGTGCCATGTATAATCTTTTATCTTATCGTAATCTTCTAAATCAAAATAGAATTCTTCTTTATTATTTGTCCATCCGATACCATATTCACCAGATAAATCATATTTATTTCTAAAAAGACATCCGTAAGATTTACTACCGCCGCTTCTTAAAACTGAACCTCTAATCTCTCTAATTGTATGAGCATCACAAGAACATTCACATATCCACATTAAATCTGAGAAACCTTTTGGTGAAATATATCTATTATTAGAAAAACCTATTACCTTCCATTTGCCAAAATATTTACCAACTAAATCTTCATATTTGCACTTTCCACAACTTTGTGTATGTCCACTGCTTAAATGACCATAAGCAACAATTGTTTCTCTACCACAATCACAATTGCAAAGCCACATAGTCCTCTTATTTTTTCTTCCGATTTCTCTAATTGCTGTTAGTTTGCCAAACCGCTGTCCGCTAATGTCTACTTTCCGACTCATTTACACACATCCTCCCCACAAAGCAGTCCTAACATAAATGTTTTTCTATTAAAGTTTTCTTTTTTCTTTATTACCATGTTTATTGTAGACGGTAATCCAAAGTGAAAACACTTATCGCTTGCTCTTGTTACAGCTGTATAAAGTAAATTTGACGATAGCATATAAATATGCGACCTTGGCGAAACCACTATGGCGATTTTAACTGTAGAACCTTGACTTTTATGGATGCTGTACGAATAAGACAGTGATAGATTTTGCAACTTGTCTTTATTATATTGCACTTGAATATCATCAAAATCACAAACCATATAATCTTTGTCTATTAATGAGATTTTTGAGCATTCGCCATTTGCTACAAACGCTTCATCATCACTATCAAATATAGGCATACTATAATCATTAACTTTTTGCATTACAATATCGTTAAGGTAATATACATTGTCCCCATATTTCATATTATATTCAGAACCATAATTTTTATTTGCGATTTTTTGCAAATATTTATTAAGCATAATAGAGCCATAATCGCCTTTATTGTATGCTGTAAGAACAACAATTTCTTCTGGCTTATATATATGTTCATCTACACCAACAGTAATCAATTTCTTATACAAAGCAACTGTTTCTTTAATAATAGATTTATCATCAGACTTTATAAAAGTGTACCCATCATCATTTCCAATTGAAACAACTTTATCATTGCCATCTGGTATATATTTTCTGCCATTAACAATATCTGTTGCCGATGTCAAAATACCCCCCGTGCCATATCTAAATACTTTTGTTAATCTAACAATCGGGACTAATTTACTTGCCATAAAATCAAATAACAGATTGCCACACTGCAAGCTTGGTAATTGATTGGGGTCGCCAATCATAACCAACTTTGTCTTACTAAAATCAATAGCATCAATCACATGAGTCATTAATTCTACAGACACCATCGAGAACTCATCGATAAGAAACACATCGCAGTCAATTTTGCATTCTTTATTGTAGCCCCAGCCAGTTTGAGGATTGAAACAAAGAACTCTGTGTATGGTTTTTGCTTCTCTTTTTGAAAAGTCTTTAAGAACCTTAGCGCTTTTGCCAGTAGGCGTTGCCAACACAATGGCTTTATTATTATCTTCTAACATTTCAATTAGCATTCCAGTAGAAGCACTCTTGCCCATGCCTGCCCCGCCTGTTAATATGACTACATTATTTTCACAAATACTATGCAATAATTCAATTTGTTCATCTGACAAATTGAATTTGCCTTTGTTTTGATATTGCTTCCAATCAAAATTCCATTTTCTATTTATAGACAATCCATACTTTATTGAATCTGCAATATACTTTTCATTGTCGTATGTTCTTTGTAGAGCAACACACATTGTTTCTTTATTGTAGTAAATATTTCTGTCTCTAATAGCTTCAACAAAATGTTCTGCACATTCTGGTGTTAGTTTAATTACCTCACTTCTAATATCGACTAAATTAGCTTTTGTGTTTCCTTCGTTTTCGTTTTCTCCTAACAAATATAATACACAGGCCAAACACCTATCAGAAGATGTCTTTACATCATATCCAAAATCAATTTTGTTTTCTTTTTGTAATTGAATAACAATTGCATCAGCCTTTTTAAAACCAACACCACTTATTCTAGTCAAAGTTGTATATGGTTTAGTTTTAAGTTTTATTTTGAGCATTTCTACAGAAGATTCAGCATCATAAATCTTTTTAAGCATAGACAAAGATAAAATGCCACCAAACTCAGAAACCAAATCCATAAGATAGAAGTTTTCTACGATTTTACATTTAATCTTTTCAAAACTCTTTTCTCCAATACCTTTCAATTTGGAAATATCCACTTCATTAAGTCTATCTTCTTTTACCATAGAAATAATATCTGGGTAAGCGTCAATAAGTGTATCTGATTGATTACAAGTCAATATTTCTCTAAGAAAAGCATATGTTTCTTCTTTCGTAGTTGGTTCATCACGACGAATCTTTAAAACTTTGTAACTAATACCATATTTTGTATCTTCCTCTATTGCTTCAATCTCATACTCTACACCTGTAATTAAGTCAAATAAATCACCGCAAATGCCAGCATTTCCATATTTATTCAGTTTAATCAATGGATATTTAGTTTTATCAACATCCAATGCATACACAGAAAACCATTCTGACTTATATACAGACCTAATTATCTTCCCTTTAAATTTATAAATTTGTTCCTGTTTATTCATTATCGTTTAATTACCTCATATTTGCTCATGACAATTCTTTTCTCATTGCTGTCTATCCATTTGTCTCCTTCTTTTATCTTTTTATATTCATATGTGATTATTGGCATACTAATCACCGAATAAAGACCAAATGGATTAGCTTTAAAAACAGCTGATTTATTAACCCTTGTTTCTATTTTTTTACCATCGCATATTCTATACAAGGTACAATATGGACGAGTTGCATTTTTATCATCATTATAATTTATAACAATATAATAACTATTAGATATATCTTTATTAGTATATTCGGCATATCCAAGATACTCAACTTCTGCTTTAATTTGTTCTATCACGCTAATGCGTTCATCTTTAATTTTGCTACACAACTCCTTCATCAATCCTTTATTATCAATGTTTCTATACTGACTCTGGGTTTCTTTAGCTGAATACTTACTCATAAGATAATCTGATAATCCCAATTCCGTCATCTTTTTTTTAGCAATTATTTTAGCATTAGCAAATTTATCGTATATATCTACCATTTCTAGCAACGCCTTATTTTTACCGAACATATCAAAGAAATTAAGACTAATAAGAATTTTAAGTTGTTTTGAATTAACAGAAGTTTTTTCTTTAATATCCTTTAATAAATCTATGAAAGAAACATATTTATTTTTAGATAACTCTAATAATTCATCTGCTATTTTAACATTACAATGTTTAATGCTACTAACATCTTTATAAATAATATTATTTTTTTTATCCATAGTATAAAAACTACCTGATTTCCCAAACTTAACTGGTTTAATCGCAATACCGAAGTAAGGTAGCTCTTCAATTAGATTATGTGTTTTATTTGTATCATCAGCATATATTGTTAATACTACGGTAAAATATTCTAATGGATAATGAGATTTTAAATAAGCACCATAAATACTGTCAATGGCAACACTTAATGAATGACTTGCATTAAAAGAATAATGAGCAGCATCTTCAACAACTTTCCATGTATCAGTAAATCCATCTTCAGTGCCGACATTCTTAACCCAACCATTTAATAATTTAGCTTTTAGCTCTTCTAATTCTTTTTCTTTAAATTTCTTTTTAGCTATTTTTTTGATAATATCATATGTACCTTTTTCTTCAATTCCTAACCAAACAAGGTACTTCATAATAGATTCTTGATACATAAGATAATGAAACGAATCATCTAATATATCGTCAAGCTCTTTAACTCCAGTTGTATAAGGCAGTCTATCTAAAAAATTATTTAATAACGATGCAAACCCTGGCCTGATAGCTGCTACCCACGCAGACATTTCTGCCAAAGATGTTGGTTTATACCTCTTTAAAGTCTGTTTACCAAAGTCTGTATCAGACTGATTAATGGTTGTAGTAAGGGCATTAGCATATATGTCCCAAACTTTATCATCACAATTATTTATTAAAGTTGGAATATCATCTATTGGCCTTCCAATTAGTTTATATACCTTATCGATTATTTCATATACTTTCACAGTCAAAAAATCATCTTTAAGATACTTATAGACATCGCAATTATATCCATCTAATGCGCAACACATTACATCTCCTACTCTTATTAAACCTATTTCTTCTGAAATAGGTTTATCTAAAAGAAGAAAACTACAAGGAGAAGGAGAGATACTTTCAATTACTCCTCTAAAAATTTTACTGTCTTCAATAATTTGTTTCCATTTTTTATCTTCTAAATGATTTTCTAAATCTTTAGCAACCTCATTATATTCATTAATATGATAACCATTTGCCTTACACCAAAGCCTAAATGCCGAAGATTCTTGTAATGGTTTATATGCTACCATATAATAAATACCGTCTTCACCAAGAATATCCTTTGATGATTTAATTACAGGTTCGACATCAGCCCAATTTAAATCTATATCTGGAAGGCTGCGACTATTTAAAATTCGTTCTGCACTCATAAATCTTGTAGGATATAAAGTAATAGGTGCTTTTAATCTATCAACTTCTGTTAGTCCTAACAACTTATTAATATAGAACGATACCGCACTACCTCTTCCACTTTTTGTAAGTACAGCGTTATATTCTTCAATCGCTCTTTTTACAATAATATGATTCAAAATAAAATATCTTGCCATACCGCATTTTTCTACAATATTTGTTTCATAGTAAATTGCTTTTTGATATTCTGGAATTTTTTTTGCTTTTACATTACATTTTTCTTTGTTCCAAGCTCTTTTAATAATTTCTCTAAGAATCAAATTATCATCATGGAAATCTAATTTTGAATTATGTAATTCTTTTTTTAAAACATCTTCTTTAATCTTAGGTATTTTGAATTCTTTATCAAGTTTAATAGGTTCTGCATTATCAAAAATCAAAGTATTATTCAATGCTTCCTGAATTTGTTCTTCATTTAATACGCCTTGAATGCGATATCTATTTATAATAGTATCTGCATCAGGATAATCTAAGATAAAATTGCTTTCATCTTCATAATGCATTCCTTTCGCATTTAAAAATAAATCACGATACTTTGCATCTTCTGGATAAATATAATGACTATCATTTGCATGAATCAATTGGATTCCATATTTTTTTCTAACTTCCAAAAGTTTTTTATTATGCTCAATTTGCACAATTTCATTATGATTTTGCACTTCTAAATAAAAATTTTTACCAAAATGTTCATATACTGGAATAAGAAAATCATTTAACCAGCTTACCTTGTCTTCATATTCGACTTCTTGATAAATTGGTTTATTTAAATCGTTTTCTTCAGATTCTTTATAAATATTATCTTTATTTTCATCCATACCAAGATAAATTGATTTTTTTTCATAACCAATCAACTCTTGTTTTTTCTTTATTTTACTCTTAAACATTCTGCTTGCTACGCACGCTGTTGTAACAACAACATCTGTAGGTGTAAGAGATAACAAACACTTCAAATCAATTCTAGGTTTATAATAAAACCCATCAGTATTTGCTAATGACATAATCTTATTAATTTCTTTTCTACCATTTTCATTCATTGCAACAAGCATTAAATGATAGTTGCTTCTTGAAGATTTATCATACATATCATCAACATAATATGCTTCTACACCATAAATACATCTAAGCCCATATTTTTCACAAAGAGTATGAGCTTCGTATATATTGCCTTGAAATCCATGCTCTGTTGTAAAATAAGTATCGTGTCCTAATTCGACAGCTCTTTTCATGTAATCTTCTGGTTTAGAAATACAGTCCAATGTCTTGATGTTCGAGTAGTGAGTATGTTTATGATAATTATTATATCTTTTACTATTATTAGTATTTTGTTTTATATCTATTTTTTCTTTTCCATTTAATTTTTCTAACTCTTTTTCGGCTTCTAATAAAGAGTCTACATGGAATAAAACATCTCCGTTTAATGTTATAACATAATGGTCATAATATCTGTCTATTCCGTACATATATTATTCTCCTTATAATTTTAATTATTGTTTATAGCATTTTCAATTCTTTCTTTTGCTATTTTACAATACTCTTCACTGATATCAATACCGATAAATTCTCTATTGTTTAATACTGCCATCTTCCCAGTAGTTCCACTGCCCAAAAATGGGTCAAAAACTAAATCGCCTTCATTACTCCAACTAATTATATGGTCATTTGCAATTTGTTCTGGAAATACTGCTGGATGAGACGTTTTATTTTGTGCGATTGCAATATCCCAAATATTATCTTTATATCTTTCATTGTTTAGAATAAAAGTCTTTTTTGTTCTACCACTTTCTCCATCTATATTCTTACAGGTAGAATCATATTTTTTACCGCCCATTTTGCATTGCTGCATAATTGGATTAAATGTTTTAGGAGTTCCTTTTGATAAAATAAATATATATTCAAAAACATCAAAATATCTTTTAGTTTTTACTTTGGGCATTGGGTTTGTTTTACGCCAAATCATAGTATCATGCAAATTAAAACCAATTTCTTTAAAAAACAATGCTTGTTTAAAAGATGTGCCAGATTCAGAACTTTTTGATGTTTTATCACCAACTACCCAAACAACAACTCCACCATCTTTAGTTACACGATATAATTCTTTTGCTATTTCTTCAAAATCAAAACTATACCCATTATATTTTCTCAAATCATCATATGGGGGACTTGTTACTGTTAAATCTATCGAATTATCTGGAATTTTTTCTCTCATAACATTAAGACAATTACCATTTAAAATTTTATACATATGTATTAACCTCTTTTAATTCTATTAATGTGCTTTCTAATCTCTCATTACTAAATTTGCATTGTTCTTCAGACAATTCACTGCCAATATAATTAAGTCCTAATCTAAGACATGCAACTCCTGTAGTTCCAGTGCCATTAAAACTATCATATACTAAAGCATTTTCTTTAGCGTATATATTTAATAGTTGTTCACATAAATCAGATGAATATGTTGCTTTGTTTAGTTTGTTTGAACCATCATTATTTTTCGCTTCTACAAAATTATAAATGTTTTCATAGAACTTCTGTCCAGTTTTCTCACTTACACTTTTCACTTTTTTGTTTGTAATAAATGTTTTATATTCATCTTTTCTACAAAATACAAAAACAAACTCGCAGATTCTTGTCAGCTTATTGTGACTAACATTGTTAGGTAATGCAGATTTCTTTTTCCAAATAATTGTGTCTGCAATTGTAAAATTAGTTTTATTAATTACCTCTGCAATAGTTAAATACATCTGTTCTGGATTCTCATTGCCATAAGACATATTATAAAGAATACAACCATTTTCTTTTAAAATAGAGTCATAGTGATTAAAAATATCAATAGTCCAATCAGTGTATTCATCTAAATTTCTCTGTTCTAAATAGATATCATATCTTCTTTCATGGTTGTTCATTCCTCTTTCAATATTGCCACTATTTCTACTTGTGTTATACGGAGGCGATGTAAGTATAATATCTACTTTTCCTCCAGCATTTGCAATTTTTTTCATTGTTGTTAAACAATTTTCATTATAAATCTTATACATATTACCTCCATTTATTATTATATATAACTTTAGTTGTTAATATTCTCAATATCTTTTTTAGCGATATTAAAATAGTTATCATTGATTTCTATTCCAATAAAATTTCGGTTATTTTTCAAACACGACTTGCCAGTAGTTCCTAATCCCATAAAACAATCCAGTATCAAATCATTTTCTTCTGTAAAATTTTCAATAAACCAATCGGATACTTCTTGTTTCATAACCGCTTTATGTTCTTTCGGCATATTGCTATTAACACTTGTATGTATAATGTTCTTAGTATATGTATAATTCCCCTTTAATGGCTTATCGCCAAGTACAAAGAAAAATTCATATGAATTTGTTATATTTTTACCACTTGCTGGCATTGGGTTGGTTTTCTCCCATATAATTATTTCTTTTATTTGATTTGAATATTTGCCAATATACTTAAACACATCTTTTTTATTGTAAAAATTTTTTTGTATATTTACAAATACATATTTCTTTGTAAGTCTTAGCAGTCCATCCGTAAAATCACAAAGAAATCCAAAATAGTCATCTAACCTATCATCATAAAATTCATATTTATCATTTCTTTTTCTATTGTATGGTGGACTAGTAAATGAGATATCTATGCTTTTATCTGGTATATTTTTCATTACACTTAAACAATCACCATGTACTAATTTGTACATCTATTTCCTTCTCTATTTTTCTATATCTTTACCACTTAAAATCTTTGTTTTAATCGTATGTTCTTGCGCTATATTCATCCCCGATACCATACATAGAACAAACACAATCCATATATTCATTGTCATCAATATCTTCTTTAACAAAGAAGTCCTCAATGTTCTTTCCATCTGCAATAACTATATAAAGATTCCCAACCTTACTAACATAATTTTTTTGAGCATCATTTTCTTGATTACTTTTCCCAGTCCAATGAACAAAATAATCATAATGTTCTACAGTTGGTTCTTGATTTTCTTCAGTATATTCATCTACTAATTCAAATTGAATACTTGTTATGTCATCATAAGATATAATTCTATCAAAAACTGATTCCTTATAATAATCTTCAGTCCCAAAACCAAACTCATAATGCGTTTTATCTGCATCTTTATGAATCTCAATCGCTAAAGTATGTGCTACATCCATTTTCTCGATAGAATTACAAGCAATTCTTTGAATACTTGTACGAATATCTTCTACAACAAAATTTCCAATATACTTCCCATCAATTGTAATCAAATCACAGTTCTCAAGAACAAATGTTATTTCTTTCAACTTCATAATTTTACTCCATATTTAACATCTCTATTACTTCTTGCTTATTTTCTTCTGTTAATCCACAGTTAAATAATGTCCTTACCAGCCGATTTATATTTGGCTCCATGTCATCCATATCATCTAAAATAGCAAAACTTTTTACATCTGGATGTGCATCTAACCACGCTTGGATTTCCTCGCCTCTATGATTATTTATTACTGGTGTAAAATCATACAAGCACAATTTATATTCAGATAGTTTGTCTTCTAGCTCATCAAGTTCTGGATTTAATTCAGTATGAGCGTTATACCTCCAATCACTTGACAGTACAATTTTGCATCCAGTTTCATCTACGATATTCTTTAGCCGTTGAACAAATATATCTTCAACAAAATCATATCCAGTAGAAGTTTTTTCTTTTGTATCTGCTTTATTTAAAACACCATCTATATCTAAAAATAAAACTTTTATATATGTTCACCTCAAAATCAAATATCCATAGGGTCACAGTTTTCGCAATCTGGGTATCCATAGTAATGACACAACGTACAACAAAATTGCATATCCCAACCATCACAATAATCTTTCTGCGAACAACTATCACACGGATAATCATCATCCATCTCTTCATGCTCTTCGCCGTATTCACAGTATTTATTATCTGAACAGTATTTATAATTTGCAGTATATGTAGTTTCAGAATTATCTTCTGTAATCTCCTCAAAAATCCCCAGACTGCTCATAACATCGTTATATCTGGTAATTACATTTTCAAGCACAGGGAAATCATGTACATCTTTACCGTAATTATCGCCATAAAACGGAGTGTACGGTTGACAAAAATCTTCATCAAGAACAAGAATATTGTCAAAATCATTCCAATCATTAATATCTGAACTAAAAGCAATATGGATTGAATATTCAAACATATCGTTATACTCGAAATGCACACTTAGACAAAGCTCTGCATCTTTTTTGACCCAAGAACCGCCATTTTTAAATCCAAGCGTAATTAAATCTTTTTTAGTGACGTTATCTTTAAGTTTAAATCTTTTAATTTTCATAAATCAACCTCTCAGAACATCGCCAGTAGGACTATGCTCAACTTCAATAGGTCTAAAATGCTTTGCACTAATTCTAATCCACTGGTTATCCTTATAAATCAGGAAATGCGGATAACCTTTCTTATCATAAGAAATATCAAACACTTTATACATCATATTATTAATCTTATTTTCAACAACAAAACTCATACTTATTACTCCTTAATTTATTTTCTCGTGCAGTTCTCACTACTACACCACGATTTTCGCCAATCATATACGGCATCATCAAAACATTGTAGTACCATATCCATATCAATCTCTGACCACACTGGATATGTTTGGTTATATTTTTTTTTAGATAGCCCGTATTTCTCACAATCTCTATTCCAATCATCAACTTCTTTTTTATCCCAATAATAAAAAATTGCTTGATTGAAGTCTTTTCGCCTACGGTCATTATGGTTACTATCCACAGTCATTCGCTTAATAAACAGTTCTCGTAACTCGTCAAAATTTTTCTTTCCTTCATCTATCTCTTGCTGATAATTTTTACATTCACAACCCATATTAACAACTCCTTAAAACAACATTACTAAATCTCTTATTTCATCAATAACATTTTCCAATCTATCTACTTGCTCTTTATAGTTTCCTCGACAGTCAATTTCGTCAATTATTTCATACAACTTATCAGCAAGTTCAGTATTGTAATATTCTTTAATTATTCTTGCAATATCCTGTAGACTATCAGCATTTTCCCAGTTGCCTTCTATGTAAATCATTTTTGCTCTCCTGTAATTTATTATATATAACATTAACAGTTGGATGAATCAAATATTTAATTTTTATCACCCAACTGTTTTTCTGTTGTTATTATATCTTATTTTATTGTATTTGTCAATAGCTATTTTTATTTTTTCTGATTATTTTTTAGAGTTGAATAAATTCAGATAGCATCAAGCCAAGAAAGGTTTAATTCATTGTTTTTGTTGTTTGTCATACTATTCGTTGTATACAAGCTGCCTAGTAAATCTTGCCCATTCTTCTGTTGCTCAAGTTTATCAAGATATTCACCATAAGGTTTATGAAGTCGAGGGGAATATGAGCATAAATTAGAAAAGTAGTATGACTGTGCTTTTACACTCTCTTCGCTATCCCACCAAATTTTCTCATTATGAGTTTCATTATAATCTTGTTCTCGCAATCTAATATCTTTAATAACAGCACTAACTTCATCTACTAACTTGTTAATAGCCTCTTCAGATGTATCTACAAAAGTATGACAATCATACAACTTATATTTGATTCGAATTTCTTCTGGTAATCCCTTAATGTCATTATCATCAAGTACCATTTTCAAGAATTCATTCATTTGGTTTTCGTATCCCAACTTTTTAATCCACACTTTTAGATTACTTTGAAGCGACTCACCTAAATTTCGTCTTTCAACTGTTCTTGTTTTGCATTTGCCATTTGCTTGAGTATATTCTATAGTAATATATTTCAAAAAATTGAAACAACCGTGTATTTTCGAAAGAGGTAAACCAGTTAATTGATGTATCCCCAACGCATATAATTTCAATTGCTGCGAATGTTCTTCTAACGCTTTCCCTTTATATGCAGAACTACTTTTGAAGTCTATAATATTAATATCTCCATTACTGTCCTTATAAAGACAATCAATATAACCTATGAAAGTATTTCCATTTACATTAACTGTTATTGGTTTCTCAATTAACACTTCATATGGATATACTGTATGGTTTTTGAAAAAGTATTGCATATTTAACTTATATTTTTCAGCAATAGATTGATTCTTTTCAGCATTACTTCTATCAAATTTGAGTTGTGCCAAATCATAACAAGTTAGCCACGAATCATCGAATTGACTCAGCATATCATCAAAGTTTATCTTCTTGGTATAATAATCTTCTAAACATTGATGTGCCGCAGTCCCTAAACTCATATATATAGAATCTAATCTATCTTCTTTCGCCTTTATACCATCTACATATTTCAAAGCGTATTCATAGGGACTAGTTATAAAGGTACTCACTCTACTGTATGACCACAAACGGTCTACGCCATATTTTTGTTTTATTTTTTCAAGTTCTTCGTTCGTTAATCTAGCCATATATTTACCTCTACCATCAGTTTTCTATTGAACCATCCATTGTCTAAAACCAATGAACTTCCTGCTTCTTCGACTTAGTAACCCACTATCTCCACAGGCGTAAATTCCGACAGTCCCTGCCGTACTAAATAATCACAATTTACTATTTTTCAACAAAAAGTTTATATCGTTCATCAGTAAATGGACACTTTGAAGCTCCATGCAAACATTTACAACTTTCACCTAAATTAATTAAAGAAGAGAATGGACAGTCAGTCCAACAACCAGATTCTTCTGGATACCAATCTGTATCCGTTTTGAATTCAAAAGAATAATAATTAAATTTCTTTCTTTTAAATGCCGTACATTCTCTTTTTGGTGGACAATAACATCTATTGCCATAATATTCACATTCTTTACAGTTGGTCGTATTTCTCACCTCGTTTAAAATCGCCATTTAAATTCACAACAATCTTTAAACTATCACAATTACTCAATAAAACACTCAATATTACAATTAAAATAATCAGACAACGCTTTGTTCAACAAAACATTAGAATAATCCATTAACAATGCTTCATATTGTTTTTCTTCTTGAACATCACTCAAATCACAATATAAAACTGGTTCTGGAATATCACAATTAAGTATTTTAGCCATTTCTTTAATATGGCCAACATCTTTATGATTTATAGTTACAATAGGGCAACCAGTTGCTTGACTTGTGTAAATTAATTGAGTTATTTTGTTATGCTTTCTATCCTTAACAATTAGTCTCATATTAATTATCATAGACAATCACCTCCAAAATCTTACCATTTTCACATTTGCAATCAAATACAAACTCTACAATACAATGAGAATAACCAATTTCATCTCCATACTCATTAACTGCAAGTCTACCATTTGGTTTAAGCACCCAATCTTTTTCATCTGTTACATAACGATTTTCAATAGTATTAAACACTCTATACTTCATATTCTTAACCCCATATTACATCTCAGAATACTCTAATGCAGATTCAATAAAATAATCTAATGGAGCAAACTCTCCATTTAAATGCCAATTCGCAACTTGTAAATCCTTACCATATAAATCCATAAAATATTCTTTGAATTTAATAGCCTCTATAGCTAATTTAGCAGCTTCAACCTCTGTTGGTTTATATGTCCAATATTCAATTATATTTTGCATAGACTTAATTGCTTCTTTGTTGCTCATGTTAATTACCTACTCTTTAACACATACTTACCGTAATGAGACTTTGTACCAAACCTATCTGTAAAATCAATATCCTTAGTTTCAATATCGTAGCCTTTCTTTCTAAGATTATAAATAATAGCACTCAATCTAATAGCAGAATATTTTTCAATCGCTTCAAGACTTGTGATTGAACCATACTGTTTGAGATGTTCTAGTACCTTAGTAGTCTTGTTTGCTTTGGTTACATTGTTTTCACTCATTTCTTTTTTCTCCCATTTTTATTACTTGTGGCATAAATTTAATTATTAATCATTTAATATATAAATTGTAGTTGAGTTTCTTTTGCCAAATTCATCATTTATTATTTAAAATCATTGAATTATCGTAACTAAATTCACCAAAATATTTTTCTTCTGCATCTTTTCTTGCCTTCACTGCATCTTCAAATTTGTCAAAATAACCTAAAAATATTTCTTTGCCGTCCACGGTAATTCTCGCAAGCCATTTATTTTCTCTTTTTGCCCAACATATACCAACAACGCCAGAAGTATTATCATTCCTTAAACCGTGGTTCATATTATTTTGGCTTCGTGTTACAATCCTCAATTCTGATTTTCTATTATCGTATTTCTTATGACAAATATGGTCTACTTCAACATTGGGGAGTAATAATTTATGAAGCTTAACCATTTTATCTTGGTTTAATTTTCTTGCAACCACATATCCGTACTTGTCAATATACCATCTGTAATCTTTTATCTTATCGTAATCTTCTAAATCAAAATAGAATTCTTCTCCTTTGTATGTATATCCAATCCCATATTCGCCAGATAAATCATATGTATTATATTTTTTATTCTTTGAACCTTGTTTTGAAGCGGACTCTTTATGCAAGCACCCACAAGACTTAACCTTTCCACTTCTTAAACTATCACTTCGAACAATTACTTCATTACCACAATCACATAAACACAGCCATTGCGCCACTTGATATTTCTTGTTTATATAATTTTCAACCCTTTTAATAACAAGTAACCTATCAAATCGTTGACCTGTTAAGTCTATACATTTCCCCAAAACACCTACCCCTTTCCTAATGACCTTAAATATTTTTTATGTTCGTTCTCATCATACTTAATTCTGTGTTTAAAAAGGAATTGATATATTTTATCTCCTTTATCTGTAGGCGAGTCTTTCTCATCCAATAAATCCCATTTATCATAGACATATGAAACTGGTCTAATATGATAAAACTTTTCTGCCATATGACGGACTTCGTTTATGTCTACATCTTTATCTAACGCCAACACAATTTCAGAATCTAGTCCGATAAGAATTCTCGCTTGTTCATTGCTCATTGTCTTGCCTTGTAATGATACGCAAGTATTATCCATTAACGAAAACCTTTTAAGAGTCGATTTCTCTCCTTCGAAAACAGTTACTATTTTTTTAGAAACTATGGCATCATAATTTTGTGCCAATCCATAAAGATTATTAGTCTTTTGGTATGTCGGAGTAATCCAATATTTAGGTATACCAAATTCATCATAATTAGGTATCACTGTCCTCATATTGAAACCTACAAGCTCTTTTGTTGCCCAATGATATATTGGAATGACAATTCGTTTCTTTCTATAGCTGTATGCTATGTTAAATTTTTCTCTTGTCCAAGGCATAATTCCTTCTTTATACCAGTCAATATGAAGTAACGGAACATAATCATTCAACACTTTGTCTTCTAACACTCGTATATCATCAACATTAACAATTCTTCTATTACCTTTATGTTTTTCAAACACCCACAAAGGATTCTCTTCTTCGTCTTTCTTTTTTTTACTTTTTTGTTTTTTAAATTCAAAAGGCAAATCGAGAATTTTATGGAGAAATTTCAGTGCCTCAACAAACGACATATTCTTATTATATTGAACCAGAGTAACAATATCAGAACCCTCTTTAAACTCTTCTGTTCTCGTCCAATTAATTACATTAAGATATTCATTGTTTTTAATATTAACAGCTGCTGGATTATCGCCGTTATAATTAGAGCAACTATAATAGTTCTTATTAGGGTGGTATTTGATATTATGACAATTAATTTCATTTAAAATATATTCAATTTTTTCATTTTCAAAAATATATTTTTTAAGTTCACTAATTGTCATAATATCTCACCATTATAAGTTTATTTGTTTTTTATTAATCAGTTATTTCAACCTGATAATTCATCATTGCTTCATAACATTCTTTGGTAATATTGCCATCAGCATATTCTTCTTGTGCTGTTCTCTTAATAATTTCTTCTTTACATTTTTTATAATAATAGAATGCATCTTCTGGAGATTTAAAATACTTTGATGGATAATTATGTATTTTTCTACTAATAGATAATATATAATAAGTATATCCATCAATCTTATATCGAGATACACCAATAGGTAATTCCCCTCTTCTTTTATTTGATTTTAAAAATAAAGAATTTACTCTATCCGGAACTAAACAACAAGTTTCTGGACTATAAATTTTATTTCCTTTGATTAAAATATCTTTATCGACAGCCCATCTACTACCATGTAACCACTTATCAAAATTTTCTTGAGAATGTAGCCATTCATAAAAGTTTTCGAATAAAAACCATTCTTTACAGCAAGTTACATTTTCATATGTTTTTCTACGTTTTTTTATATTTTCATCAAAACACCTAGACAACATTGAAAACCAAGCAGTATACTCTTTTGTATGCTTTTTATTATTATTAATCTTATATTTATTTCCAACTATACCAATACCTAATATAGATTTAAAATACGGATTCGATATATTACCAATTTTATAATTTGCATAAATAGTATTTATTTTCGCATGATACTCATCTTGAAATTCAACAATTATATCATTAGCATTATTATATTCAATTATTTTCATGAGGCACCCTTGATGATTCGTCTTTTCTTCTCCAAGCCTTTCATTTCTTTTATTTACATCTTTTATTCCTTTTGTACCCAAGTGAAACACCCCCATCAAAAATCTTGCAACACAGAACAATATCCCAAGTCGCAATACTTATTGATGCTAAAATCTGCTTCACTAACAATTTGAATATCACTTGTCCCGTGTCTATTTTTACTGATAAAACTAATCATATAATGTTTATCTTTTTTTAGTTTAAATTCAGTTCTACTGCTGCTATTTTTAATTGGGTTATAGCAATACAGTTCATCCTTACCACCTTCAAATTCTGTTTGTAAAGGTCTTCTGAAAAAGATATTTAAACTAAAAACATCGAGTATACCTTTTGAAATACCAATATCTGCATTTGTAAGATATTTACTCTTATTCTTTACAAGCTGATATGTGATTACCATACAAGTATCTGTATGTTTGATACAATCATAAAAATCAACGCAATCCGTCATAAGAGATTTCCAAGATTCTTTGTCACGAGAATCATAACTTTCCTTCAAGGTATCCAATACGATAACACTTGCCGACATTTTTATATACTTCTTAATCAATTTTATAACAGTTCTTGCTGTATATTGCTCAAGCGGTATAATTGTAATATTATGATTTTCTTTTTGATTTTCAAACCATTCAGCAGCCTTATACAGAACTTTTTTTGTTTTTTCATCAAAATTACCATCTCTAAGAACTCTTTTCGGAACAGGATGTTTTGCTATATTTGAACAATACCAAATAATTGCTTCCTTTTTAAACTTATTTTGGTCTTCTTCATTAATGATAAACACGGCTCTAAGGTTATATTTAATCATAGAAGGAAAGATGTAGTTTACACTTAAGGTACTCTTCCCTGTTCCTGAAGCAGCTCCTAAACCTATAATATTACCACCAAGCATACCACCAGTTTCTTTATTAAGAATGTCGCAATTAGCAAACGGAATGCCAACATTTTTCCCCTCATTTAATTCATCAATTAATTCTTTCATTCCTTCAAAGCCATTATAAGATTTAATATTATTATCAATATTAGCAAAAATATCATTCAAATAAACTGTGTATTCATCATACAATTCTTCTGCTGACATATCACAAATTTCACTCAATCTTTGTTTATCGCAAGGAAATCCATGTTTAATCAATTTAGCCACTACATTCCATTTTCTAAGGTCTTGTACATAGCTATCAAAGTTTTCTTCTTTAACATATGCACCAGCCTTTTCAATCATTTGAAATCCACCATATTCATCATATTTAGCTGCTAATTTAGGATGTTTCTCTAAGTATATACCAACATCTATTTCTGAAAGTGTTACCATTCTTTCATTAACAATCATATCAAAAGCAATGGCAAAATATACCTTCCATACATTATGATGAAAATCGTTTAATTGTAGATTAGTTTCTCTAAGTAAATCCGGATTTTTATATATCATTGAAACGATAGAAGCTTCTGAACCCAATTTATATTCAAGAATTTGTTTTGCAGCTTCAGACTGTTGCTTTTCGAAGGCGTTTAATTTATTATTTTTTTCAGCCATAAATTATATCGCCCCCTTCATTGAATTATCATAACTATATTCACCAAAATATTTATCTTCTGCTTCTTTTCTTGCTTTTACTGCATCTTCAAATTTTTTATATGCACCTAACCAAATTTTTTTCTTATTTATATGTATAAAAGCACACCATCTTTGACAAGATTTGCTCCAATATACGCCTGTAACACCAGATGTATTATGTTTTCTAATTGAAGAATTATATATGTTTTGTTTGTTTGTACATTTTCTTAAATTTTCTTTTCTGTTATCACAAGTATTATGGAAACGATGGTCTACAAATACATCATTATCTTCATCTAAATCAAATACAAGTCTATGTAAATAAATACATTTTTTATTAATTGATGTGCATATATATCCACCTTTGTCTTTTCTCCAACAATAATTTTTTATTTTATCATAATCTTCTAAATCAAAATAAAACTCTTCTCCCTTAGATGTGTATCCAGTTCCATAGTCACCGGATAAGTCATATGTGTTAATCTTCTTATTTCGCTCGGTTATCATTTCTGAACGATAACAACCACACGATGTCGTATGTAAACTTTTTAACCGATAACTTTCAGTGACAATTTCGTTTCCGCAATCACATAAACACAAATACTTTGTTCGAAAACCCGTTTCTTTGCAAGCCTTTATTTTTTTTAAAACGAGTAATCTACCAAATTTTTCACCAATTATATTTGCCATCACTTATCCCACTTACCACAGATTTGAAAATCTATCTTTTTTATTTTCTTTTGGTTTAAACTCTGCGCCAATATGCATTGGAGCTTCGACTACCATATTCTTTGCTTCTTCCTTCGCCTTCTCAACATTCTTCATTTTCAAATATACATCATTGATATTACCTTCAACAATTTTTAAAACATAATTAAATTTGTGCCGTTCATCTTTAAATCTGTTAGCTCTCAACGCTTTTTGAATGTTATTGTAACAATATTTAAATGTATTTAAAATCACTTCATAAGAATAGTTAGCGCCATCTTTTTGTTTGTTATTAAACATGAATTTATTAACAAGAAGCCCTTTTAGCCTAAGACACATTGTACTTGATAAGGCTTGATTTTCATCATAACCCATAATGTTCTTCCTAACATACTCATACAGATTATTCCAATCCTGGATTTCTTTTTCTGTCATTTTTTTACGTTCAGATGCCTTTTTTATTTTATCACAACCACAAGATTGAATTTTTTTATTTCGCAATTTTGTACTAAGAACAACAAAGTCTTTTGTACCACAATCACAATCGCAATACCATGCTGTACAGCCGTTAATATTATCAGCCCGTCTTGTAACAGTGAGCATTCCGAATCTTTTATCTGTTAAATCAATCACTTTCCCGCCCATATCTCGTTGTTTGTCACCTCTGCTTACACATTGAATTTACTGTTACAGCCGTATAACAAAAATATTATACGGCTGTAATGGATATAACTTTAATTATTATCGGCACATTTTAAGAACTTTCTTAGCCACTTCCAAATCATCAATTTCTTGTGGGTTGCTAAAACCACGTTCTCTACACATTTCAAGAACAGGTTTAATTACATCAATATTATTTTTATTCTCTGTAAAAAATTCAATGATTTCAGACTTAATTTCATTGAGCTGTTTTTCAATTTTTGCAGCGGCTTCTGCTTCTGCAATACGCCTTGCTTCAATTTTTTCTTTTGCGTCCCTATCAGCTTTAGCCTCTTCAAAAGATTTGCCACTTTTATTAATTTCGGCCTTAATTGCATCTTCGAGCGCCTTAATAAACGCTGTTGAAGAGAACTCAATTTCAGGTGTGATGTTTGCGAACCTTGACTTGCAATCTACAACCGCTCCATCATCACGAAAACGAATTCTGCGAGTTTCAGATACTACACGATTGACTGTTTCGTCTTTATTAGTACCAAAAATCTTCTTACCAGTCTTTTCAGCCGCAAGCTGACGGTCTACATAAAGAAGTCCAATAAAATGTGTATTCTTTTTAATAGCATTAAAATAATTTTGCTGTTGGTCGCTAGTAAGAATTTGATAAGTCTGTCCTGTGAAAGTGTCTTCAATTTGCTTCTGTTTGCAATGGCCAATAATAATAGTTGCCACGCCAACACTACGCAAACGAGCAATCATATCAAGCATAATTTCAATAGCTTTCTTTTCACCCCGTCCAAATCCAGAATAACAAGCATTAATGGAATTTGTACATTTTTCTGGATGTCCAGCTTTTCTACACTCTTTATTCCACATCTCCAAAACCCTTTTTTCAGAAACTGTAATTAGCTGGTCGAGTGTATCAAAAACAACAACCTTCAAATTAGGATATTCACTAATTTTATTTTCAATAATATCTTCACAAACTGTTGCGAAACCTGCGCTATTACTAAGTTCATCATAATCCATATCCCATTCAGGACAATTAATATAGTTGATTCCAGAAATAGCATCTGCACCTCTCTCTTGCCCAATTTCTAAAAACAGAGCGGATTCTGGATTATGAGTATATTCATTGCAAACATCATTAATCAAACTTGTTTTGCCTGCACCGCTTTCTCCCAAAAGCATAATGTTATAGTCAAGAATATTAACACTTACTTGATTTCGTTTACCAAAAGCCATATTATTCAACCTCTAATCATTCATTTTATCTCAGGTAGGAGGAGTTGATTCCTCCTACCTTTTTATATAATTTTAACACTTATTCTATATTATAAATTAATTCTATCAATCTTTTATTACAGAGCGTCCAGCCAAGACAACTCACTATCACTAGACTCATCAGTATCAAACGGAGCTTCATCATCAGTATAAGGTTCATCATCATTATTCAAATCAAAAATCAAATCTTCCTCTTCATACTGTCCTTCAAACTTCTGAACAAAAGGAAGAGTATCTTCACTTGCAGGAGTAATAAGAGGATGAGTTAATACCATTCTACGCTCTCTACTTCCTCTAGCAGCGCAGCTTGCCAGAGCATCTTCTTTCTTATAAATGCCCATTTCAACCAGTTCTTTAATTTCATCCGGGATATCATCCCAGGTTGTATTCACCGTAGCACCACTTTCAATAAAGTCGCCTTCCATATTAATCTGAGTTACGCCATCTTTAACCTTAAACAATTTATCCATAATCTTCTTGCAATTCTTTTCATCAGAAAAATCCATTGCAAATTCAAATGTCTTATCATAAGGATATTGTCCTTTAATTTCTACTCCGTTAATTTCCTTAACATAATCAAGAACTCTAGTGTCAATATACATAACACCCTTATCCTTATCGATATTCTTAAAACTTGCAGAATCCTTATCAATCAGAATAGACTGAGCAAAAGTTGCTTTATACTCAGCAGGGTCGTCCACCTTACTAAGTGCAATATTAGTAATCTTCTTTCTAACTTGTACATTATCATTGTAAATGGAATACTGGAGATTGCCTCGTACATTCACGACCATATCTTCTGTAAGATGTTCGTTGATATAAATAATAGCATCATAAGCACTTAGAAACTTCTTATAAAAAGTCTTACCCTTATTTGTCTTTTCAAGCCCAACAGTAATAAAACTTGTATCGCCAATCTGCTCCAAGACATCATCATTAAATCTATCTTCGAAATCAACAATAATTTGGGTTTTATAATCATCATTTCCATCATCATCTTTGCCATGACAGAAAATCTTATTTTCTCCATTCTCACTATATCCGCCCATCATTTCAGCCCAAATACTACCGTATTTTTCGCCACAATAAATGCCTAAATTCAATGCATTATATACCCATGCTGACTTCTCACTACGTTCATCCAACTTATATGTAAAATCATTAATTACAGGCTTACCAATCAGATTAAAACTAGACTTCCAATTTTTCTTTTCAATCTTCTTCTTTTCACTCATAAATTTTATATCCTTTCATTATTATTTTTATAACCTTATCTGTTACAAAACATATTATACTACATTTATCATCATTTGTAAAGCACTTTTTTAAATATTTATAAATTATTAACAATTAAAAATATTAATTTAAATAGAATTCTACGGTATAATCTACTAAGTCTCTTATGCCAGTAAAAATCCTATTACAAAAACATTCTAACCATGGGTGAAGTTCTTTTTCATCTTTATTCAACCCCAAAATAGGAATCTTTAATTCATAGGCAATAGCCAATTCAGCGCAAGTACCTAAACTTGATGGGTCATTGAAATTAACAATAACTAAATCACTTTTTCTTAAAGCATTTAAATCGAACTCCATTACTTCACGCTCTGATTTGTAACGCTTTTCTTCAAAGTTAAAATATTGAACAGGATTAAAAAATACTGGCTTTTTAGATACATCGTAATTATATTTAATAGCATTCATTATCTGTTGACGCCATTTAGATTGCTCTTCAAACGACAAATTACTCATTGCTCCACTAAGATATATCTTGACTGTTTCTATATTGCACCATTCCTTTTTAACACTTAATATTCCTTATAGACTACACTTTCTTCTTCTTTCGGCAACAGCCAATAAGGGAGCGCACCACCAAAATCTTTTTCAGCATAATCATACTGAATCCAAACAATACCAAGTCCTTTATCGTCATACTTAATAGTCATAATATAGTTATTGTTAAGCAGCACCATTACTGCATCTTTAATAGCGTTTTCAAACTCTTCTTCGCTATCATAGTCTTCTCTACAAACTGTCAGTTCATTTACTCTTCTCATACTTTTAATCCCCCCTCTGCATCATCAAATTTGCAAATCATCTCTTCTGCCATAGTAACGACACCTTCAATATAATATGCATAAGCTCCATTTGCACAATCACAGCCCCATTCAAGAGAACTCTTAATCGCATTAAACGCAGTTTCAATAATTTCATTTTTATTAATCATCTTCATAGTCCTCCGCTCTCAAATCGTACAGGTTTACTACATTCTCCATCAGACAGGCTACAGTCAGCAAACCAACACCACCAATATTCTTAGTGATATAAGAAGTCTTATTCTTAACATTCTCAAAATCAATATCGCCAACAAGCTTGCCAGCATCATTTCTAGTCAGTCCGACATTAATAACTACTGCGTCATCCTTAACATGGTCAACTGTAATCAGGTTTTCTTTACCAACACAAGATACAATCACATCACACTTATTTGTCACATCAGCCAGATTCTGTGTTTTACTATGACAAACAGTAACAGTTGCATCCTTTTCAAGCATCATATCAACTAGAGGTCTTGCGCAAGTCTTACCTCTACCAACAATACATACGTGCTTACCAGTCAAATCATAATTAATTTCTTCAAAAATCTTCATTACACCAGTTGCAGTTGCAGGCTTAACATACGAATCAGGTGCAAACCCATCACAATCCAACATATTATCTCTCATAATACTAAGGGCAATACTTCTCTGCTTCTCACTCAGCTTGTCACACATAGGCAACTGAACAATTACCGGAATAGTCGAATAACTAATATTAAGCAATTCTTCTACGTTCGTATTTTCATCCAATGGGATTTCTTTAAATCCAATACCACAATATTCTGCCGCCAATCTCTTATTTCTTACATACGCCTTACTCGGTTCATCATAAGGATTCGTCAGCACAATCATTCCATAAACATTATACTTTGCTTTTTCCTTAACGTTATCCTTAATCTTCTGTGCAATTTCCTTACAATTAATTACTTCCATGTTTTATTTCACCTTTATTAAATACTATTATATCCTAAATTTTCATGCCATCTTGCTAAATCTAACAGCCAGTTAGGAGGGGATTTATTACTATTTGCGTAATATCGCTCAATTTGCTTTTCCCTGGCAATGAGCTTCGTCACAAGTTTGCCAGATTTCAAATTATATATAATTATAATTCCATTATCTGTTATTTTATGTACTTCCTTACCCATAGGATGGTTTTTATCGACTACAAAACTATCAATAATCTTACCGTCTCCACCAAGATGATTCTTAATAAATTTTTCTCGCTTATATCTTTTATTGTTATAATGCTTTGAAGTCATAATCCTTACCTATTACTTGTCGAAAACATTACCTACAACTTTAATCCTGGAACAAACGCTTTCTCCAAGGACAAAATATTCATCTACATCGAAACAAAGAATAATATACGCTGCTAGTTCATTCGCATAAGTTACAACTCCTCGAACAGTTCTATCGTCCGTTACTTGCGCTTCAAGGATATCGCCAATAAAAATCTCAACATTGTCTCTATCTGTCAATCTAACAGAACTTTGATAGACATATCTATCATTATCAATAAAAGTCAGCTTATTGCCAAAAACAGATTTCTTTGATTCTACCAGTTCACCATCTGGTGTGAGATAAATATTATCCTCAATAAATCGCTTGCGCTTTTTATCATAAACTCTATAACTCATTGAATTCCTCCATCAATCCACAGTCATGGTAAAAGAATCAAGTTTAGCCGCAAAACAGCCATTAAAAAAATCACCAATCTCATCAATAGCAAGCTTCTGACCATAAATAGGATTGATAAGAAAGTCTTCATAGCTAATAAATTTAAGGCCATAAATGCCATAACTATTTGCTTTATTTGCCATAGCATAGCTATTCTTACATACAACAATTGCATTGTCTTCTTTTGCAGTTTCTAGCATCTTTCTGGTTTTTCCGCTGCAATTAGCGCCGATAATGTATTTTTCCATAATTACCTCCTATTTATTCCTTTACATATTCAATCAATTTAATTGTTTTACCAATTTCTTGAATCACATAATCAATATCTTCATATGTAATATCATCAGGCAAGCTGAAACGAACACTTCTCATTGCTTCCTCGTCACTTAACCCTATAGCTTCAAGTACATAGCTTGGTTGAAAGCTATGACTGTTACAAGCACTTCCAACTGAAATAAATATGTCACTCATATCCAAAGTATATAACAGTGATTCGCCAGTTATGTTCTGAGGAAATGTTACATTAATATTATTAGGTAATCTGTGTTCTAAAGAACCATTAACTGTACATCCAAATTCTTCAACAAGTCTTTTAATAAAATAATCTCTCTTATCACATAATTCTTCGGTTTTTTGTGCGCTAATATCACATAATTCTACAGCTTTAGCCATACCTATAATATAGGGAACATTTTCTGTACCAGCCCTTCGCCCATCCATTTGAGCGCCACCATCAATAAGATTTGTAAACTCAATACCATTTTTAATATACAACGCTCCAATTCCTTTTGGCGCTCCAAATTTATGAGCTGACATAGAAAGCAAATCTATATTCTGTTTCTTAACGTCAATCTTAATATTGCTTACAGCCTGGACTGCATCAGTATGAAACAAAACATTATTTTTATGGCACACTTCTCCAATTTCAGAAATAGGTTCAATGCTACCAATTTCATTATTCGCATACATAATACTAACTAATGCTGTATCAGGTCTAATAACATCTTGAACTTGTTTCAGAGTGATTAAACCATACTTATCTACAGGTAAATATGTAATTTCAAAACCATCTTTTTCTAACGCTTTCATAGAATTAAGAACAGCATGATGTTCGATAGTTGTGGTAATTAAATGCCGTTTACCCTTTTTGGCCATAATTTTTGCTACGCCTTTTATAGCCCAGTTATCGGCCTCGCTTCCACAACTACAAAAATAGATTTCATTGCCGCCTGCGCCAATAAAATTACCAACGGTTTCTCTAGCAGATTCAATGTCGTTTTTAACTTCTACAGACGGACTATATAAAGAAGAAGGGTTATACCACTTATCCGTGAAATACGGTATCATAGCTTCTAAAATCTCTGGTTTTACTTTAGTGGTAGCAGAATTATCAAGATAAATCAATGTTTAACACACCTCACCTCAATTACTTATCCAGAGAATTGAGCATAAACTTCATAGTCTTTTCGTTTTCTGCAATCTCACGATTAACCATGCTCAGTTTTTCTTCAAGTTCCTTCTTCTGCTTTGCTCTCGCCTTATTCAAAGCACGAAGATAACAAAGTTTAATACCAAAAGACAGATTAAACTCATCGTTCTTGCTACAACACGCTTCCGCTCTAACCTTATCAGTTAGAAACATAACCTGTACTTTCTTGAAATTTGTCCGATACAACCAATCGGACTGCCCATCAAACCCTACAAACTTCTGCCAAGGTGTCCATCCAGTACATTCATTCTCAATAACAAAATGCTTATCAAAATCTTCAACACTAATGACACCAGTTGCAATCTTAGTTTTAGCATCTCTCAGAAGAAAAGATTCTCCATTCAAAATGCTGGCAACCTCATACACTTGACCAACAGTTGAGAATCTATCTCCCAGTTCCTTCATCAGAATAACACGGTCAAACTTCATAACAGTATCCATATTTTTGTCCTTTCTTATTAAGTTAATTTATTTTTTACTTTTTTTATTTTTTATTTCTTTCTCTCTTACAAATATATTATATCAAAATAATTTTAGCTTGTCAATACCTTTTTTGAATTATTCTGAAATTTATAACTCCCATTCTGTAAAGAAACGATGTCCTCCAACCTCAGTAACAAAGCGCTGTGTTTCATGCCATCTACCATCGCAATATTTAGGTGCATAGAAGTATAAAATAAACTCATCTGTAAGTTTATAGGAGTTGTCAAACACCTCTCTGACAACCTTTTTGACGCTCTTAGAAGGATTCTCATTCCACCCAGAATATTTATATTTCTTTCTAATCTCAGAGGGTTGTAATTCCTCTTTCAAACAAGCATTAAGCAGACATTGACTAACTAAAATCTGACCTTCATAAGATTCACCACCGGATTCTCCCATTACAATATTTTCTACGACTCTTCGTTCATAATTACTTAGCTGAAATGCTGGTTCTGCTTTTTCTTGCTTATCTTCAATAATAGGTTCTGGTTTAATTTTTGATTTTGTTTCTTTTTCTACATATTTTAAAGTTTCTTCTATATATCCTGTTGCCGAAACAGAGTTTCTTTTAACGACTTCCTTTGTTTGCTCGTCTTTATTTGTATTGTGATGAACAAATGATGTTGTAATTAAACAAGCAGCAAATATATATGGAATTGCAATTTTTACACTAATTTTAAAACCTCCTTTATTTCTATATAACCTTGCCTATTATTATTCTCTTGCAGGCAACTCATTAAAGTTGGCCGCTAAACGTTTTACACATTAGGAATCTTTTTGTAACTGTCAAATCATAAAATACACTACTCATTTGAACATTACCTTTCTACAATTTCATCATTTAAAAACAATAATTCTATAATAAATATTTTGAATATTTACAATAAATTCAGAGTAAGTATCTGAAGTTTTAAAAAAACATTCTTTAATCTTCGAGAATAAAACATTAGAAAGACAAGTATCCCATTTATCATGTTTCTTAAAAATGATTCTATTGTCATCACTCTCAACTATTACATTCTTTTCAATCATTCTGAGCAAAAGCATAAATGGGGATTGTGCTGTCTTGAGAGGATTGTCAGGGTAAACATCTACGTGCAATTCTTTTAATTCAACATTTTCCTTTAATAGTTCTTTCAGCTTTAAATTATTTTCATCTTTGATAAATCCAAAATTCATTAAAGTATCATTAGCAACCATGCTCAAAACCTCTCTTTTAATATAATATTATGTATTTACCACGAGATATATCCAATAATGTTGCTTGATAATGCCTCGTGGTATCTCTTACTGTTATACTAATATAATTTTCTAAATACTGCAACACTCAAACGAACACTTGTTTGGTAATAAATTTTTCCAATCAAAAAACATCAATATGTCCTTTAACCATTTCACGGAAATTTCCAATTTCAATACCGCTATTCGTGCGAATAAGCTCTTTTTCAATTATCATATGAGCTATTCTATTACGATTGCTTTGTGAAAAAGCTTCTTCTAATGTGACATTATTTTTCTCTAACTCTGTTTTGATACGATACATAATCCCACTAGCAAAAAGACAAAGAGGACTGATAGAGCTTCCTATATACTCAGATGAAATTTTCCTTAATTTGCTATAATAAGTAAATTTGTATGAGCCATCAGAAGATGTATCTCTACTCTCAATACGAAACACAGAATCAGGATAAACGCCACGCATAGGAACACTACATACACCAAAACGATTATTTCGATACCAAATATTTACATTGGAAAGTTTTATTAAGTCACTACATAATTTTTCGGATACTTTAATTTTATAAATATGTTGGCTATCTTCTGTTAAAACTACAATGCTTTCGCCAATATCACTTCGTTTTAAATTTTTTAACACGCTTAAGTCTTGATTGTAAATCCCTTCATATATACATTGAAAAAGCAAGCTATAATATAATGCATTATGTTCTTCGTAGGTTTCGATTGCCTTTACAATTTCCTTGTATTCGTTAAAATTTATAAATTTCTTTTTTGCTTTACCTTTTGCTTTTTTCCAAAGCATTTTTTTATCTACGCTTTGAAACATTTGATATAGATTATCGTTAGGTACAACGCCCTTTTCATATAACCATTTACTATATAAAGATAAAACATAAGAAGCTGTTGTAATGTCTTTCGGTGAATTAATTTTCATATCAAGCAACATCTGCTCTACTTGAATTAGATTCGAATAGCTTTCAAAATTGTTATTTTTATCTATTTTATTAAATACATGCCTTATAACTTTCTTAGTATTTGCTGATTTGATTGACTCAATGAATGCTGTCATATTGTCGTTCATAATCTTCACTCCTTAAAATGTATACTATATTTTACTATATTATAACATTTTGCTTTAAGAAGTTCAAATAATACTGCACTGTCTTGTTATCTTATTGTATTTTTAACCATTCATCATAATACATAAAATTTTCATTAATTTTAAGTTTTTGTTTTAATGTATTCCAAGAGATGTTATTTTCTTTTGATGCTTCACTAATCGTGGCATAAATCATATTGTCTTTTAAACGAATAATTTTTCTAAATCGTCTATTACGACCATCTCCTTTCGAATAATCGCAATATCCACATTCTTTTGCCTTATCTAAATAGGTTGATACGGTATAAGTACTTATATGGAGTTCTTGAGAAATTTCTTTAATAGTTTTTTGACTATTCCATAAATTAGAGGATTTAATTACTAAGTTAGACAATGCAAATTGATTACACTTCATCCAATTTATTTTATCCAAATTAAACATTAAAACATCTTGTAATGTGCTATTCATAATGGAATGTTTCATCCAATCAATAGAAGAAACTCTACAGTCTAATTCTATATAATAAGAAATTCCATTAGATAAAGCGATTTCTTTTTTGTATAAATCATTGTCTATTTGTTTTTTTAAATCACTTTTATCATGAAGCCAACCTTCATAATGTTGTTCTCCGTGGTTTTCAATAATACATTTTTTTGACGGAATATAGACATCATACTTTTTACCGTTCGCCCATTTTGGGGAGTACTCTGTTTGAAAATCAATATTTATTTGGTCAAAAAAAGAGCATACAAATTTATTCGGATAACTTATACCGTCTCCACATATACATCCAAGACCACTTCTTAAAACAACATTTGGCGCAATCATTTTATGTCTTCCGCAATCAGGACATAAAAAATCGGTCTTTTTATTGCTATTCGGCATTTGCGTTTTCATTTGCTCTTCTGTCATATATTGGGCAAAGAAATCTCTGTGCTCAGATGCCCAAATGCTATTCTTATACTCTGGCGGATTGCCAATTTTAAGAGGTGGAAAGCAACAAACGGGACATCCAGTTTCCAATAAAATAATCGATGCTGGCGAAACTTCCCATTCGTATCCGCAAATTTTACACCTATGGAGTATGTTTGTATGACGGTTTATATATTTCCCAATAACCTCTAAATTATTATCAACTTGACTTAATTCTTTCACATAATCTTCTTGTGTTCCCCTCTTCTTATTAACACACACGGGACATCCATGTCCTCGTAACATATTGTTCGGTGAAGCATACCATTCATGTCCATCAATTTTACATCTATGCAAAATTTTTGTGCGATTGTTTACATATTCGCCTAAGACCTCAACATTTGGATTAATCACTGCCAATTCATCTGCATATTCTTTATGGGTTTTTTGTATTGTTCCACCACATTTAGGGCAACCTCTTCCAAACAATATTTTACTTGGAGCCGCCATCCACTCATATCCATCAATTTTACATTTGTGCAAAATCTTTGTTGACGAATTAATATATTTGCCAAGCACTTCAATGTTTGGATTCATTTCTGCAACTCTGCCAACATATTCGTCGTGTGTTAGTTTATTCATAATATCACCTCCCCTAATCATTATAACTTTATTTGTTTACATATATAATATCGTAAATAAAAATATGTTTTGCTACCTTTTTGCTATTCTCTGCTTCAATCGAATCCATATACTGCTGTACATAATCATTCACAATATATCCGCTCCTTGAATGTGTTATCGTTCTTTATTATAATGATAACACACTTTTATCAAGGTTATCAAATAAGGAGTATTTCTTTGGTATATATTTGAATGTTTATACTGAATTATAATTATAATAATTAAGTAGTTTTATACTTACCATAAGGACAAGAATCGCCATTATCCAATTTTTCACAACGAAATTTAATCATACCATTACCATTACTATCGAAATAAGAATGTTTACAATTTATGCAAGAAATTTTCTTTGCATTGTTTTTATTATCTTCTACAACCACATTCTCATTTATATATTCAATCAATCTATCCAAAATATATCGGAAAGACGGTTGCCTTATATATATATAATCACTAAGACTTTTTGAATATTCTTTCATTCTTTCTAACTTATCTATAATTATCTTTTCGTCAATCATATTTACTCTATCACCCAATTTCAAATCCAATCGAATGAATATCCTGTTCTTTAGAACACAAATTATAACCAATTTGTTCTTTAATAATATATCTGTCCCAAAGACAACAAGTTACTCGTTCTTCGTCCACTTCCGACACAAAACCTACAGGCATATTATTAACAGCACTTTTTCCATAAGAACCATCATTTTTAAAATATACTTCCATTGCCTTCAACCTCCAAATTGTCATAAATTTACCTCATTCCTCTAATCGCTCCATCATTTTCAATCCAAGATAAATTTCAAACAATGTCCTCACCATAGAAAAATTACAATGACGAACTGGAACACTAATTGGCATACTAAAATCATGCTTCTCTTCAATCATTTTTTCAAGCAATATCTTTTGATACTCTAACAAATAAATATCATTGTCTTCAAGAAACTTTATATATTGAACCATTTATTTACCTCCAATAAATTTCCTGCTCAATGAAGTTTCTTCCACGCATAGAAAATTTACGTTACTTCAAGTATCAACAGGCTATCCCCGCAGTCCCTGCGGTTCTTAATATTCCTTTCAGATGATGCTGCAATAAGTATTTGTATTTTTTGATTTCAAATCATTACTTACATTATGTTAATCACATTCATTCAAGTCCCTAAAGGAATTGGGATTTCTGTTCCGTTTTATCATTAAAAAGTCTCAATACTCCGAAGTTCTTCTACAAGTTCTGCCAGCTTTGGATTATCGGAATATCTATTAGCCATCGCTTCATAGTATTCAATAGACTTTCTCTTATTAATTTCTTCTTCCAATTCCTTTTCAATAGCAGCCTTTTTCTTTTTAAGCTCTTTCAATCTAATCTTTTCTTCTTCTCTTGTAATATATCTATCCATATTTACAACGCCAACAACTTCTGCTGTAATTTTAATTTCTTTATTTTTATCAATATTATAGAAATCTTCTGCACTCATAATACTTTCAATAGTCCCCAAAACTCGATTATTTTTATCAATTGTATTTACTACAACCAATACGACCTCATCATGTTTTAGTTGTTTAATAAAATTAAAATCTTCATCATATAGTGCAAAGGCATAATGTTCATTTTTACAATCATCCAACAAATTTACAGTAGCTACGTACTTAAATTCCTTCATCTCGGTATCCTCGCTTTCACTTTTCAAAAATTCTAATTCATCTTTATCAAACCAATAAACACCATACTCACTATCATCGTTATATTTATTGTCTACAAGAACTCCAAATCCATTATTAGAATAAACTTTAACAATAGTTCCATATTTACCAACAAGATTTTGTGAAATATATTTAGCTTTCCAAGTATCTTTAATTTTAACACGCTTATTTATATACCAGTTATGTAAATCATTGTATAATTTCTCTATCAATAATTCTGTAATCATACGCACTCACCTTCTCCCCTTTCAATTGTTCGCCTTCTTCAATTCCTGTTCATTTTTCCAATCACAAAACTTCTGGCAGTCTTCTTGATTTAGAAAAACATCATAATACGCATTTACCTTTTTGTAGTCAACATCGTCAGAATGTGTATATACACAGCCAGCAGATTCATAACGGTCAAAATCATCATCATCCGCAACCGTATAATATCTATTGTAGTAATCAGCTTTTCCATCGCCATCCCAACGAAAATTCTTTTTTCTTACATAGAATTTAGAAAGAGTTGCTTCTTTGGGAAAATATCTATAATATCTTTTAGCGCACTGACATTCTTCTGTATATTCTCTTCCCTGTGGAGAAGTAAAATGGATTCTTCTGTCTTTATCACATTTATCACACTTTTCTCCATACTCAAGTGTATATCCAGCTTTCCAACCAACCGTAAGATAGTCACCTAATAGCTGATACAGTCTTGCCTTCTTCCACTTTTCTTCTGATTCTTTAGCAGCTCTCTTTATACTATCTACCTCATTTTTCATTTCATTGATTTTAGATTCATATTCCTGAATAAACTTTTTCTTTTCATCTCTAAACTCTTTAACTTCTTCAAGTTCTTTTTCAAGAGACGCAATCTTTTCTTTGATTTCATCTTTAACAGAATTTCTCAAAGTATCTTTAAATTCTTCTACCTGCTGGTCAAATTCACTAGGCTCTGCCCAATAAGCATCATAATCATAATACATATATATTTACCTCTCAGAACTATTCAAAAACTACAAATCTCCTCAATACCATTCATTAAATTATCCACCAAAATATTGGACACATCTTTCATATCAATAGTTTTCAAAAAATATTTTTTACCATCTTTAACTGCAAAAATATCAATTTGAATTCCATCCATAATTTTATCCATATCGTCACCTCTCAAAATTCATTTTCATATATACATTTCATTAAACACCAAATAAGCTAATTTGCAGAAATTTCTTTTTCCTGCAATAGCTTCAAGCAATGACATAAAACTAATAGCTTCGCTTGTATAACAGTCAAATGCTGTTTTATTCCAATCAATATCTCTTTCAATATTTTTTAGTTTGTCTACAATTCTCAAAACTTCTGAAGGATTAAAAAGATAGTCAGGATTAATTTCTGGAACCGGAATTTCATATGCTCTTATCAAATCAATACGATGATTGCCTACCGCCCCATCCATTGTTCTAACAATAACAGTTCTAATAAATGTTTCGTCTAATAATATATTTACATATTCTTCGTTTAAAACACGTTTATCCACAATTAACCTCACTATTTAAATATTTACTCATACCTAATACCGAAATTTTACTTTCGCCACTTTCAGTTATTTGAATCTCTTCTGGATGATATTTTCTACAATATATAATCGCACACGCATTTAGTCCGTCTAAAAAACCAGCCATCTCTAAACCACTAGAAATTTCATTTATGACTCGTTTTATTTCTTCGTAAACCATCATATGTATCTGCCTCTCAAAACACAATCACAGCCAACTACCATGCCTGCTACCGAAATCTTTTTCGTCCAACGTCTTGTCAATCAATTTATTTAAAACACTTTCTGTGCTGTAAATATTTGAGTTATGACACCAACGACAAATATAAAATCCAACTCTGGTATCATTCGTGCTCTTTACTTGCCACCTATGTTTGAACTCTTTGCAGGTTGGACAATAAAATTTTTTCATGTTATATCTCCTTTAATTGTTTGCATAAATAGCAATGACTTTCTTCCAGTATGGTTCGCATTTTTCCATTTCACGCTCTACAGCTTTATTAAATTCATCTTCGTCGGTAATATCATCATCAACATCAATATCACCATTCTCAATCTTGTCGATAATTACTTCTTCTAAGCTTTCTCTATCAGTAAAAATCGTTCCATCATCGTCATAAAAATCACAATCAAAGATTTCTTCAACAGAAAGAAAAATATTAGTACAGAACATCCAAGGAAAATCACCAATATTCGCATCTTCACCAGCAAGTACAACAATAGGCAAATCTGGATTTTCAAGAATCAGTTTCTTTAGTTCGTCTGATTTCTTAGTCAATGAATAGTTTCTAAAATCTGTCATACTAAATACCTCCATATTTTTTAACTATATATTTTTATTTATCTATCTTTCCCACAGATAAACCAACCACCCACACTTAGGACACTCTACAGCTTCATTTCTTCTTTTAGTACCATTAAAGAAATATTCTACAGAAAACAAATCGCCACATTCAAAATGAATAATCGAGCCACAGTCCTTGCATTTAATTTCTTCACCTACATTTTCCACTCCATCAACAACTTTAACCATTATATAACCTCCTGTTTAAATCTTAGTCAATCGAACTCTCTAACCACATTTTAATAATATCCTTATTGTCAGGAATATCATCCATTTGACGAAAGAATTTACACTTCTTAAACAATTCGCACCAAGAACAAGGGAACTCTTTATCACTGTTTTCATAGTGGCACATAATTGTTTCACATTTACCGCAATAATTTTCATTAAAATACTTCATCCATGGTGAACCATCAAAATCCCCATATTCATCAAGCCAATCTACAATTTCATCAATATTCTTTGATTTGATACTTTCAAATACAGTCATACATTCACCGCACCTCCTCACTTTCTATCGTAATTATACAATCTAAATATGAACTCAATATGAATAAAATATTAACAATGCTGTCTAAATCCTAAATTATTACTTCTTTAATCCCATAACGAATAGAAATATTCAGAAAACAATTTAAAAAACTTATCTTTATGGCTATCCATAATCTTACTAACTGTTTCCAATGTAGGAATCCAGTTATTAGAGACATACTTTTTTAATTCTTCATTAACATTTTCTTCGTTCATATAATACAAATGGAAAATCATTTCATCAATAATACTATTCCACTCTTCCAATGTCATTGTCCCTACATATCCAATATGAGACTTTCTATACTCAGCAAGAATCTTACTATAGCGGTCAGTAAACTTTGAGAACGTATCAAAAACATCTACATTATCATAGCCCTTAAACATTCTCTGAAACCCATAACGAATATTCCAATATACATTTTTAACTTTATGTACAAATCTATAAAGCGGTAATGTAATCTTGTCCCATAATGTAGTTTTAGTAGAAATTTTAGATTGTGTATTATTGGCCTGTAAATAATCTATATCAAAACAAAAATACTCTGCTTGTTCGATTTTCTCTCCACCAATTTCCACTGTTTTAAAAAGTTTATTCTTCATAACCATCATTTTTTTACTCCTATTAAAATCACTCTTTTATTAACTATTATCAATATCTTCTCTAATGGATTTAAATTCATTTTTTATCCATTCAAAATCATTATCGCAATCCGAAATAGCATTAATCAAATCCATTACATATTCACACAGTTTATAAATTCTTTCTTCATTGGTCATCTTTATTCTCACCTATTACTTTCTTTTCGCCCATCTGGACATGGAACAACAATAATAATCTTTGAACTGATAATTTTTTCTTCGTTCTTCTCTAATTTTTGCATTCCGCTTTTTACTGTATTCTTTTGCTTCTTTATATTCCTCACACCAACAATGACATCCTACTTCTCTATTAACACAACTTTTGCAGGGGAAAATATTATTGTTATTGCCAAACATAATTAAATCTCCTTATTTCTATCTTTAATAGTTTCAATTTTATCTTTAATTCTACGCTTAATAACATACACTCTCCACGGAAAAGAGCGGTAATAATTCACAACACGGTGTTCTTTGTAATAATCAAAGTCTACGCCGTAACCGAAATATACTTTATATTTATCTCCTTTGTATTTCCATTTGCACACAAAATACCCATTGCGTTGGGTTACTCTAACCGAAGACCCATTTAAAAGCCATTGCTCGTATTTAGACCACTTATAAGGTTCAGAGCAAAACATCTCAGCTTCAACAAAATATTCATCATCAATTCTTTGTGTAATCCGCATCACGGTTTTATAAAAAGCAATGGTGCAGTCTCTATCTCCAATGTAAGCAAAGTAATTATTCTTTAATTTCATTGGACTATTCTCGTTTCTGTAACTGTCATAGTAGGTGTCTTGTTCTGTATCTTCCCAACCAACCATATCTATCATTGGTGTGAACATACCAGTAGAAATAAGTTTGCCGTTCTTAAAAGCAATAGCGCCATAATCAATCATGGCCATAAATTATTCATCCTCTCTTTCTTCATAACAATTAAACAACGGGTCATTCACATCACACATACAACAGGGCTTACCATCGCAAGAACTAGGTGGATAAAACATACAAGATTCACAAGTCCATTTTTCCATTTTAACCATCCTCTCCAATTAATACATTTAAAATACTTTCTTTTCAATCAGTTTATTCAATACATCAGCAACATCTTTTTTTGCTCTACCTATCTTAATAGAATTATTGTCAATGATAATCTTGTATGCCGTACTAAGTTCTTCCAGATTCCTAATTTCAGCTCTTCTTTCTTTAATCTGAATTTCAGCATCATTAATCATCTGTCTATACATATCAGATTCTTCTTGTACTTGCTTTTGAACATCTTCCAGAACTGTCTTAGTAGAATTCAATTTTTCCAACATCTTAGTTACATATGTATTATTAAATTCATCGCCCAAACCAAGGTCAATCTTATAAAGAGTCACAACGACTCTTTCTCGTTCATCCACAAGTAGTACCCATGTATCCTGCACATAAACATCAATCACTTTGCCTTTGCCATCCTTTTGGGACTGTCTGCCTGAATAAATACAATTACCGTATTCTATCATCTTGTTAATATCTGTCTTAATTTTGTCTTCATTCAAAGAAACAAAACGAGCGGCATCTGCCTTTTCTTCTTTACCCATAATACGTTCTGCATATCTTTGCTGGCAATGAGAACTAATTTTATATTCATTTTTGCTTTTCGTTGCTTCCATATATTTTTACCTCAACTTTTTAAAATCTTATTCCTATTTGAAACCAATGTACAAGTTTAACCATTCAACACTTAGTTTTAATTTTTATGTTACCGTTTTCATCTTTCTCAAAGGTCATAAACTGACTTTTCTTGCCCATCAGGCAGTTAACCATTGCCTTTGAAGAAAGACAACATACTGAATGATAACCATTCTCTGATATAATCGGTCTACTATGTACGCACTCTTCGCATTTATTCATAACTTCCACCACTTAAAAGTCTTAATTTATTGTTACTGGGGGAAATAGTGACTAAATCCAGAAACACTATGCTTCCCAGTTTTTGTACTTACAAAAGCAATCCAATGATAATGTTTATCACAATCGCCACAATAAGCATTGGCATTAGCAAGCTTTGGATTTTGAGGATTAATTCTTCCATCAAATTCAATAAGCGGTTTGCCACACTCGGGGCAATACATTGTCTTTCCTTTTATCAAATCCATAATATCCTCCATTTAAATTTTATCAGTTCCAATCCAACATCTGTCCACATTGCGTACAATATAAATCATCACAAGTTACTTCTGGATGATACTTATTTTCTCCGCAGGCACAACCACAAGTAGGGCATTCATAAACCCATCCCGCATCAAGTAATAATTTATTAGTCAGCTTCTTAGGTTTCATAGGCACTTGTTTCTTTAAAGCTTCAATCGCCATAATTAATGCATCTGTAATCTTTATTGCTCTTGGATATTCTTCCGCAAAATGAATACTGTTGTGTTCTTCTATTCTTCTGATAGCTTCTTTTACTTCCATATTTTTCACCTCATAGGTAATAAAACTTTACTTTTAATAGTTACTCAAAATCTTCTGAAACATCTCATCAACGCTATCCATAATTGGGTATCTCTCAGTTGCCAAAGAATTCTTACCAAAAGTTCCGTCTACCATATCAATTTGAACCTCTCATAACTAAAACCACAAGATTCTTGGGAACTTCCTACCACTGTAAGAATATTTACCAAGCTATCCCGATAGTTCCTACCGTTCTTATTTATTATCATTACGCTACTTCTAATATTCTTAAACCTTTATTCAAAATATTAATAGCTGCATTAATGTCTCTATCGTGGTGAGTATGACAGTAAGGACAGTCCCATTCTCTTACTGAAAGATTTTTAGTTTCCTTGTTTACATATCCACACACATTACAAGTCTGAGAACTTGCAAAAAATTTATCCACTTTAACAACTTGTTTTTCATACCAATTAGCTTTATATTCTAATTCTCTGACAAACTCCGACCATGACACATCTGCAATAGAACGGGCAAGTTTATGATTTTTAATCATATTTTTAACTTGTAAATTTTCTATACAAATCACATCATTACTTTTAATTATTTCAGTAGATAATTTCTGTAAAAAGTCTCTTCTCTGATTCGCAATATGCTCTTGAAGTCTTGCAACCTTAATCCTTGCTTTATTACGATTTGAACCACCTTTTGACTTTCGAGACAGTTCTCTCTGCAATTTAGCAAGTTTATCTAAAGACTTCTTGAGATATTTAGGATTCGCAATCATATCGCCATTACTTGAAATACAGAATTCTTTGATTCCTAAATCTAAGCCAATAACAGAACCTGTCTTTTTCATTGGTTCTATTTCAACATCTGTACAACAAAGTGATACATAATATTTCCCACTAGGTTCTTGTGAAACTGTTGCATTAAGTATTCTGCCTTGTGGAATTAATTTATTTTTTGTTTTCACCATTCCAAGTTTCGGCAACTTAATGTGTTTACCAAGATATTGAATGTTATTATGTGAGTATTTAGATTTATAAGAAAATCTATGTGTTTTCTTGCTTTTAAATCTAGGATAACCAGCGTGTTCCTTAAAGAATTTCTGATAGGCAGAGTCCAAATCTCTTAACGAGGATTGAAGAGCAGTAGAATCGACTTCTTTAAGCCATTCCAATTCAGATTTTAGTTGTTTCATATCATTTGCACATTGAACATATGAAAAAGTTTTTTTATTTTTCTCATACATATCAATTCTTTTTGCAAGATATTTATTATAAATAAATCTGCAACAACCAAAAGTTTTAGCGATAAGTTCTTTTTGTCTCTTATTTGGATAAATCCTATACTTATAAGCCTTTTCTATTGTTACCACCTCCTCACTTTCTGACTATATTATAGAACATAAATGTGAACTCATTGTGAACAATCACCTTAATCTAACAAACTATCGCATTGTCCGCTTTCAGCAAGTGCATCGGCAACAATTGCTTCCTTGAACCGCTCATTGATTTTAGACAATGAGATTCTTGCTTCCTCGACTTCATAACCTCAATCTCCACAAGCGTGAATTCCGACAGTCCCTGCCGTACTATTTTTTCAATTATAATCAAAATATATTGAATAGTCTTCATTCTTTACGATTCATTTCATTAATTGCACAATCAACAATATCTTTTAACAAAATCATCTGCTCACGAGTAAAATATTGTAGCGAACTAAAAGATTTTGGCAACATCATAATTGGGCAATCAGTAAATTCGTAAATCATATTAGCCCATTTTTCGATTTCGTCCGGACGCCACTTCTTTTCGTCAAAATAAAGGACTGTAATCACATCTTCGTCAAACCATGATTTTTCAATAGTTTTTACTTCAAAATCTTTCGGAATTACCATAGTATTATCATTCATATTATCTTCCTCCTAAAACCTTTTAACCATCTTCTTCATATACAGAACAATCTTTAATATATTTATCTCCACAAACAACATTGTCCATATACCAGGCACAACAAACATTTTCTTCCACGGCTTCTTTATGAATCTTACAAGTATTACATTTACAATCCATATATTTTTCTTTCATATTCCTTTTCAAATTATTTCTCATATACATTTACCTCTTAAAAGTCCGTTTTTAATTTATCTTTCCAACCTTCTACACAACGGCAGCTCTTCATCTGTTAAACCAATAGCATCTGCTAACTCTTCATATGTCCCTTTTTCGTCATCAATAACACAAATATACGTCCAAAGTTTTTTAGCAATTTCTTTATAATCAATTTCAATAGGAAGCTCTTCAAGTTCGTCAACCATATAAGCAATACCAGTATCAATACCTTCGTCATATTCTGGGTGTCCAGTAAATGATTTATAATCGTTGTATTCTTTCAATATATTTTCTATGTCAACAATCCTACTCATATTCTTACTCCTAATTTATTCCATTTCTCACCACAATGTTTCTTCTTCAATAGAAGGAATTTTAATGTCAACTTCATTACCATATTTGTCTTTAACATGGAAGACATATTCCGTATCTCTATTACCAATACAGACGCTTCCAATGCTTACAACAGAACCGATACCATATATCTTTTCATAAGCTTCCAGGTATTCAATAATTTCTCTTGTGCTTGCCGTCAACATCATAATATATTACTCCTTCAATTATTTTATTTGAACCTTATTCAATTTCTTCCGCATCATCAAAATCAACTTCATCGTCAGCATAAATTCTTCTTTCATCTTCACTTGTTAGAACGCCAACGAGACAATTATAGCTACCCATACCAAAATAATTTGTAAGTCCGCCAAACTCTTCATTCGCAATTTCAATAGCTTCGTTTTCGCTGTCAGCTTCTACAATCATGCTACAAATTACTGTCGTACTTCCATAAACTCTATATTTCATAATCATTTCTCCACTTCAATGTAATCAATCGTTGCAATATCATCATTATAGAACCAATTTGTCCAGGGACTATTTGCACCCTCTTTTACTTTTCTAAGACTATTATTGAACTCCACAATGTCGTTATAAAGTTTTCCATCACTAACAAAATTTCCGCTTTTATCTTCAATACGATATTCAATCAATTCTCTTTCATCTAACATATTCTGATAATTCCGACAATCAAACAAATCAAAGCAATCAAAATCATAATCATAATTCCACCTCACTTTCTGAATATTCCGTCTTTTTAACTTATACAAATTCCTTTTTGAACTTTTGCACTACTGTATCTATATACTGATTTGCTTTCTCTTTCACAAGATTAGTTACATACTCATTAAAATATTCTTGTGTCACTCTTTTCTTCCTAGCATAGAACGCATCATAGCATTGCCAAACAAAATAACCATTCTGTAACAGCTCATTAAGCACATCCATGTAAATGCAACTTTCATGAAAGAAGATTTCATTATCATACAAATGCCCTCCCTCTGCATTTACAACTGCCCTCTTATACAATCTCATTTCCCTATCAACCGCATCTTTGTCAACGACTTTTGCCATAGCTCTTCTTGTATGTACTCCTAAAGTCCTCTCATCATCAAAATAACCTCTCATATGTAACATCTTAATACTGTCTCTCACATTTGCAAAGTTCTTCAATTCTTCGTCTATATCGCCATTCTTATATTTCATAGCAATATATTCGTTATATATCAGTTCATATATATCTACATTTTCTTCCACCCAACTTCCTGTATTAAGAGAAAGAGTTATTCTAGGAACAGATGATTTAACATCCTTATCAAGATTCAATTTGTACTTAGCCAGCACTTCTTCTTTATAACATCCATTAAAATTCTCATTACAATCTTTGTTTTTCTTTGCAGAAACAAGGCTGTTCGTACATCTTATACCAATCTTCCTAACAGCTTTATTCCCTTTATTCCATGTAAAGCTAGGAATGAACCTAAGAGACAATTCAGGATAATCAGCATAATAATTATAGTTAATCTCATCGGCCAGCAACTGATAATGTTTTAGCAATGGATAATTTTCATAAAGTACAGCAGTCAGATAATGTTCAAATTGAGATACAGAATAATTGTCTGGTTTCAAGAGATGTAACCTACTACTAAACCGTACTTGAGCATTATCAAAACTATCAACTTTGAATCTGTCTACTACTGTATCATATACACTATTTCTTACTACATTGATGTTAATATTGTTCTCTCTACAGTATTCTATAATCTTCTGTTCATTATCATAATAGTATCTATATAACTTTGATTTATTATATTCTTCTTTAATAGCTTTATATTGATATTTTTCACACTCAACACTTATCAAACCAATCTCAATCATAAACTTAATTAGCCTTGAAACTTCTTGATGATTGCCACAAATACTAATAAGTTTCTTACTTGTAGTAGGAATGGGCATAATTGTGCATCCTTCTGAATATCTTTTATGCCTCACCACATCAATAAAAGCTAAAACTTTGCCGAATCTTTCTCTTTGTGTTTTCTTTTTCCGTGTTTCTGGCACTACAAATTCCGGCAATTCATATTCATCAGCTTTTACAGGTTTCCAATCAAACACTTCCATCCTTTTCATTCCTTTTTCTGCATTTTTCTTTACTTCAATTTCTGTTGCAATGTTAATAACATTCATAGTTGTTCTCCTTGCTTTTATTGTTTTATTAGTTTTAAATCTATCAGCGCTTTTTTTCAGCCATATAACTTGCTAAAGCTGCCTGAAGTTTCTCGTTATCTTCAAAAATATAAACGTCAAGTTCAGGCTTGTGTCTGTTTACCTCAGTCCCAATAATTTTACAACCATGTTCTCTGAGATAAATTGCTAACTTTCTGAAAAAAATCTTTTTAGTCATAATTGTTCTCCTTTAATACTTTATTATATATAACTTTATTTGTTATGTATGAGCAAACAGAAAAAATTCCGTTTGCCTTTTTGATACTTGCATTATACACTATTTATTAGCATTTGTCAAGATGTTTTTTTATTGTCTTAATAATAACATTCTTTACATACACATTACTCTTCTTAGAATAGCATATAGCAAAGACAAGAATAGAAGAATAGTAAGAAGAAGTAAGAAATAAATGTATATAGATACAGTAGTGCGCAGATTCAAAACAGCAACTTTTTACAGTAAAACCACTACCATTTTATTCCTTAAAGAATCCATTATAAGATTCTAAAAGAGCTTCATTTCTTGCAACGATATTGCTAGTTCTAGCGACACCATGACTACACGCTTCCATATATTTTCCGTATGTGTCAGAATCATTTTCTACTTTAAAGAAGTTAATTAGCCATTCTGCAAACATAGGCTCATTGATATTGTTTTCCATGGCCATCTTTACAAACGGGATAAGAGAAAGCATATGCGTTTCTGTAAACAATTTTTTAGCAACATCCTTCTCTTTATTCTCCATTAGTTCTTCATGTGTATTTAAGATATAATCAAACACTTTTGCCAGCTCTAATTTTTCCGCATCAGAAATTTCAAGTGATTCAATTTGCGGATTAAAATCTTTGCTTGAGAAAGAAATATTTTCCGCTTCATTGTTTAACATGGTTAATGTTTTAGCTGTAATGACAGCTTGATTTTTGTTCGCACGAGCTTTATCCGTTAGCATTTGATTGAACAGTTCATGACTACCAATGTCAAGCAATGTTTCAATGTCTTTAGCGGACGCAAGAGTACGTGATTTAGTTGATAATGGCTTTCCATTGTTCATCCTTCGGAATAATTCCACACGTTTATCTTGTGGTAAATCATCAAAGTATCTAACTGTAATAGTTGCATCTTTAATAATGTCTTGCAACTCTTCATCTAGTTCAGAAAATTTCCGCCCAGAAATATTTATAGATTGTTCTTCTCCGTTTTCATCTAAATACGGAATCGGTTTTAATTGTGTTAATGCAAAGTCATCATTTAAGAATTTATACATTGTAGTACAACGCTGTAATCCATCTAACACGTCAAAAATCTTAATTTTTTCATTGTCTGTGCTTCCTCGTACACAAAATATAGGAGGTATAGTATACCCTGTAATAACAGACCATACTAGTTCACTCATTTGATTTTTGCTCCATACAAAACCTCTTTGAATTACGTTTGAAAATGAGATAGTTCCCTTTTCAATCATTTTCATAACCTGTTTGTGTGTCCATGTGATAGACGAGCTTTCAATTCTAATTACCTTATCAATAGCCATATAAAGCAACTCCCTATATATTTGATTTTTATTTATTATAACTTGTTTAATCTGTAATTTCCACTTCATACTTTAACATCGCATCATAATATCGCTTAGTAATATTGCCTTTGGAATATTCAAGTTCAGCTACTTGTTTAATGATATTTTCTTTGTATTGCTTATATGCAAGGAATGCGTAAAACGGTGTACTGTAAGAACCAAGATATTCTCTCTCACCTGTAATTGGATTACTACATCTTGCCAAGAAAGAATTTTTACTACTCTTTTTAACTCCAATGGGCAAATTACCTCTCATAGAAATTTTCAAATAACAACCATTCTTTACAACAAGTCACTTCTCGATAAGTTTTATGTTTTTCTCTTTCTTTTTTATCAAAACATCTGTATATTATTCCTTTCCACGCTCGATACTCTTTTGTTTCACTATTATTTATCTTTGAAGGATATTTATTTCCTATCATTCCAATTCCAAGAACCATTGGATAATACGGATTTTTTACATTGCCTTTTTGAAAACTCCACATATTTGTGTGAACTTTGCCTTTATATTCGTCTTGAAATTCAACAACAATATCATTGGCATTAGTGTATTCAACAATCTTCATTGAACAATCTTGATGATTCACTGATATTTCTCCAATTCTATAACAAGGGTTCCATACACTTCCATTTCTAAAACATTCATATGCCGTATTCACCATTGCCTTATATTCATCTTGAAATTCAACAATTATGTGATTCGCATCTTTATACTCAATTATCTTCATCAAATATCCTTGTTTATTTATTTTTTCCATTCCTAATCTATTTTCTTTTTGACTTGCTCTCATACTTTTACCTCTTGTTACTTTACAAAACAATCTTACATTTAATCATTTAATGCTATTTGTTAGATAAATTCATCACCAAGATTCAATCCATCAAAAATTGCTTCTACATCTTCGTCCATTACGCCAATGTAATGCTTAGTGGTTACAACAGAAGAATGGTTGAACATAATCATCAACATCACAAGGCTCTTTTCTTTATCTTCCGCTTTATCAAAAACAGCCTTGCCAAAACTTTTTCTAAGTGAATGAGAACCAACATTCTTTTCCAGTCCAGCTTCACTAGCAAGGTCAACAACAATCTTCCACAAAGTTCTTTCAGTGATACAACCGTCACCCTTCCTAGACTTAAACATATATTGGTTCAAATCTTCAACAGGATATTCTTCCACATAATCCGATACAATTTTCCGTACAGTTTTGTTAAAGAAAATCTTTACGAATTTTTTCTGCTTTCTAGTCTTTTTAGGCATCAAGGTGTAAAAGTCTTTGAACTCCATATTGTCATTGTAGAAATAAGAATAGCGCAGTCTGCACAAATCACTTGCTCTAAGTCCAACATTCAAACCAATCACAATCAGCATCTTATTTCTTTTTGCAAGCTGCTTTTGATTATCAGTATAAGCATTTTCAATACGCTTATTGAGAACACAGATAATCTTTTTAATTTCTTCTTCCGTAAAGCCATATACTTCGGAACTCTTACCAGCAACCTTGTTAGGGTGTCTCCTATCAATAGTCCCATCCTTTTTGTATCTAACCTCTGGCTTTACACCTAATTTTCCATCAATAATAGATAACTGAATAACATTATTTGTTTCTTCTTTGCGAATAGGTACTGCCATTGTTATCACCCCTTATAGTTTGTACCATATACCTTTGTTTCTTTACTTATATTATACTATAATCCTTATAGGATGTCAAGTAGTTATTTTAAATATCTTCCACACAGGCCAATATAAACATTTGTTATAGGTTGTACAAGCGCTCATATCGCTTTCTAATCTGTTTTCTTTCTGCCTCTAACTCTACTGCCGTCAGGTTATATTTGCCCTGTCTTACCCATTTTTGGGCTTGTACAGCGCCATAATTATCAACGTCTTTACGATACAATTTATAATTCTCAATAACAATTTTTCCAGTAACAGAATTTCTATGCGGTTCTGGATAATCATCTTCTAACTTGTATTTGCCATTCAAGAGATTTTTCATACGCTGTTTTTCGGGCATACCGTTTGCAACATCATCATAATAAAGGTCTTTGTTTGCCCAATTTTCCGCTGGGATAACTGGCTGAGTCATTTCCTTAATAATCTGATAACAAGTAAAAATAATGGAAATAATAAGCAATCCGCTAAACATCGTTGGTCAACCTCTCTTTGCCTTATTTGTGTTCGTCTACGAGCTTCAAAACCTTATTAGTATTAGTATAATCTTCGAGGAACGCAGCTAGTACATTTTTGATGAAATAGCCTTCATCCTTAACAACTGCCCTAAAGTTGTTGTAGACTTCTTTGTTTACTGGCGTATTCAAGATAGACACTTTCCCATTATAGTTCTTCCATTTGAGAATATCTTTCTTTTTTAGTCTGTATTGTCCATTTGCATACTGTCTACAAAACGCTTCAATCACAGTATTCATCATGAGGTTTCTTTCCTTCAATTTCTTTTGGAACTCTTCAAGAATTTCCGAACTAACCTTTTGATTGATTGCCTGAACAGGCATCTTCTCTACGTCAACTTTCTTCAAATATCCTGCCATATAACATCACCTTTTCTATTTTTATTGTATTTCTCTATAATCATTGTAACACATTTTACATAGTTATCAAGTATTTAATTTGCTTTATCCAGTTCAACCACAATTATAACGGATAGAATAGCCATATGACTTGCCAAGAAGCGTTTTGAGCGGCTTTTGACAAGTCATAGATAAACTTATGTGCTATTTTAATCGTCGCTCCTACGCCATTTAGAAGCCTCTTGTAATAATGGTCTGTCAGCAGAAAATCATCCCAATAACAGCCAGGATAGTAAGCATCACGAGGATACCGCCAATAGTATTCTTAGTTTCTTCCTTACCAAACAACAGAACACAAGCAATAATAACCAGCAACAGAATAATCATTTTAATTTCCTCCTAATGTATATAAGTTTAATAAATATTTACTTTAGTCTTTGCCCTGATTCTTGATTTCTTCCAGCAGGTCAGCCAATTCAAGCTCATAGAAGTCACCAACATCTTCCTGCTTTTCATAGTCATATACGTTGTACGTTTCAGAAAAGATATTCAGGTCAGCAACCATGTGCTCATTAACATCTTTTACCTGGATAGCACTTTCAAGTTCATAAAACTCATACATACTATCAAACCTTACTGCAAAATAGTCGCTGTAGCCACAACGAATATCACCGTACAAATGAACCATAATGAGCATAATCACTTCTCCATCGTCATTTTCCAGATAGTCCATGTTCAGGTCGTTAGAAATGTTAGCGTTATAATTATAGGTGTTATCGCCCTTTACTTTCGGATTGCTCTTGAAGTTTTCAATCCATTCATCAGACACGCTGATTTCATATCCCTTCAATTCTTCCAGAACATCCAGCACTTCACCGCACATAATATTATCGGCAATTTTCCCATCTTCTGTGAAAATCCAAGGTCTGTTTACACCAGTACGAGCGGCCTTTACCTGTTCAATTACATTTTCCAGACGAGTTTTCATTTTTGATTAACCTCCTATGTGTTTTGTCTTAAACTTAGGTTTTAATCTTCAAAGTTATCTTCGATTTCCCACATCTTATCAGTGCTTACATTAAGAATTTCAGCTGCAAGTTCATCAGCTCTCCCGTTATCACCAATAATTTTTAATGCGTTGATAATATCCTCTAAGGTAAAATTAGTATTCATCTTAATCCTTTCTAAGTTTGTTGTTATGTCGTTTTGTTATATCGAGCGGCAATGAACCGCTCTCAACTTTCGGCAGTAATAACAATGTCATAGTATTCTTCAAGGTCATACTCCGGTTCTTCAATCTGGTAAATCAATACCTTTTCACAGCTCTTGATTTCTCCGAACGCTTTCAGGTACTTAATCAAATTTTCCTTTGCATCCGCTTCACAATAGACAGTTACATCATTACTGCCAAAATAGTTTCTCACCTTCAACAGTTCTCTGTTCTCTCTTACAGTATTAAAGATATGGAGAAAATTCTTTGCATAATCTTCAATACTACATTCTTCGATTTCTACTCTGACTGCATAACCTTCGGTTTCATATCCCTGCATTTTCTTCATCTTCATAGTTGAATCCTCCGTTTTGTTAAGTGTTTATTTCTTACTTTCTATATATATTATAGCATACTATTTTTAGTTTGTCAAGTAGTTTTTTATATTTTAAAAAAATTTATTTGTTATGCTAGATTCTTCTGTAAGGCCGTAAATACGCTCTATATGTTTTAATATTATTGCTAGTATACTGACTGCTTACAAGTACAATAATCGCTACAGAGGGCATTTACGGCTTTATGAGCGCATCTAATCATCCAGGACGTTGCTAATGTTTTTGTTTATCCGCTTTACATTCCATTTACTGATAGCGAATTTGCGAAATACTCTTGCTCTTACTGCTTCAACGATTGCAATAATTTCCATAGCGTTCTCTTTACTCTCCCAAGTAAGAGTATACATTTCTTCTTTCGGCACACTGTCCAGCTCAAAGAGCAAGCGAAAAGCTCCACCAAGCATAGGATTATCTGTTCTACCTGTCTGAACCATGTATCCAAGCAGCTCCCTCTGATACTTTGTGACCGCATCACGATACAGACATTTAATGTGATAGACAGTAGGAATGATTTCAATAGTTTTCATGATAAGAACCTCTTTATTACTTCACAGTTTCATGCTCTCTATTGAGAACAAAGTCATATCTTTCCAGAACATCATCAAGATAGTTTGTTTCAGGATTATATACATAGTATGTCAGGATAATAGTTCCTTCGTGAGTTTCAAAATCCATATTGTTATAACTGATATAATTATGTTTCGTATCCTTCGTGTTCAGAATGATACCATCACCATTGTTTCCCTTTGCCACCATACCAATCATCTTTTCAACTACAACACCATCCAGGTTAGTACGATTCTCCAAGACATCATTAGTCAGTTCATCAGTGGAATAGATTGCTACGTTCTTATAGCCCTTCTTGTGAAGTTCTTTGATGAAACTATTCTCGATAGCGATATAATCGTTCTCACTTGCGATATTTTCCACACTGGTACTTGCATCAGCAGTATCATCATTAACATTCGTGGTTGCAAAAATCAGCAGGCAAACAGCCGCACAAATTGCCAGAACACAAACAATAAACTTCTTCATAATTAAATCCTCCTATTAAAATAATTCTTTTAACATTTCCACAAGCGTTCCCATGAAGCATAATTATCTCCACCAGACACCCAAAATTCTGTCTTATTCCTAAAGTCTGCATAGTTATAGTCAAGCGACTGGAAATACTCTTTACAATTTTCTAAATCTTCTTCAATGGCAGCTTCGGCTTCTTCTTCCGTGTCAAATTCCATAATACAATCATTTCCACTATTATCTTCGTACTTTACTTTGTATTTCATGATTAAATCCTCCATAAAATTCTTCGTAAACGCTTTCATTTATAAGGTTAATTGTTAATGATTAGTTGACTACAATTCTTTTTACTTTCCCACATTTCTTGCACATATAAACAAACACATATGCGTGCGGAATAGTCTCCCAAGTATCAAATTTTCCTGCTTTAGTTACACAATGAAAATCATGTTTACAAAACAATTTATTCCAAAAGGCCATACAATCACCTCTTTATTCATTCAATTCTCTATGATTCTCATTCAAGAAACGATACAGGATATTGTTATCATCTTCGGAATGTTCCTGCTCTCCGTTTTCTTTCAAAATCCATTTATGAACGGACACTTCTAATACATCATTATTCATAGACAGCAGTTTTGCTTCTCTGATTGCTTCGTTAGGATTAAGATAAGTGTTGATATAGTCAAAAGGAATGTCAACACCATTCACATTAACCGTACTCTGAACATCTACCAGAAAAAATTCCATAGTTAACCTCCTATTTCTCATTCATACCAATATTCAGTATCTTCGTCTCTGGATACGGGATAATCCACATTGTCAATGGTTACATACTCTTCTTCAAGAATGTCCATATCAATATCAATCACTCCAATATCGAATACTTCCTTAGTCTCCGTGTCCACCTTGCAATTACTGGTCACTTCATAACCGCCATCCCAGATAGAAGTAAACGTTGCGTTCTTAATCATGTTAAAACCTCCTCTTATTGTCTTGCCGTTCCTTACTTTCTATATGTATTATACTACAATAATAATCACTTGTCAAGTAGTTTTTAGAAAGTTCTGAAAACTTATTTCATACTCCAAGCCAAACTTTTGCGGCGTCACACAAATCATAAAAATCATCAAGCCAACCATTAACAATCCATTCACAAGATTCATAGTTGTTTTCATCCATGTATTCAATTTCATCATGAATATTTGCCTTCAAATCCCGAAAATCATCATAGAAAATCCAATCTTTTCTGTAGTTCGGTGTGAGTTCATCACAACAATTTTCCAAGGCGTACATGATTTTCATGCAATGTTCCGTGGTTTTAATGTTTTCCAGAAGCATATGTCTTACTTTCCTAAAAGAATAACAAGTTTTGTTCCATTCGCCCATCTTAAAATCCTCCATTTATGTTATTATTCTCTGGTTTCTCCCCTATGACATTTCCCGCCACATTTGGTTTCACACCAATCACAATTATGAGACGTATAACCGTCCATATGCTGACATTCATCACACAGAAAGATTTCCTTGCCACAATGCTCACAAACCGCTACAAAGCCAGATTTTTCAACGTCCCACATAGGATACACGTTTTCGCTCATGCAGTACGGACAAACCTCAACAGCTTCAAAATAATTGTTATTCATGATAAACCTCCTATTGCTTATATCGTTGTTTCTTACTTCCTTTTTACAATCACATTATAACATACAAAAGTATGCTTGTCAAGTATTTTTTGAATTGTCTGAAAACTTTTTTGATTTTCTATGTATAGTTAAGCGGAATGTTCCGCTTAACTTGCCACAAGCCTTATCTTTCCTCTACAACAACTTTAATTTCTTCCGCAGGGATTTTATATTCATCTGCTAAAAATTCCTTTGTGGCTTTTTCTTCGCTCTTAAAACTTCCATTCAAAGTATAGGCGCACAATTCTTTTTCATTGTAATAAAACACATTCCATTTTTCCATTTGAATACAACTCCTTTATAAGTTTATTGTAATTGCTCAAGCCTGGATAGATAGATAAATTTTCCATCTATCCAGTATCAACAATCACAGAAACAACGCTTTTGCTACAAACTCTTTTTCGTTATTTTTATACGACAACAAAACATTCATTTGCAATTCTTCCATGATGATTTTAATTTGTTCATCATTCAGTCCGATAGTGTTACCTTCTTCGTCGTGGCTTGCAAAGATACAGTTCCCATAAACAATATCCAGGATACTTTTAGTCTCTCCGTCTACCAAAGCAATTTCAGGCTTCAATCCTTCGATAAACTTTCCTTCTTCATTGATGATAACATCAATAGTATTATCCCTAAATTTGTTACCTAAGAACGGAAATTCGATATATCCGCCGACAATGCTTTGCAATTCCTCTAAGGAATTTTTGATTTCTTTTTCCTGTAATTTCCCGTTTTTCAATACCAATACTCTCATTGACAACAGCTCCTGTTATTAGTTGTTCAATTCTTCCATGTTAATTTCTTTCCCATTTTTAGTCCAATAAGTTACACTAAGTTCATATCCCTCTGCTTCTGGAAACTTCTCTTTGAACACCTTATATACTTCTTTTAATTTACGTTCACTTACAATACTGCGTTCATGTGTAGCGAAAAAATGTTGACCGTTTAGTGATACGCTGATTTCAAACATTTGAAACACGTCCTTTACTTGTAGTATACTTTGAAATATTCTCCTACAGTCTCCTGAATGGCTTTGCAAGTCTGAAATGCAAAGCCTTCACTTTTGATTTTCCCGATATTGACCACTTCACCAACCTTTGCAATAATAGAGGGCGAATACTTAACACATTCCATATAGATATTGAACCATTGCTTTTTCATTTTATATCACTCCTAAAATATTTTCTACATAAGAGGGAAATAATCCCCTCTATGTATCAATACAAACTTCCATCTTCCAGAAATTCATATTCATTAGCTTCACAAATTTCTTCTACTTCTTCGTCAGAGACTTCATCATAGAACCATTCGTAACCAATCTTTTCGTAGTATTCGCAAAGAACGCTGAAAATGTCTCTCACAAGTCGTTCAAACTTCTTCAACACTTCTTCGTTAATATCCCTGTATGCGCCATAGGTTTCAAGCTGGAACGTCCAATCATCAACAATGTCAATACGGTCTGCCAGAGAATAAGCATAATGATTATTCATAGGAAGTTCGATTTTTCCACATTCTTCCGCATAGTGGAGAATAGTCCGCTTTTCCTTGTCAGTCAGTACATTTTCAAACTGTTCAAGCTGAGTGCCGCCATTATGATTTTCCAGACAGTTGAAAATGCTTTCTGCATTGATTTCTCCATAGATATTGAATCCATCACCCTGGCAATATCTCAAGTCGTACTGAATATTAAGGTTGGTATCTCCAAAAAGGTTGTACAAATCGTTTTCGCAAATTTCCGAAAAGCAGTCTGCATCATGAAAACTTTCCAGATACCATTCCTTGACATTCTCTTTTGCCTCGTCAGAAAGTTCGTTGTACTTATAAATCTTGTATTCAGTAGTAACAGTTTCGATTCTCATGATATGTCCTCCATTTTTGATTGTTAGTAGACTATAACCTTATAAGTTATTGGAAGATTAAATGCTTTGTATCTTCCTTTCGATTATATTATAGTTCATATTTGATAGCTTGTCAAGTAGTTTTAATAATTTTCTGTTCAAAATATGACTTTATATATTAGTCATATGCTAATGGATATTCCTTGTGGCTTTACCAGACATAATATGTCTGGTTACTGCGTATAAAACCCAACTAGCAAGATAATCAATGTCATTATATCTGTTGCAAGCCTTCTGCAATTCCCACAATTTATCTTCAATCTGATTCCAATTCGCAATCATAGTTAAATCCTCCTGTCAGCAAATTAGTTCAGTTCATTATCTTTTCTCATTTCTTCCGCATAATCCATAAGCATTTCCATAACGTCTGCAATGGTCATATTGTTAATATCGGCAATCTTTTCAATTTCTTCTGCTTCAATGTCGTATACCAAAATATTAGTCATAATTAAATCCTCCGTTTTGTTAAGTGTTTGTTTCTTACTTTCATATGTATTATAGCATAAGAAAACATATTTGTCAAGTAGTTTATTAAAAATTATTTTCCTTAACCATTCTTAATTTTTCCCGTTTAAAACGTGTATGGCTTTATGTGGTTAATCTTTATAAAATTTAACTTTACCTTCATACTTTGGAATACTTCTGTTAAAAAGCTCTTCCATAGGTGCATGACTTCCGTATTCATAGCTTGCAGGAATTTTCCAATGTGTTCTGTTAATCGTAGTAATATATACATTTTTGCCATTGCAATACAATTCTTTTGCTTCTTTTTTTGTGATTTCCATTATTGAATCCTCCGTCTATTTTCGTATGTTGTTGGCCTTTATAGCTTCCCTATACAGTGACATATAGGGAAGCTGTTCTAGGATTATAGGGCTGTTTTTGGCTGTCTGAATGGTTGTTGCTTTATGTATGTTATACTTCTTCTACCTTCACACCATATACACATTCAATTCCAGGATATGCTTCCAGATTAAGCAGATATTCCGCATGGTGTTCCAGCTTCTTGAGTTCTTCCACAGTGTTTTCGTTCACTTCAAAATACATAGTAACTTTTACATCTTTCATTTTAATTACCTTCACTATAAAATTCAGTTGTAATATTCTTCACCAAGTTCGTCAATGTTAATGCCAAGTTGAGTCAAAATGTCAAGCAAGGCGTCATGATAGCCTTCGTAATAACCATTTTCGTAACTATCGAAAATAGTATCACGATTCATTTCATTCATTTCCATAAGTTCTACAGCAGTTTCTTTGACTTTATCTTCCATCCAGCTAATGCAATCAGAAATGGCGTTCCCGTATTGTTCGGACATAATATTAAATTTGTTCATAATATTCCCTCCATGATGGCTAGAATGTGGATTGTGCTGATTAGTTATAGATAAAATTTTCTCTGCCGACATATTCCCCACAAGAATAATTTTCATCTTCATAGCCAGAATACCACGTCAAATTTCCGTGTTTGTCCTGCAAGCGAATCAGCTTATACATACAATCATCTTCGCTAGAGCCGCTTACAGTGGCTTCGTGACCGTCTGCATGTTCTCCAATCATTTTCCAGGGAAAGCAAATTTTCATTGTAAAAATCCTCCAGTTTGTCATTCTTCAAGATAGAAGTTCGATACAAGAATCACATTCATGGTTTCTCCGCTATCCCTATCTTTAATGCAAGTGGCGAACGAATCAATAATAGGACTCATTACATTGGGACTTGCACCATCTGCCAGCAAAACAGGGATATTTCCGCCATATGTCTTTTCAAGTTCCTGCAAGTTCTTAATAAGTCCCTTCAAAGTCAAATAATATTCCATGTAAAAATCCTCCATCAAAGCGTTTCGTATTCACCAGTTTCTTTGTTTTTGTACTGGATTTCTGTACAGCCATACTCATACATATAGTAGTCCAGCGGCTCAAAATTAACGCCTTCCTTTGCTTTTCCGTAGGCGTATACAGTTCCATCATCGTCCAAAAGTCTGAATCTTTTTGTCATGCCTTTTGTGTCTCTGCCAGTGTATTCGTCTTTTCCGCTGTCCGTGATACTCTTGCACCACTTTGTGATATTCCAGCTTCTAGCCATTTTAAAGTTCCTCCTATCAGGATTTTCCGTTTGCTACTTGAGTTTAAAGGCTCAATGTCACCCACGATAAAGCTCGTGGGCAACGGTTCAACCTTTAAAGCATATAGCCTTAATAGTTATACAGCTTCTTCATTCCTTCAATGATAGCTTCGTTAGTTTCATCATCTGCCACGTTATCCCAGCCATTGTTAAATTCAGGAATAGCTCCTGCCATTTCTACAATGATTTCATCACCAATAATGTAGTACACCATGTTGATGAGTTTTTCCGGTTCGCTCAAGTCAGTATAAACTTCTCCAAACTGTTCCATTTCATAGCGCTGGACAAGTCTGATTGCTTCAAATACGCCATAGGCTTCAAGTTCCTTTTCTGCCTGATAAGTTCCGATAATGTAATAATCAGTGTTAAATACGTCGTTATGCAAGTCACAATAATAACCGTTATAATTTTCCAGGCGTTCCATAATGTCCTCGATTGCTTCCTGCTTCATTTCTTCATGCTTTTTGTTCATTGTGTTCCATCCTTCCTTTATTCGTTGTTGTTGCGTTAAAATTCATCAGGGTCTAGTTTGACTACCATAATAGGTTGACCTTCTTTGACGTCTAAATACCAGTTTTCCACTTCGATATTTTCCACCACGTCATAAAGTTCTGGTGTCAACTCTTTTGTGTACTTGCCATAGTCAATATGGATTGCTTCTAAACTTTCTAAGCTATCAAAAATCAGTTCTTTGAGTACCATTTTGAACAGCTCCTTTGTTTTATGTCTTTCCTTATCTTCAAGTATATTCTATCATGTATTAGTAGGTATGTCAAGTAGTTTTTTCAAATTTTCCGAAAATTTTTGACTACCAGATTATTACATGATAGGTTTCCCGATTGCTTCCATACACACATTGCGAAAAAAGGTATTTTTGGGAATATTATTTTCCGAACAATATGTGTTAATATCTTCCAGTTCTGCAATCTTAAAAAGGATTGTCTGGCGCTTATAATTACGCTTCTCATATTCTTTTCGTGCCTTCTTATTGCAAGGCAGGGCGTTCTTTTCTTTTGTAGTCATTGCCATTCGTTTTCTCCTCCCTTCTATCAGTACATGACTTTCTTTTTGGTGAAAATCAGATACAAGCCCAGAGGAATGAAAAGAGCTGCTACAGTAGCGTCATTTTCAAAGTGAATGACAGGGATACTAGCAAGAGCCAGAAAAATTCCAGCAATCTTCTGTTCAATATGTTTCATGATTATCTTTCCTTTCCTTTTATCGTCTGTTTGACTTTCTATGTGTATTTTACTACACATTAACTACCTTGTCAAGTAGTTATCTGAAAATTTGCTATCGTTAGAACCTGAAAATTCCAGGTAGCACCTACACCACGACAAGGTGATAGCTTGTAGGTGTCACTCCCCCATATAGAGGGAGTGTGATAGTTTGACTGATTACATAGCCCAACCTTCTTCCAGATAATAGCAACCAGCATCCAGGCCGAGATATTCCCGCAAACCGTCCGGAATAGGAATATAAAATTCATCATGGTGTTTCAGATAATCAAACATATAATTAAGTCTGGAAGTTTCATCCTGATGAATCATTTCAGCAAAAGCCTGAACAGCTTCATTCTTAAATTCTTCCTCTTGCGCATACATAAGGGAATTGATGAACGCTTCTTCAATTTCATAAACCTTAATTTCAAACTTCTTCATGGTAAATATTCCTTCCTTTTTATCAATTTTCTGTTTGTTGTTAGGGATTGAGTTTTAACCACTCAATATCGCCCATAAACAAGAGTTTATGGACAATGGTTCAATGGTTAATTAGGCATAATCCCAAACAAGGGACAACAATTTTCCACGGCATAAACTTCCATATAATCGCCATAGTCTTCAATATCGACTTTTTCCAGATTATTGGTAGTCAAATAACCATTATCATACAAATAGTTGATAATGTCCTGATTTATACAATCGTCTGCAATATACCAATCATCAAATAAAATTTCTTGGTTATTAACTTCATATCCATCAACGCTGTTCCCATATACATCAAAATAGTTATAAAGTGTATATTTCATAATTTTTTCATCCTTTTCTTTTATCGTTCACTATGTATTTTTGCGGGCTTGTGACCGCCATTGGCTACATTACCACGGGATAAAATCCCGTGTCACTCTGTATTACTGGATATGGATACCTACTGTTTCCCAATTATCAATAGCGGCAGTAGTATCCAGGTACTTAATAGGCAAGCGCTTGATAATGTTACCCTTGCATACATATCTATAATTTCTGGTATCAACAATACCTTCACGGATAACTCTGTTAATAAACGCCTTTTTCAGAAATGCTTTTGCCATAATTTATACCGTCCTTTTCTTTTTTATCATTTGAGCGGGGGTTTGACCACTCAATACCACCCGCAACCTATAAAGGTTGTGGGCAGTGGTTCAAGGGTCAAATGTAAGGGTAAAGGGATTAAATGGAGTCAAACCATACCAGGGTATCGAGTGCATTATTAATCATGGATACCATGTTTTCACTTGTGAAAACTTCAAAATGCACATATTCACCAGCACCAGACGTTTCATGTTTGATATGATGATTCATCAACCATTCACGGAAAGAACCGACTCTTGCGATATATTCTCTGGTATTATAAGGAATTTCTACATTGTACCATTTCATTTTAATATCCTCTTTTCCTTTTATCGTTTGAGCGGGGGTTTAATCGCTCAATACCAGACACAAACTATTTATTTGTGTCCAGTGGTTCAACGATTAAAGTTTTTTTACAATGTCATAAACATCAAACGTATTTTTAAATTTATGGAGTAAAAATACCTCTTTTGCGCCGTTTTTTTTTGCATTGTAGCCAGCACAAATAGCAGATTTTTCACTGGTAAAATAGCGGGATTCATAGGTTTTCCCAATAAAAATATCAATACGCCATTCTTTCATAGTTTTATCTCCTTTTCTTTTCATCGTTCACTCTGTATTTACACGGGGTTGTGACCGTCCTTGCCTACATTACACCCAAAACTATATTGTATATAATTTTGAGTGTTGATAAAAAGAATCTAAAGACCAAAGTCTTTAGCCAGCTTGCAAAGCAAGCTGATAAGGAAAAGGAATCTGAAAACTTTCGTTTTCAGCCGACAGCGGGAGCTGTCGAATAATTTTTCACTTGAATTTTACAGTTTACATATCCTGACATACTCGGAGACACGTCAATCCTATGTTACAAGATATGCACTTGCAAAAAACACTTGTTTAATTTTCAAGGTGCAGATTGGTGGAAGGGACGTTGGTATCACCTCTTTCTGTTTTTTGTACCCGTATTCTATCACACCTTTTTGAGTTTATCAAGTAGTTTTTTGAATTTTCGCAAAACTTTTTGCAAACTTGCAAGGTATGGAATTTTGGGCTTGTCTTTAGGTTTCCCCGCTGACAAGTATTATTATACTCACACAGGGACATTTTGCAATGCACATTTTATACAAAAAAAGAACGTCTGTTTTGTGTATTTTGACGAACACTAAAATATGGTATAATTGGTAGGAAATTGCCAGTGATTATTTTTGGATATATAATGTAATATGCGCACGCACGCGCACGCGCGTACATTATAATACAATGTTTTTATAAAGGACTTTTATAAAAGTAAAACAGTGATTTTTTATAAAAGTATGGTTGTGCAAAACTATGTGGAAAACTATAGTTATACACAAATAAATGTGGAAAAGTATGTGGAAAAGTATAGATTATAAAATAAATTTATTAAATGCAGGAAAATGATAGATTGTATTTATATATACAGGAAATATAGATTGTAACTATAATGTATGGGGAAATTATAGATATAATTTATAAATAGAGAAGTATGAAATAAAACTATAGAAAGTAGGAAATTGATAGATTATAACTATGATTGAGTTTTGAAATATACTTTTATAAAAGTATGTGCGAAAACATACGCTTTTATATTATGATATATACTTTTATAAAAGTGTATGTTAAAAGAGTAATTAGCTATTGCTAACGCAATAGACTTTTAGTAAAGATATTTATAAAAGATACTTTTGTAAAAGATTTTTAAGAAAGACCCAGATTATAGTTATAATTTATGAGAAATGATGAAATTATAGATTTTATTTATAGTTTGTTATATAAAATACTTTAATAAAAATCTTTACTAAAAGCCGATGCGCTATATGTGTATATACATACATGAAATAAAAATTACAAAAAAATTGAGTTTTTTGAACACTGGATTAAAATAGTTAAAATGACAAAAAATTGGCAGAAATGTTATAAAAAAACAGGCTGGAAATACTATGGAAATATTATCTATAAATTTACTGGAAAAAATATGGGAAGAAAAATGTGAAAAAATTATCGAGTTTCACTTTTTTGCAATATAGGTATGGGGGTGGTTTACAATTTTAAGTTTTTTTGTCAGTCCGAAGATTCTGTAATGTGGTACATCTATTCCTAAACACCAAAATCCCAACTCGTTATTAACTCCATATAATACTAATTTAAAAACTCAATAATGCCAAATAAACTATTATGATAATTGTTAGCTTTGCTAACGCAAAGAATCATTAGTTTTACTAATGTAATATCATTAGCTTTGCTAATGTTGTCATTAGCTTTGCTAATGTTATTACCTTAAAATAAAGCGATATAAATACAATACAAATATAACGTTAGCTTTGCTAATGTTGTTGTTAGCTTTGCTAACGAAAATTCCTTCTACCCCATTCTCTTTATGTTTTTTATTGTATTTTCTGCGTTAGCAGAACTAATTCTTTGCGTTAGCAAAGCTAACGATTCTCTGCATTAGCAGAGCTAATTTAACTGCTAAAAAATATTAGTAATAATTTACAAATAACGCTCTAAAAACTAATACAAAAAACCTAAGATTTTTACTCGCTAAAATTAATAATAAAACATAAATATATTACCATAAATATCCAAATAGATATTAACTTCTATTAGTGTATCAATGCCAAAATAAACAAAAAATACTAATAAATCTGCAAAGACTGTTAATGATGGCTTCTTAATAAAACTTAATAAATTCTCAATAAAAGTAGCGAAAATACATAATTTTTTTACGGTAATTTTACGATAGTAATACAATCTAAAATATAATACTATCCCCTCTCTAAATAACCAGAAATTAAAGTTATTTAATGCTATTAATTTGGTTGAATAAATTACAAATTAAAACATCAGAATTCTTGAATAAAATTTAATTATAATAAAAACACAAATTAAAATTAACTAAATTTACTACGGAAAACAACCTAAAAATAAGGCGATATACTATTAAAAAATAAACTGTTTTACCGTAAAAAATTCACAATAAATAATAGAAAATATTAAATATTACCTTAAATTAAGGTTAAATGTATATATTTTATGATATAAGCTCGATAACCATTGTTAGCGAAGAAAACCATATTAATTTTTGTGATAAAATAAATCTATAAATTTTACAAATACCTATTGACAAATAAATAGAAATGGTGTATAATATATCTGAATAAAGAGATAAATGTATATTCAGCTTGTTAAAGTTGTGTTTTTAACTAATAAGGTTATATATTTAACTTGTTAAATGATATATTTATTGAAAAAGAAAGGAAAAGAAAATAATTATGATGAGTAAAAGAAAAACTGTTATTGTTTATACTGCTGCTTGTGCAAGACAATTGCTTAAGCTAGGTTATCAGATTGTAGATGTAAAACCAGATAAGTTCGATGAAGATGGTAAGAGAAGCATCTTTGTTTTTAAGAATGAAGATGGTTTAGAAGAAATAATCAAAAGATTTAGTACAAAAAGATAAGACTATTTCTTTTGTCCTTAAATACGAGCGACAAGCGCTCTCCCTTGTCCTTGCGGACAATTTTATATTCTTAAAATCCTTAAAAGATATTATTCCAAAACCATAGCGAATTGATAAATCCCAATATAAATATATATTATTATTTAAGGATAAATCAAATCACTATGAAAATGGAAATAATAAAATTTAAGGAAGAATGCGTTAGCATTCTTGGGAATGAACGAAGTGAAATGTATATAAGGAAATAATACACAGAAAGTACACAAAAATAATTAAATTGAACGGAGAAAGTCTATGATTAAGTTAAATATGGAATATACATATAAAGAATTGTGTGTTGAATTAGATTTGAGTTATCAACCTACAAATAATAATACTAAAAAGAAACAAATTAAATGTATTGAAGACAGTTATGAATTTTATCATCCTATCAACCCTAAGACTAAAAAGCCTAAGAAAAGCTATATCTTCACTAAACAGATTAAAGAGTTTATTTTAGAAGATGGTAGAAAAAATAATGGTGGATTTCGTGAAAATTCTGGTAGAAAGAATTTAATTCCAGAAGAAGAATTTGATTATCTTTGGAAGGTGATGGTTTCAGAAGCATATAAAAAGAATAAATATATTGAACGTTCTTGGTTAAACAAGGTATATTTTTCAAATACTTTACTCTTTGAAATGTTTGGCTTTTCATATAGCCATTATCTTAAAAAGGCTGAACTTGAAGAAGATGATGATATTGTTAAGAATGTATTTCAAAATATTGTTTATGAAGCATTAAAAGCTAATACTATTACAAGACTTTGTAAGAGATATGGCTTTAATAAGAATTTCCTTCCAAAAGGAATCTTACGTTCAAAAAATAGTGTAAAACTTGGGCAGATGATTGATGATGATGAATTACTTGATGAATACAATGAGATTGAAGCAAAAATATTAAAAGAAATGAATTGCTATTCTATTATTGATGCTGTTAGACAAGGAAAGTATAAAATATTGATGGATGGTATTCAGTCTGAATTTAGCGGCAAGAAAAAATATAATGTTCAAAAATTTAATGTTATTAAAGTTGAAGATTTTAGTGTTATTGAGAATGGTGAGAATTTTGGGAATAAAAAACTTATCGAAGAATATAGAAATCATTTTAGACAAGTCATCCTATCTTCTGTTGAGAAATCCTGTCTCAATAGAATTAAGAATAATCAAAAATATAAACTTAAATTAAATGAAAAACAAAAAGAATTATTAAAGAAATATCTTTACAATATGCTTAGTGAGAGTGAATCAGTATGTATTAAAACGCTAGAACACAATGACAGTTTTTCTATCAGTAAACATTCTGATAAGCATTATGAAGATTATGAATGGTTAAAATTGATTGTATAAAAGGAGGAATGTCTTATGAAAGAACATTAGTTATTCTAAAGCTTAAAATCAGTTGTTAAAGCTGTTTTTGTAATCTGTATATAACTTTCATTAGAAGACACTAAAAATTGCCTAAGAGTATGTTTTAGAGTTTCTAAAGGTATAAAATAAAACAATAAAGAAAGTAGGTGAGAAAGATGAATGATATACATAAAGAAGATAAATATGATTTAAATAAATATTTAATAGAGATAGATTCTTATTCTGATTCTGATAGCAATGTTAATTTATATTTTTCAAAAGCTAAATTTAGCTCAAAAAAGA